ATCGTCGGTAATACCTCTTTCGGTAAACCACTCATGATCTTGCCCCTCCCATTGCTTTAACACATTTTTATTAAACCAAGGCAGGCTAGGTTTTTCCTCCACTGCTTTATCAGTCAACATTCGACTGATTTCTTCAAGAAAACCCTCGTTAGTTTGATTGGTTTTAGATGCAAACTGATGTAGCCAGTTGATTGCATCACCTTCGGTGCAATCGCGCACAGCCATAGTTAATGAAAGCAGGCTACCGCCACCACAAACAAAGCAATTAAAAACCCTCTTCTCTCTATTGATTGAAAATTTGCCGGTTCTATCGCCATGCTTGTGCATGCTCCACGGATCTGGGCATTGACCCCAATCCTCACCATTTTCGCTTCGACCCATTGGCTCAAAACCAATGGCGCTCTCAAACTCATCAACATCAATGGTGTTTACAATGTCAAAGTATTTTTTCACTTGCGTTTATTAGGAATAGTTTTAATCAGTTCTTCAACTTCTTTATCAATGTCAGACTTTAAATGACTCCCTGTTTTACCGCATTCGCACCAAGTCGTCCACTTTGACGTTCTTGTGTTTAATTGTGCATCGGTAGGATAACCACAGCGACGACAAGATAAAGCCAAATCGTGCGCCCTCTGTTGACGGTACTCACTCATCGTCAGTCACTGGGCCGATCATATCAAACCGACAACCGTGAGAAAGTTGAACTCCTACTTCCCAATTTTGATACGAATAATTACGAGAAGCAAGGGTACCAATTTGCAATGTATTACTCTTGCGCATTTCCTTACTTGCCCAAAGGCCAAGTGAAAGGGTTGCAACTTCTTCAATTGCTGATGAACCTTTGCCCTGCTGCATCTCAGGCATCTCACTAGCGTTCATTACTGAACGATTAAACTGATGAACAACAAAAATTGGAATCTGATCAGAGTAGTTACGAAGATCGTTAACTACTTCAAAGTAATCGCCCGTGTTGTTTTGCGCACCAAGGTTTAAACCCTTGCGATTTTCGATGTATTGAAGCTGATCGATAAATACGCATGATGCCCCTGCGTTAATTGCTCGCTCAACCATACGCTGAACTCCACGCTCACCCTGATCGGGTTTTTCAATTCTAAACTGGCCGCGTTCATCCATCAACTCAGATGAATCCTCAATAGCCCGCCTATCCTCTGGCATAAGAGAATTCTTAAGGTATTTCCAGTAGGGAACGTTTGCGGCCATGCAACGAAGGCGCATATCGCTCTCATTTGCAGGAAGCTCAAGTGAATACAAGTATGGAAAATGTTCATCTTCGGTGGTGATGTTATTCAACACCATCTTGATGGTCATCCAACTCTTGTAAGTCTTAGGAGCGGCAATAAGAAATGTAACACCTTGCATGCCGTTAAAGTGGTCATCCACTTCACGAAACCCAAGACTTGGACCGCGACCCTTAAGCGCACGTTTGTCATACATTGCCATTGCTCGGTGATAATCGCCTGAACCAAATACTTCGCCCCTCTTGAGGGTTAGGTCAGCAAGATCACGACCCGCCTTAAGCATTTCCTTAGACACTGCCAAGGGTTCGCTGTTTGCCATCTCTGCAAGGTTGCGAATAATATCACGACCATATGTACGAATATGGCGCTCTCTAAGTCGATTAATAAGATCACCGATAACCGTCTGCGGTTCAGATATGGCAATTCCAAATTCATCTTGAATTACTGCTGGAGTGGCATGCTTGCCGTACTCACGAATGTAATTCATCTGCCAATCAAAAACGGTTTTTACCGACTGATCTTCAATTAGGCCAGAAGTGATTTGTTCTGCCTGAATATAACCAATTGACTCAGGGATTGATAGATGATGAAGGATCTCTTCATCAAGATCAAGATACGGCGTGGTAATACTCATGTAATAGGTCTCGTTTCTCCGTTTGCAATGATTTCCATTTCCTTAATTCCGATTAGATTTCGCCTATCGGTTCCCTTCACTTCCTGCCTAATCTGCTTTGCAGACAACAGCGAATAAATGCGCGGGTAAGATGAGTTTAGCATCTCTTGGCTCATGTTCGTTGTCATTATTGTAGGAAGGTTATTATTTGTTCGATGACGAATAAGGGCTTCTAGCTGAACTGAGAAAAACGCCCTTTGCGCCTCTGAAAAAGGAGGCGTTACTTCATCAAGAATAACAAATCCTGATTCTCTAATTTTGCCCGCAATGTATTCAGAGTCCTGTCTATCAAACGCTGCAACCATTTCAATAAATGGAATAAAATAAACAGATTGACCCTGCTTGATTAATTCTTTACCAATATGAGTAGATGCAAAGGTTTTACCAGTTCCAAGTGCCGAACTATAAAACTCAATGCCAATACCCTGTTTAAAAAACTTTTCCCAACTACCAAGATATGTATCAACTACGCTTCTAGTATCTTCGCATCCGTCCCACTCGTCCCATGACAAGCGCTGATACTGCTCACCGATGTTTGCTACTAGATATCTTGCCCTGAGAGCGATTTGTGCGTCACATTCACACGGATACAATTCTCCCATGTAACGATACTCTCCGTTGGTTCTTTCTCTAACTCCACCAGAGCCGGGAATAACCTCTAGCTTAGAATCACAAGTTGGACACTGATCTAATGACTGCTTGCTTTTAGCAAGTTTGATAGCCAGATTGTATTCTTGATCAGTCAGATTCTTCAGGTTGTACGTCTTGTTCCTTAACGTTATTTGCATTAATTGTCTCCATTACCTTTTTCACTCTGTTGGCATTTACTTCTTCTAAATTTTGACCTTCGGATTCTATTTTTACCGTTGGAAACAAAGAAAATGTTTCAAACGCAAATAAAAGATTCTTATTTAATTTTTCAATTCTTAAATCTTCTTCTTCGTTTTTAAAAATTCTTGGTAAATGAAATATGTGATCATATTCTACAGTGTCAATATATAAACAAGATACAAATTTCATAAAAGCTTCAACTCTTCGAACGTGTTCTAATTTTTCCGCTTCGTCTAAAATAGAATTAAACTCGCTCTCCATTTGTTGAGCTGCATATGTCGCAGTTTCAAATACAGTACCGCAAGTAATGACAACATCATTATCTTCAATTGCAACTCTTTCGCGAGCATATCTACCTAGCGCAATATACGCATTTCCAAGATAAGTAGCGCAAAAATCTAAAGACAAATGCGTTTCTTTTTCTATTTCTTCTACATAATTATCAATAATTTTAATAGATTTATATTTACCCGTTTCCTCTAAAACTTTTTTTAAATCATTGGCAAGTTCTGTTTTTCCTGCACCTTGTACTCCTGCTAAACCAATTTTCATTTTTTATTTTCTCTTTCGATAAGTTCAAGCATCGTAACAGACGCTTCAATGTATTGTAATCTTTGATTAGAAATGCGCTTTAATTCTCTTGCTTTGCGAGCCGCATCTCTAATGTCAGTAGTAGTAAATTTTCGATCACCACTTGGATCTCTGGGAAAGTCAAAAAGACCTTTTCGTTCCCACCCCCTAAGGGTAACAGATGATTTGCCCAAAAAACGAGCAAGGTCTGTAACAGTAAAAGAAAATTTACCTGTCATTTAAAGTTCGTCTTCTTTTGCTTTCCTAGGAGCGGCCAGTTTAATAATTGGTTTGCCTTCATAAACGTAGTCTTGAATAATAGCAATCTGTTCATCTGACAAATCCTCTAACGGCCTAAGCTCGCGCTTTGGTTCTGGCACATGGGTCACTACATGATACAACGTTGGATGATCTTTTTCAAACCGTTCATCGTCAAACATGACAGGCCCAGAAACAACCTGCTTTTGATAAACCATACCATCTTCATCATTTACAAAAACAAATGGCATAAATGCAGGGTTTTCTTTGATTCTAACATCAAACCCGCTATCAGTTTCTGTTGCTGAAAGAGGAGTCCAAGCCGGATGTAGTTTTTCAGCTTGTGAAATTGCATCGCCCAAACTTGCTGCTGAAACAGCAACAATCTTCTCGGCTAACGTATTATGCTGTTGTTCTGCAATTTCAAAGAACTTTTTCCTATACTCATTCTTTGATCCATCCCACTTTTTAGCCTCTTTATAAGAAGCTCCAAGTTTGCTAGTGATATTTAAAAGTTCTTCGTTCATTTTACCTCAATTGCCCATTTAGTAGGTCCGCCGCATTTAGGGCAGATCATTTCTTCCTTTTTATCTTCTGTTTGTTTTACATCTGACTCAATTTCTTTCCAAGCACATCGATATCGTTGAGCCGCTTCTTGATGACGACATGAGCCGCGATATGTATATCCTGCGCATTCGCAAATGTGATCGTTTTGTTCTCCCCAAGGAGAGACCATTACGGTATAATACTGATCCTGATTACTGGATTCAATCCGAATGGGATACCACCCATCTGCGGATACGCAAATTTGATAAGGTTTGATTTCCATGTGAGTAATCTAGCACATTTGACACCATTTTGCAAGAAATTTAATTTTTATATCAACTTGGCTTGCAATCTTTATTCAACTGTGTTATCGTCGTTATAGCTGAGAAGCGGGCGTTGAAAATAAAGAGCCAATAGCTCGCCATTTTGCCAAACGTCACTTAACCCGTCAGATGGGTAGGTGTTGCTATCTGCTACATTGTGGATAGCAGGGAGGCGGTGTCGTCGTATGACGAAGGGCTACAACAGGGGTTATATTAATTAATAGTATTAACTCAAGCTTCCACTAAAGACAAACAGTAAACAAAGAATATAATCACTACCAAATAAAAAACTTAAAAGGAAAAAGTTATGAATCTAGGTAAAAAAAGTAATAATGTTTTATCATCTGAAATGAGTGATTTTGCTAATACCATTTATGAGCAAAAGTATGCTTGGAGAGATGAAGAAGGTAATGTAGTTGAGAATTGGTCAGATACTGCATATCGTGTAGTTGAGAATGTTCTTGGTGCTCTTGGCTATTCAACCGATAGTGAAGAATTTAATAAACTTTATGATTTTGTAAAAGATAGGAAATTTATTCCGGGTGGTCGTTATCTTTATGCTTCCGGTAGAGATCTTCATCAGACCCAGAATTGTCTTTTGCTTAAAGCAGAGGATTCAAGGGAAGGTTGGGCTGATCTTTTAGCTAAGTCGGCTATGGCACTACAGACTGGTGCTGGCATTGGTGTTGATTACAGCGGTATTCGCGCATCAAATACGCCTATTAAAAGGACTGGCGGAGTTGCTTCTGGTCCCATTCCTCTTATGAAGATGATCAATGAGATCGGTCGCGGTGTAATGCAGGGTGGTGCTCGTCGTTCAGCTATTTGGGCTGGCCTTAATTGGTCGCATCCAGATTGCGAAGAGTTTATTCGCATCAAGGATTGGCGTCAAGAAGTAAGGGACATCAAGGCTGTTGATTTTAATTTCCCAGCAGACATGGAATTTACCAATGTGTCAATTCTTCTTGATGATGAATTCTTTGCAGCTTATGAAGATAAGGATCATGAGAAGCATAAGCTTGCTCATCACATTTACCATCTTGGTGTTCAATTCATGGTTAAGACCGCTGAACCCGGATTTAGCGTAGACATTGGTGATAATGCTGGTGAAACACTTAGAAACGCATGTTGCGAAGTAACGTCGCATGATGATTCAGATATCTGCAATCTTGGTTCAATTAATCTTGCTCGTATTGCTGACATTGATGAAATGCGTGAAGTGGTCAGGTATGGCACCTTGTTCCTTCTTGCTGGAACTGTATATTCACACCTTCCATATGATAAAGTTAAGGAAGTTCGTGCAAAGAATCGTCGTCTTGGTCTTGGCGTAATGGGCGTTCATGAGTGGTTGCTTAAGAAGGGCAAAAAGTATGGACCTGATACAGAGCTTGGCGATTGGCTTGACGTTTACACTCAGTCAACTAATTTTGCTAGCGATTGGGCTGCTAAGCACAGTCTTAATACTCCCGTTAAAACCCGTGCAATTGCTCCTACTGGCACAATTGGCATTATGGCTGAAACTACTACTGGCATTGAACCAATCTTTTGTGTGGCCTTTAAAAGGCGCTACAAAGAAGCTAAGGCTAATGGCGACGACATTATTAATTACCAGTATGTAATTGATCCTACTGCCAAGCGCCTTATTGATGAAGGCGTAGACCCAGAGGCTATTGAAGATGCCTACACCCTTGCATTTGATGTTGAGCGCAGGATTGCAATGCAGGCATGGATGCAGCAGTATGTCGATCACGGCATTTCTTCAACAATTAATCTTCCGTACCCAATCACAGACCCAACAGAGGTTGCTGATTTTGCAGATCTTCTGTATGGCTACTTACCGCAATTGCGTGGAATCACTTGTTATCCTGACGGGTCAAGAGGCGGACAACCCTTTACCATCTCCACTTATGAAGAAGCTAAAGATAAGGTTGGCGTCGTATACGAGGAAGATGAAGCGAAGTGCGTAGGAGGCTTGTGCGGCGTTTAAGCTTAGTCTAACTATATAGACAAGAAGTATGGAAAGGTTCCCTTGCGGAGCCTTTCTTGTTTTGTATAATCAAACTCTTAATGTATAAGATGATTTTTAAAACGGATTCATAATGACTACAAGAAAATTTCCATTAAATTTTATTGGCACAAATTTTTTGCCGCCTACTTATTTAAGAGAAAGTTTTACCATGTATCAAATTAATCAATTAGATACAGCAATTATTACAAATGCAACAAATGACGGAAATAATTTAACTTACTTTGGCAGTAATAAATTTGCAATTGGTCAAACGGTAACAATTACAGGAATGTTGCCAATTGAGTACAATATTACAGGCACTATTGCAACTAGGACAAATTCACAATTTACAATTGCAAAAAATAAAATTACAACTGCAACGGCAACAAACGGAGCAGATCAAACCGTACTTACAGTGGCGAATTCAATTGGAATTACTGCAAATCAATTAGTTACAGGAACAGGTATTGTTAATGAAACTAAAGTAAAAAGTAATTACAATTATTTTTCTGGAATTTTTGTTCCTATTAACAATCCAACAAATTCTAGTTGGGTGTCTGGAGGAGAAGTAACATTTAGTTTTGTAAATACTTTTTCAAATACCACTCAAGGCGGACAAGCTAAATTAGTTTATAATGGTTCTCAAGTTTCTGACAAAATTCAAACTATTTGTCAATCAGCAACTGCTGGTACATCAATTGTAACCGTTGCAGATAAAACAGGAATTGAAATTGGCCAGTTTGTGACTGGTGTAAACATACCTACATTAAATAGTCAAGGTGAACCCACTAAAGTTATTGCTATTGCTAATAATAGCAATCAAATTACTTTAAATTCAAAAATTAATCAAAATATTATAAATTTAAATATTTATTTTTTTGATAAAAATATAGGTCAAAATAACATAGAATACATGGTTCATCACATGGCCGGAAGTGGAAATGAATCAGTAAGAACTTCTATGATGTGGAAAGATTTTGAACCTAATGCTCCAACTATTGTAAATGGAATTTTAACTCATTCAATAAATTGGAATAATGCTACCTTTCCTTTAGAAAAATATTTACAATTAGCAAGCGAAAGAGGTATTCAAGTTATGCCAAGATTTGGATCTCCGCCAAATTGGGCAATGGATTGGGATTATTTTATTGATAACAATAATATATTTTCTTTTAATGACCCTGAAACAAAAACTCAATTAAAAAATAAAGGTGTCAAAGTTTATGCAACGGGAAATGTTGGAGACTCTTTTATTATTGTTAATGATTTAAAAAGAGGATGTTTATTATTACCAAATATGGTAATTACTGGAGATAATATTCCAAATAATTGTAAAATAACGTCTGTAACGCAAATTGCAAATACTAGACTTGTAAGTATAGATCCAAATGAACCAAAAAAGATAACTGTAACTGACGGATCGTTTTTTTCATCAGGTCGCGGAGAATTTAAAATTTACATTGATGATGAAATAATTACAATTACATCTCGCTCAGGAAATGTATTAACAGCAAAATATCCCGTCCTTAAATCTCATTTAAATGGATCACTTGTAACAAGTTATGATCCAACTGACCGTTTAACTAAAAATAATTCTTGGAAAATTGGTTTAAATCAACCTCTGTCTCAAATATTAGATAATTATGTCATAGGTTCAATTCAAGATTATGAATTAAATAATGTTATTAATGGTAAAAGTAAAAAAATTGATATAAATCAAAATGATGTTTTTAAATTTAATAGTGTAAAAGATGTTGCAATATTTCTTATTAATTTAAAAAGAAAAGGAGGGTCACTTCCAAGTGATTATTATGATTTTGCCGCATTTATGAATATATTTTTAACAAAATTTGGTACTAATGGAACTTTTTGGACCGAATTAAATAACACTGTTAATTCAATAACCAGCGCAATTTCTAACGTTAATAAAAACGCTTACAGTCAAACAATTAATTTAACTTTTAATTCTAGTTATCCGACAACTTCAAACATTGTTGTTGGAATGACAATAGAGAGCGATGCTTTTGGTTCAGTACCATCAACCGCCCAAGACGGTAATAACTCGTACATTCCCCCAGATGCAAGAATTTGTTCTATCAATGGTAATCAAATTACAATTGATAAACCATTAAATAAATCAATGCCAGCGGGCGTTTCTGTCAAACTTAATTTTCCAAAAATGATTAATTATCAAATTTGGAATGAATGTGATAGCGCTGCTTACGGAGGCAAAAACTATCCAGCGGATTTTAAATTTCAAATTGGTAATAATAATAAAATTCACACAATAAAAAGAACTGGAATTAGTCGAGGGGCCAATTGGCCTTTTCATCCTAGACAATTGTCTCTTACAACTAATCGCAATCTTAAAATTAAAACTTCTATAAAAGATTATTCATATGGTTTTGAATTTAGTTTTCTTGATTTTGTTCAAACAGTTAAAAAAGAAATGCATGACGTTGATTCAAAGGCAAATGCGGTTTCAAATGCAGTTACTCAACCAAACAAAACGTATCCGAGGCTTCTTGCAGTTAAAAATGGTAAATACGCATACGACAAATTTGGAGTTAATAAATATCCGGGCTATGCAACAGATTTAATAGATCAATTTGTTACATTAAAAAATTTGTTTATTAAACCACAATATTATGGAATTCCAACAGCAAATAATTTAACTTTTCCAAATTTAATTTTAAGTGAATACGGTTATTCAACTGATAAAATGGCTATAAATAGTGCTAAAACCGAGAGTTTGCAAAATGGATATATAGATACTTTCATGTCTTGGCCTGACTTAAACAGTAATGACTATCAAGCCAGTTTTAGAAAATTAATTGATTTTAATCAAAATACTTTTTGGAAAATAGAAAACGCAATGTATTTTAACTGGGCAAGTAATGAAACCGCTTATGCTGTTCCAAGTAGTGTTTCAAATGATGATTCGGGAACGAATAACGTAAGGGGTATATATCGTTATAAAAACCCTGCATTAAAAACAGGCAGCATAACAATTAACAAAGGTGATACATTTGCCACAACCACCTCCGTAGTTCCAAGTTCGTGGACGCAAGGAACAATAATTTATAAATTATTTGGAGAAGACACTTCAGATTTGTCCAATTTTCCTAAGACAATTCTTCCTAATGGATCAGAAAGTGGATTAGAAATTGACTCTATTTCCGCTAATAAAAAAACCATATATTTTAAAATGCCATATTCAACCTCGTCAAACATTTTAATTAATTCAGCCAATGTTAATAATGGCATTGTTACTTACGTAACAAGATCCCCCCATTTTCTTATTACGGGTCAAAGGGTAACAATTAAAAACATAATCGGAGGTACAAATTTTAATATAAATGAGTTGCCTATAACAGTAACGGGTGATTCTAATACTACAACTTTTACAATTCCAATTTCTGCATTTGAAAATAATCCTCCTTCTGGCTCTGTTAATCAAAACACAGGAACAATTTCTAAGATTACAAATTATACGTTTCCTTATCTTGTTATCAATAAATCATCTAATCCCCCCACATTTCAAAATTTTACATCAAATTTAACTCCCGGTAAAACAATTCGAAACAGAAGTAAAAAATCACCATATAATTATACAACTATTAAAACTACAAATCAAAAAATATTATATAGTAAAACAAATTTAGAAAAATCAATTAAAATTGATAAAATTACATATAAAGATTCTACAACTGTAATGTTTACTACAGTTTCAGATCACAATATTAAGAGCTATCTGGATTTTGATCCTAAATTAATAACTGGCACTCATACAATGGGATTTGATACAACATTGATTGTTGGAATTCAAAATTCAGATGGTTCTATTTCTAATAAATTTAATGGTTTATTTTTAATTAATAAATTAAATGTAACAAATACTACATTTTATATTGATAGTTTTGAAAATGTTACTAAAACAGAAATTGATAATTTAATTTTAACTAATGCTGAAATTCAACTTTCTATACAACCTAAACTTGTGGCTCAAACTTATCAAGATGAGGCGCTTAATTATCAAGGTAGAACATAGACGATTTAAATTTTGCATTTTTGCCAGCATCTGTTACAATACAACAACTTGCTCAGGTGGTGGAACGGTATACACAGAAGACTCAAAATCTTCCGGCCAAGCGGCCTTAAGGGTTCGAATCCCTTCCTGAGTATTAGGGTCACCCATTGGTGTTATAATAGACACTGATGAAACCGCCTAATCTATAAATGAAAAAATGGAATTAATTTATAGACAATGATCCATTATACGCAAGCGGAAAAGCGTAGGTGACCCTCATTCCCCGATGGCGCAACGGCAGCGCAAATGACTGTTAATCATTAGGTTCTAGGTTCGAATCCTAGTCGGGGAGTTTGACTTGAAAATTTATTATAACTCTGTTATAATAGTACATCGCGGTGTGGAGAACTGGTATCTCGCTTGGTTCATATCCAAGAGGCAGAGGGTTCGATTCCCTCCACCGCTATTCCCCGGATAAGCTTCTCACTGAAGCTTACCGGGGATTATATAATAAAGCCCCCGGTTCGTGGTTGCCCCGCCGGGGGTTTTGTGTTATACTGATGGTATGAAAAACATTCCATCTACAAGTCTATTAACAGAATATGCTCCAATGTCTATTTGGGACGAGGCTACTAAGCAAGCTATGCGTTCTACTCATAAGAGACATAGAACCGGAGCAGTTGTTTTTAAAAGTGATAAGAAGTGCGAGATTTTAGCTAAGGGTTGCGCTCATAAGCATGACGGCGGTATGGCTATTGCTTCTGTTCATGCCGAACATCATGCTTTGCTAAATCTTCCTAAAGATCATCACAATGCAGACACCATTTGCATTGTAACTTTGACCAGAACGGGCAATTTTGCAACTAGTTCTAGGCCCTGTATTTCTTGCAGTCGTCAGTTGCTTGGCGTTGTTGAATCTGTCATTTATTGCGAATTCAGTAATGACGGTTCTTGGATTGTTAACAATGAAAGTATTGAGTCACTTGTTGCTAGGTCTGATGTTCAATGGGCTAAGTACGCTAATAAAATGACGGCTTAAATTTAATGTCCCGTAGTGTAAGTGGTAAACACGCCATTCTTATAAAGTGGTATTCTGGGTTCAAATCCCGGCGGGACTATGGCCATGGTGGCTGAATGGTTTAGGCACCCGACTCATAATCGGTTTTATACAGGTTCGAACCCTGTCCGTGGCATTACTCCCGACACTAATATTTGAAAGGAGGTAATATGGCAAAATTTATTGATTGGCTCCGTCATCTTACCAAGGCACAAGTATCATTTGGCTTTGGTATCGCTGTTGGTGCAGCAACATTTATTATCCAGTCTGGCGTACTTGGTGGCTCAGCCACTACAACAGCACAAAAGATCCTTACAACTGTTATTGCTTTTGCATCAGCAGTTGGTATTCGTTCAGCATTACCCCCCAAGGCATAGTAGGGGGTTTTCTCCTACTACCTAGGGGGTGATCCTTATCTAGCGGGTCCCGGCTTGAAATATAGCTGGGACTTTGCTATGCTGTTTTGCATGACGTATATTACTGGCACAAAACAAAAAATTGTTAACACTCATGAGGAAACCGCAAATTGCAGCAAGTACGGTTGCTCTATTCATAATCCCTCTGATCATAATATGAAAGATTGGCCCACTCATTGGCGCGATGATCGTGCTATGATGGAAAGGATTTGTGAGCATGGTGTTGGTCATCCCGACCCAGATCATATTAATTGGATATCTCGTAATGTTGGCCCTAGAGCCGCTAAAATTGAATCTATACACGGCTGCGACGGTTGTTGCAGAAAGGAAAATAATGAAGAAGAATAAGAAATATTGGAAAAAACAAGCTAAGTGTTTTGAAAATCAGTATTGGGATGCAGAATATGTTGTCGCCCTTCTTGAAGAACAACTTAGAGTACTTCGTCATAAAGGCGAAAGTCAAGCGATTGCTTTAGAGGCAACTAAAAGGGAGCTTAACTATTTTCGTCAACGTAATATTGGCAAGAAAGTTGACGTTAAAGATGCTTTCATGCCAGATGATTATTTTGATCAATTAAATAGTCCTTTTCATCCTTATACAAAGAAAAATGATATTCCTGTTGATGTAGATGAGGCAACTAAGGAAGTTATTAAAGAGTCTGCTACATTGCCTAAGTCACCAAACACTACTGGTACTAGTGGCTCAGGTTATATTTACAATACAACAATTGATTTTACTAAGCCAAAGAATAAGAATCGTTGGTTTTGGAATAAATAGTTTTGTTAAAACACTAAAGAACGGCAATTAATGAATAAGAAGCTATATCAAAACGAGGAAACGGAAGTTATGTCAACGACTGCTACAGACAAAGACGAACTTTCCGATCATCGCGTTTCAACATTTGAGGCTCTTGGATTTTCTAAGGAAGATTCTGAATCCCTTGCAAAGGCCAAGCATGTTGATGTCATTAATGGAAAATCTTATGAGTTTCCTCTTTCTTGGCACAAGGTTAATAAAATGCTTGAAGCGGGTTGTACTCAAGAACTAGCTCTTAAAATTCTTCTATAACTGTAACTTAAGTATTGAATCCTTATTATGAGTGCTAACGGTAAACTTAAAGATAGTGAATTGACCAATATCACTGGCGGGGGTCGCCTTCGCCATGACGCTGCTGATGCTTGGAACGCTTTTGCTCGTTATTGCAAGGAAGTCCATAATCAAAACGTTGAGGTTAATGATTCTTATCGTCCTCTTGGTAAGCCCGGTGATTGGAGGGCTAATCGTTGGAGCCAGTACGCCGCTTGGGAAAAATATCAAGCGGGAGGAAACCTTGCTGCTCAACCCGGTACATCTAATCATGGATTAGGTCTTGCTCTTGATGTTCCTTATCAAACTCAAAAACTTATTGCCAATTACGGATCTAATTTTGGTTTCAAGAAACAATGGAGTGATGCTCCTTCTGAGGCTTGGCATTTTAAGTGGAAAGAGGGTCATTATTCAGGAGTTGATAAGTATAAAACCGCTCCTATTATTAAGCAAGACGACAAGGGTCCTTACGTCATCCTTTTGAAAAAACTTCTTAAAAAGCATGGTTTTTGGCCCGCTCTTTATCCCGTAAATGCGGGTTTTGGTGGTCGTACAAGAGAGCAAGTCAACAAATTTCAAGCTGCTTATGGTCTCAAAGCCGATGGCGTAGTTGGTCCCGGCACTTGGAAAGTTCTTAATGGTCTTGTTAAAGCAGGTGCTTCTAAACCTAAACCTAAGCCAACTCCTGCTAAACCACCTATTCCAGCCCCGGTAAAACCAAAACCCAAGCCCGTTGTTGCTAAGCCCAAGCCAAATCCTAATGCTAAATATTTTGCTGATATTTATGCAGACGATTCTTTTAATGCCCCTCAATATAAACTTGGTGGTTATCCACTTATTGTTTTAAAAGCATCAGAGGGGGCTACTTTCAAAGATCAGGCATTTACTGCTCGTTTTCGTGAAGCAGGTCATGTTGGCCTTACTCGCTTTGTTTATCATTTTGCTCGTCCAAGCAATAATGGTCCTGTAGCAGAGGCAAAGAATTTTACTGATGCTATTAAGGCGGCTGGTAAGCTTAATCCCGGCGACCGCCTTGTTCTTGATTGGGAAGATCCTAAGTTTGAGGGCAAGAACGGCGATAAATGGGTTGCTGACTTTGTAGAGTCTTGTTATCGTTTTGGCTACACAGTTCGCGTACTTTATAGCGGCGGCCCATATATTAATAGCTCTATTACCAAATGGCCCGCAGATCACACTCGTAACCCTCTTAAATATTGGCATGCAGCCTATACAAAGAATCCTCAAGCAAACGTCCCAGCAATTGCCAAGCCCTATCTGTGGGCTTGTCAGTACACGGATGGCACTACCGGCAGCATTGAGCCTAAGCAGGCTCGCGGTATTGGCAACTGCGACATGAATTATTTGGTGTAATTATGGCTATTACTACTCCTAACATGGCTTTAACAGCTTGGAATTCTGGAACTGATATTTATGATTATAAGCAGCTTGCTTCTAATTTTATTGCCCTTGATCAGCATGATCATTCTCCGGGCAATGGCGTTCAAATTGATGGTAATACTGGAATTAAAGATGGAACTATTCCTCAGTCTAAGCTTGCTTCTTTTGCTTTTGCTGATAACAGTATTGACGGTAAAGCTCTTAAAAATAATGCAGTTACTTCTGAAAAAACCGCCGTTAATCCGTATTGTAAATTAACATTATCGTCTTATGATTTAACAAATTATAAAGGGTTTGCTATTACTGGGGTAAATTCTGGCACAGTAAACGGCTCTCCAACCACCGGATACGTTCAATACACTTACACCCTCAGTGATTTAAATAGCGCCGCTGGGATCACTGCAAAGAGTGAACATCCCGCCGTTGGCGAAATTATTTCAATTACAGGTATCAGCAGAAGTGATCAAAATTCTCCTGATACTGTAAATGTACAGTATAATGGTTATTATAAAATAGTTGGAGTAAATGCATCTACTTCCGGTGGAACCTTTTGGGTTGCCAGCGATAAAACGGGTTCTAATGGCTCCGGAACGTGGAGCGGCGGAGCCTCTGTTCCTTTGGCGCGACAATTTTTAGATCCTAACAATCAATTTGTAACAAGTGTCGTGTCAACGGGCTATAACGACATGGCTCAAAGTAACGGAAAAATTAAAATTCTTAAAAAGGGCATTTATGCAGTATCTGCTTCATTATCTATTAGTATGACAGAATCGAATAGTGCTACTCTCAATCACGATCAACAGCCCGGTAAAAATAATGCCATGTCTGTTTTAATTAGAGCAAATGCATTTGATACGGACCCTCTTACCTCAAATACTGCCGCCGGACAAGATAATACAAATATAGCAATTGGAACTGGCGGGTTTGAATATTCTGGCGATAGCTACCCAGTCAATGTTAATGGCATTGTTAATATGGATCAGGGTCAATATTTATCTTTGTGGTACAGAATTAAACTTGAGCCGCAAACGTCTGATTATACAATTTTTACTGCTAAAAGTATTAATTTTGCCGCAACATATTTGGGCAAATACGAATAATTTAAATCAATACTGCTATTATAATAAATAAAGGTTAAAGGAATTTTATGGCTACAGCACCCGGAAGTAAAACAACAAATCTTCAATTGCAAACTTGGGGAGCATCAAACAAGTTTGATTATATTCAATTAGCAGCTAATTGGGATATTGTTGACGCTCATGATCACACAGGCGCCTTAGGTCACGGCGCTAAAATTACAAATAGTGCTATTGAAGATAGCACAAATTCTACAACCGGAATAACCACGACAAAAATTGCAGACGGTGCTGTAACAACTGCAAAACTTGAAACTTATACATCTGGTTCGACAGGTGTAACCACGGCAAAGCTTGCAGACAATGCTGTAACAGAAACTAAACTTAAGGCGGGAATTCTTCCTGTACTTTCAACCACTCTTCCTACTTCAAATTTGTTTGATGGATATACAGTTAATTTAACTGACAGTACAAGTTCTCCAAATTGGGTTTGGAAAATGAGATATACTAATTCCGCTAGTAGATGGGAATTTGTTGGAGGATCTTGGAAACAATCTTCTTTAATTACTACTTCGGCAGCATTAAATACTACCTCAAGCGTTTACGCTAATCCTAGTAGTAATGGAATTACTATTCAAATTCCAAGTATTTTATCTACACAGACTGTGACCGGGGCGGTTTTCAGAATAGAATCTTTTGCGTCAGGAACTACAACCAGTGCTAGCAATATTGGTATGTCTTTTGCAGTTGGTAATAATAACGCATCGGTTGACAATGAGTGGTTACAATCGTCACCAGCAAATGGTTATTTTTCCGGGTTCAGGTCATCATTAATTACTTATAATTCTTCTACATTTCCATTTACAATAGGAGTAGAGGGTGGAACTGCTGGTTCTACAATAACCGCTCAATTTAAATGGAGCGCTGCCGCGTCAGTTACTCAGCACTCTTTATCAATTCGTCCTACTTATATTGATATTGCATAATATTAATTTTTATAAATTAATCACAGTAAAGGAAAGTTATGTCACAAACAGATGACATTATTAAAAGTACAGAACAATTAGCGGGATTTGCTCAAGATCTTAGCGACATTGAGGTTGGTCAAGTGGGCAAAATTATTGGCAGCCTTCAGCGCAAGTATGCTAGTCGTCCTAATACCCCAGAGGTTTTGGATCAACTTAGGGACGAAGTTATTACTAGACTTGCCGAAGAAATGGGTATCCTTGCAACTCTTGATCCAACACCCTGTTTTCATGGCGAACCACCAATTGTAGAAATCGTTGGTAAGGTCGCAGGTCATTCATTTAATAAAGATGGATTTGACCATGAGCGTAAGTATTGGGAAGTTAAGCAGGCCAATAAGAAGGGCGAGGCTTACCTTGGTCAAAAAGAAAAGTCTAAGGGATGAGCGAACTAGACTTAATCGGTCAGTTAGAAGCTAATTTCAATCGCAGGCATGTCGGCATTACAGAATTTGCCGAAAGTAAGGAGTTTTGCGGAAGAATCTTATATCCTAGGCAGCGTCTTCTTCTTAAGTTGTTTTTTCTTGAGGATTTAACAAACGAAGAAGAGCGCATTCTTGACCTCTGGATTGCCGGAGGTAGCATGGGCGATAACATTGAAATTTCTCCTAATATCAGAGAGCGAATTCAGTGGTGCAAAGATAACGGATACAAGCACTTCAGGGAAATTGTCCTTGTTGGTGGTCGTCGTTGTTCAAAGGGTTTCATTACAGGACTTTCTATATCTAAAAAAATATATGACACCCTTCAACTGCAAGATCCCAATGCTCATTATGGTATTGACGCAGATAAGGAAATTTACTTTTCTGTAATCGCTGCCGCTCAAGATCAGGCTAAGGATCAGCAATACGCCGACGTTTCGGGCATGATTAACTCCTGCATGGCGGTTCAGCGCTATATCAACAAAATGCAAGAGCTTGAATTTAGTCTTTATACTGAAGCCGACCTTCGCAAAATTTCTAGTTGGAAACGTCAGGGCCGCAAGGTCATGCGAGACACCGCTACAATCCGTGGTAAGGCACTTCCAGCTAACTCTCGTACAATTCGTGGTTCTGCCACTATGGTTTTTGCATTCGACGAATTTGCTCACTTTATGCAGGGCGACTCTGACCAATCTGATAATGAAGTATATGCTGCTGCTATTCCTGCCCTTGCGCAGTTTGGTACTGCTGGCATGATCTTTGCTAACTCATCGCCTTATTCTAAAGTTGGCAAGTTTTATGAACGTTATGAGAATGCTATGGCTACTGAAAATGGCAATGCCATGTCGCCCATGACGCTTGGTATTAAACTTCCTTCTTGGGCATTGTTTGATGGTTGGTGGGAAGACCCACTATACATTGGTCCTAAAAAGTGCGTTACTGTATCTCCTGATTGGGATGTTAATAAGCGCGTAGAAGGCTCTGATGAATTCTTTTATACTAATGAAGATCGTCAAGCCATTATTCAGATGCGAGAAGATGAACGTCAAGATCATGAAAAATTCAAGGTTGAGAGACGCGCAAACTTTGCTGAAGTCATTGACTCATATCTTGATGCCGCTAAAGTTGATCGTATGTTTAAGGGCGTTCCAATTGGTCAAAACGATGATGGTTTGATATATGAACCTTTAAAAACTAATCGAAATAGTACTAGTTATGATTATCAGTATTTTGCTCATCTAGATCCATCGTCTACTACTGCCGGTTTTGGATTTGCCCTTGGTCACACTGAAATGTTTAATATAGATGACAAACAAGAGGAGCATGTAATATTTGATATTATTCAAAGGTGGAATCCTGCTGATTTTGATGATTCAACTATTGATTGGGAACCAATATTAGAAGAAGTTGTTCAATTGTGTGGAATATTTCGTCCTGAACAATTAACAATGGATCAACATCAAAGTTCTTGGCCTATTTCTTATCTTCGTAAAACTTTACGTAATCAAGGAATAAGTACTAGAGTATTTGAAAAAACCGCCACTTCGTTAGGTAATTGGCACAGAGCAGAAGTATTTAAAACTGCTGTTAATCAAAATAAAATTCATGCTCCATACGATACTGCCGATTGTCAATACGCCAATCTTGAACTTAAATTCCTTCAAGAAATTAAATCTGCGAGGGTTCCAAGAGTTGAAAAACAAGAAGTCGGCCCCATTCAAACTAAAGATATTGCAGATGCAATGATGGAAGTTGTGGAAGCCTGTATTGGTGATTCTATGGCTAATCAAACAAGGGCAGACCTTGGTCAAAGTATGCGCATGGGATCGCCCGGAGGTTATGCCATGGGCGGCAGGGATAGCGCTACGCCCGGTCAAATAGCTCATTTTTACGGGCAAAGGCAAGGTGAACAATATTTTTCTGGTTCAATGGGAAGAAAGCAAAACCCCGTATCACCTACTAGGCGTTCTATTGGTGGAAAACCAGTTTCAAGAAGACTTCCAAATAGATAACTAGAAAATATACTGTAACAACATTGTAATCATTGAGATGAATTCAGAACCCACTTATATTTTCAAAAATGGTAGTGTTTACACTTATCAAGATGGAAAAATTGTCGCCTCTGTTTCAGAGGATATGTTCATAGAAGAAGAAGCTGCCCACCTTGCATCAGCAGAGGGCGCTACTCACGTTGTAACTCCTAACGGACTTAAGGGCAAGGTTCTTGGCCGCGTTAAGGGCCTTTGGGAAGATGAAGTAACTATTCGTTTTGAGAATGGTCGTATTTCTTCACTTCCTGTTAGCAAGCTTACTTTTTCTAAAGAAGAGGAAGAAGAAGAGAAGGATGAAATTGCAGAGCTTGAAAAGAAGGTAGAATCTTCCGTTTCAGTATTTGATGCTAAGACAATTGAAGATCGCGTTCGTGACCTTGATGCAATTAAGGTTGAGGCTTCGCTATTTATTGACTCAGGTCTTTCTGATACTGACCTTGCTCGCGTTGCTAATGTTATCACTCAAGCTAATTATGAGATGGAAGAGATCGGCGATGTTATTCGCGCTCTTGAAGAAGGCCATACTTCAGCTTACGAAGCTCCTGCTCCTTTCAGCATGCAAGCTGTTGAGCAGGGTGGACCTACTGGTGGCCGCGAAGCAACTTGGCTAGATCAGTCAATTAACGAAATGATTGTTGAAGCCAATTCAACCGATTATGCAAAACTTATGGATGAAGGCCCAGAGGCCTTTACCGCTGGACTTGACAATGAGACACTTGCGGACTCAGGTACAGTCCGTTCTCTCGCTTCAAATTGGATCCGCTCTAAGACAGCGGCTGCCGATGATGATGTTCGTGAGAAGTATGAGAAGGTGTGGCTTGCTCGCGTTGAAGAACAGCGTCGTGCAATGTTTGTAGAAGTAAAAGAAGAAATGCACAAGGAGGCATCAGCTAAAGAATTCACTGATTACGACAAAATTGGCGACGACTCACTTTTCCTATAATGCACCGCTCACTAACATCAGAATACCTGATGCGCTGTGTGTGCGGAGTCAAATGGGTGAATATGTGTGTCGAATTTCCGCCAAAGGCAGTTGTTTGTCCAAGATGTATAGTGGTTTATGAGCTTGACGCCTACGATCCAATTACAAAGAAACTAGTATTTAAATATAATGAGCGGACTATTTGAACATATTGAGATGTTTGACGAAGGCGATAAAGTCGCTACTCGTCAGGCTGTAGCAGTTGCTAATAAGCGTTTTAATGATACCTTTGCGAGTTTCCTTCGTCAGGCTTCATCTGAGAAAGAATTTAATGGCCGCCTTGCTCTTGTAGAGCAGGACATTGCTAATATGGCTGCCGATGTAGCTAATGAGTATGGCGGAGACGCTGAGAAGATTGCCAAGGCAGTCAGCGCAACTGTAAGGGCTGCATTTGGTCCTACGCCTCCTGCTGATGAAGCTCCAATGTGCGAAAATTGTGGCGGTCATGGTTGCGAGCAGTGCGATGACGACTCAGATGATTATCCAGAGGATGACGGTCCATTTATTGATAAATACGAAATGCCTTATATTGGTGATGATTGGGATTATACATCATCAAAGAAAACTTCTAATGACCCTATTTGGGACGAAGCCACAACTAAGTTTGTTCGTATGCATCCTGAAGAAGTTGCTCCCGGCACTCCAGCAGAGCAGATTCCTTCTGAGGCTTATGAAACTGCCAAATATCACATTGATCAGGACAAAGATACAATTTTAGCCAATGTAACATCTTATGATGTTGATTCTGTAATGAAAGCTATTGAGCAGTGGTTCAATCAGCATTTTAGAACTGCTTCTAAGGATCGTCCCGAGCACCTTAAAGCACAGGATGAGGTTCAACTTGCTGATGAGCATTCGCAGGTTTCACCATGGCTTAAAAAGCAGATTCAGGATGAGGATCAAGAAGACGGCGGAAACCTTCGCAATAAGGAAGCCGCTGCTCATAAAGTAGAGAAGAAGGGCGACAAATTTTTTGTAATTGAAGATGGCGACGAAAAGGCTGCTGGCCCATTTGATTCTAAAGAAAAGGCTCAGGCTCGCGCTAAAGAGCTTAACAATCTTGAAAATCTTGAAAAGAGTTCTTCTATTACTCCTGCAATGGCTCGCGCTCTTTATCTTAAAGAAGCCGCTCGCAAAATGTCTTATGAAGGCGATTGGGAATCAAATCGCAGTCCATACGATGTTTACGATCCTGAAACAAGAACTTATGGCGGCGGATTAGATTTAAACGATTATAGTGATGTTCTTGGTTCTTATGCAACTGGAGATTCTGGTGTTCACGACGCTTTAATAGAAAATCCCGGATTTGCAGATCTTAGAAAGCCAGAAAATTATGCAGGATTAATTAATCAACCATATGCTCTTTTTAATCAGCTTGCACAGGCAAAACCCGGTACTTACGATAACTTAGATTGGTCGAATCCTGAACTGGTGCAGAAAGCTGTTGTTCCTAACGTTAACGGTACTTTTGATATTAATACTAAATTGCTTGCTCAACAGGGTCAGGCTCCAGCCGCTCAGGGTCAGGCTCCAGCCGCTCAGGGTCAAACATCACCTGCTTCACCTGCTAAGGGAACCGGTTTTACATTCACTCCTGAGCAAGGCACTTATGGCGTAGGCGATGCTGGAAATCAGGTTAAGAATATTCAGACTCACCTTCTTCATTCGGGTTATGATCTTGGTAAGGAAGGTGCTGACGGTACTTTTGGCAATCAAACTCAGGCCGCTCTTCAGCAGTTTCAGCAGGATCGTGGACTTCGCGCTGACGGTACATTTGGCGCTCAGACTCAAGCCGCATTTGAAGGAAATAAAAATGCTAAGGATGTTGCTCCCGGCGCAATGAAGGTTAAAACTTTCTCTAGCGTAACTGCTGCTAAACCTGAAACCGGCGACTCCACGGAGGGTCGCGAATCCCTCCCAAAAGGCGATGAATCAGCTTTAGGCGGTCCTTCTCCTAAAATAGACAAGAAGAAGTGGAAGCCTAATGCTACTAATCCAGATGGTAATCTAAAGCCAATTAAGACAGAGGGCGACAATTCTCCTCATCCTACTCGTCACATGGATATTAAAGATAAGCCTGATTATCAAGAGGATACATTTGATACTGTAAAAAAGTACGATAATGATGTTTGGGAACGTCAAACGTTACCCAATAAGCGCGATCATGATTCGGCGGGATTTGAAGCAACTAGAAACATTCAAGAAGAAACTAAGGCAGCAGAAACTTTTCCTAATAAAAACCAAGCTAATCCTGTAACTAACGTTTCACTTCCACAGGCGCTTGCTGAAAAGCAATCTGCAATGTGGGATCCGGGTCGTCCGGGCCGCATGATTCTTGATGCTCTTGCTAATGAGTATCCAGACATTGCAAAGGCTCTTGATCAGGCAGAGGGCGGAAATATGCAGGCTATTCGTCAGCTTGTAAGAAGCGGTTTGCTTCAGCAGGCTCAGGAATTAGCTTTTTCATTACATGAGTTTGATCCAAATAACTACCCTCAACCCGATATTCCAGCCGAGATTGAACGAGGCGTAGCTCAGGGCGATCCTGACGCCGCTCAGGAATACATTAGAATGTTTAGGGAAGATGGCGGCGATGAATTAGATGCCGAAGCCACAGAGCCTGAAATTGCCCCAGAAGAAGATATGGAAGAAATCATTGAGCGCGGCGATGACGAAGGCGATAGGGTTGAAGTTGTTCATGAGCATGATGAAGAAGAATCAGACGAGCCTGACTCATTTGATGAGCTTGATGGGCCAACTGATGAACAGCTTGAGCGCTTTGAGCGCGGAGAAGAGGAAGATCCAGATGAGTGGAAGTAATTGTCCTTGCGGCGGAGATTGCATTTGCATTAAAGGTAAATAATTATGCAGCATTTTGCTGATGATAATTACGATATTGAAAAGGCTATTGCTCGCCATGAGGGCCTTCCCTTTCTTCTTAAAAGGGCTGATTTAGAGGTTGGGCGAGCCGATCTTGATCCTTACACTCCTGAGGATCAGCATTTTCGCCCTCATCCTAAACGCGATTCGGGACCTGCGGCAGCAGCGCCACCCCCACCACCGGGCGATCCTAATTGTCCTTATTGTCAAGGCGCTGGTTGCGAGCAGTGCGAGTTTAGCTCTTGCGCCAATTGTCAGGGTAGAGGTTGCGAAAATTGTTTACAAGATATTTATGATCGTTACAATGGTAATAAATACCAAAGCAAAAATAAATGCGAGTGTTGGGAAGGCTATAAGCGTGTTCCCGGTACTAAACCTTGCGCTCCGGGTTCATGCGAAAAATGCGATAAGCATAGCAAAAAATCAAGTGATTTAAATTCTCAACCTTTTGCTAATCCCGTCCCTTTAGCTGATGCTCCGGGTACTACACCCGGCAATAAACCCATCGGTGAAGTTCTTGAAACTGCCCCTAGCGCTGTTGGTCATGGGCCAGATAAAACTTCGTCTCAAGGCGATAAGCCTTCACCTCATGCCGCTCAAGCTGTATTTGAAGCTCTTGCAGGCGGCAATGAAGACGAAGCTAAAGAGCTTCTTAAGCAAACTGATTGTCCTAAAGGTTGCGAAACCCATCCCGAGGGCAAATGCAATCATGGGTTTATGAGCGCCGGTCGTACTCGCGTTCGTTACCTTGTTAGCAACGAACCGTTCGGTAAAGAAGATACGCACACCGAATCAGTAGAGTAATTGCAATTTAATATTAAACCTGCTATTGTGTAGAACAGGAAGAAGGGTCACAACAAGCCCTTAAATAGTATGGATAATACAGACAAGTTAAATGCGCAGGTAGAAAATCTCAAGAAACGCGGCGTGGCTCTTCCAAAGAACCCTGCTCGCGCTAAACTCGCAGCAGCCACAATGCATGAAATGGCTACTGCTACAGGCGGCCCGCTTAAAGCTGCTATTGGTGATCAAGCTTATGGTCAAACTCGCGGTCGTGTAGGTAAAACTCAAGTATCTCAAACTGTTTCTGAAATTGAGCAAAATAATGAGCTTATGAGGGCAATGGGCGATAGCCGCCGCCTTGGTCGCCGTGTTGCATCATCTGGTGGCGGCGGAGACGTTTATTCTGCCATCCCTCGTTTCTATGATCCGCTTGAATTTTGGGATCTAAATGGTCTTCCATGGAATATTGCAGACGAAGGTCATAGGCACAAGCTCCACAAGTGGCTTCGCCTCTTTTATGCAACTCATTATCTAGTTCCTATCCTTATTGACATCTTTACTCGTTTCCCGCTTGTTGGCATGGAGCTTGATTCAAAAGATAAGAAACTTCAAAGATTTTATGAGGATCTATTCCTTGATCAGCTTGATTATCCTGAGTTTTTGGTATCGCTTGGCCGTGAGTATTGGACAGTTGGTGAAGCATTCCCCCTTGGCTCTTTTGATGAAGATCTAGGCATTTGGGAGCGCGAAGAACTTCTAAACCCAGAAGATGTTGTTATTGAAAACTTCCCTCTTCTTGGTTCTCGCCAGATGAAGATTGTCCCACCTGATTATCTTAAGAAGCTTGCACAGACTAAATCTCCTGCTAAGGAGTTTGCACAGCTTGAAATGAATTATCCCGAGCTTATTCCTTACCTTAGGCGCAATGAGCATATTCCAATTTCTGATGTGCTTCTTAAACAGGTTGCTAACACTCTTACTGATTGGGATGATCACGGTACCCCAATTCTACTTCGTGGCCTTCGTACTCTTATTCATGAAGAGAAGCTTCTTGCATCACAGGACGCAATTGCAGAGCGCCTTTACTCGCCTCTGATTCTTGCCCGCCTTGGCATTATGGAACTTGGCGATGGTCAAGGTCCTTGGGTCCCCGGCCCAGATGAGCTTGATGCTTTCCGTGATGATATGGATATTGCCCTGTCATCTGATTTCCGCCTTCTTGTTCATCACTTTGGCCTTGAGGTAGAAAATGTATTTGGTCGTGAGCAGATGCCGCGCCTTGGTGATGACTTTGACCGTATTGAGCGTCGTATCATGCAGATCTTTGGTGTCAACCCATCATTGCTTTCTGCTGGCTCATCTTCACAGCCCTATGCATCATCTGCATTACAGGCAGAATTCCTTAATCAGATCCTTCGTACCTTCCAAGGTTATCTTAAGAAGCATTACATGGATCGCGCTTATGTTGTTGCTGAGGCACAGGAGCATTGGGAATACGAAAAGCGCGGCCTTCATCGTGTACCAGTTATGGAAGAAGTTGTTGAATATGATGAAGATGGCAATAAGCACATTGTCACTAAGCATAAACTTCTTATTCCTGATCTTGAGTTCCAGACCCTTGACCTTCGTGATGAAGCAACGCAGCGTCAGTTCTTCCAGAGCCTTCGCGCAATGGGTCTGCCAATCCCCGATCAAAAACTTATGATTGGCGTTAAGTATGATATTCGTGAGCTTGTTGATGAATACAACGAAGAGCTTATGTATAAGACTATTAATCAGCAGCAGGCTAAGGTTGAGACTTGGAAGGCTCTTGATAGAGCCAACCTTCCAATTCCGCCCGATCTTGATGCAGAGGTTCGCACCGTTATGGGCGAGGCAGCACCACAGCAACCTGCGCCCGGTGGCGCAGAGGGTGGCCCTGCTGGTGCAGGCGGTCCCGGCGGCATGCCCGGTGGCCCTGCTGGTGGACTTCCCGGTGGAGCCGGTGGCGGTATTGTAATGCCCGGTATGCCTGAAGGTCTTGGCCCAACTGGTGGCGGTCCTGCTGGTGTACCCGGTGGTGGCCCACCTCCAGTCGCTGGCAACGATTCTAACATTGGCAATGGGTTTGCTCCTCCTGCAAGTTTTGAGCGTAGACCCGGTATGCCCAAGCCAGCTTCAACTGCAACAAAATCTGCAAGTGATTTGAATATTGATGATGAACATGCTAAACTTGCACCTACAAGGTCTAGGATAGAAAATGAGACTGAAACTGTTCATGCTCTACCTAAGGCAAAAAACAAGAAAAGTTACAGTTTTGTAACAGAGGAATTAGAGGATGAATCAAAAGAACAGTCCGCTGGATCCACATCAAGCGAAGATTAAAGCGTGGACCTTAGAAGGTCTTAGCAATACTCAGCTTGCTCGTAAAATTAAAAAAGAATTAGGAATTAAAACTTCTGAGGCTAGTGTCCGTAGGGCAATTAAGCGTTGGGGTGTTATTAAACCCGATTCTGGCTTTGAGCAGCCTTATACTAAGGTTGATCAAGATCGCGCAATCATTGTAACTAGTGTTTACAATGACACTTACGACATTGAAGAATTAGTTGCCAGTCATAATCTTGATCCTAATGAATGGCAGATTGAGAAGCCCACTTTTACGATTAGGGAAACCGCTGATGGCGTAACAAAGCAGGCTAGGATTACGCTTACTCGCATTGAACCGTTTGATGCAATTATCCCTGCTCGTATTCCTAGCGACTACAAGAGGCCTCAGATCAAGAAGTCTAAGGGTCTATTTAAAAAGGGTGAGGGTAAGCCCGAGCTTGTCGTCTTTGTTGGTGACCAGCAGGCTCCTTTCCATGATCAAGACCTTCATGAGAAGTTCTGTCAGTGGCTTGCTGATTATCAGCCTAGTCGTGGCGTTCTAATTGGTGATACGATTGATCTACCTACGATTAGCCGTCACCCTGATACCCCTGAGCAAGATTCAAGTGTTCAGGAATGCATCGATATCGGTTATCAGATTCTTCGTGATTATGTAGAAAGCAGCGAGTCTACTAATTGGGTTAAACTTGAAGGTAATCATGACTATCGCCTTCGTAGGGCTGTCATTGATAACCTTAGGGATTTTTATGGTATTCGCCGTGGCGTTGGCCGTAATGAAATTCCCGAAAATCCTCTTCTTGATGTAGAGCATTTGCTGCGTCTTGATGAGCTTGGTATTGAGTTCATTCGCCCTGATGGTGATTGGAAGCATGCTCAGTATCAGGTGTCGCCTTATCTTGCTGCAAGGCATGGTTGGGTAGCTCGTAAGGGTTCTGGCGCATCTGCGTTGGCAACACTTGAGCATCTTGGTTATAGTACTGTTGTTGGTCATACTCATCGTCAGAGCCTAGTCTATAAGACTAAGCATGACATTGATGGTAAACCTTCAACGATTACTGGTGTTGAAACAGGTTGTATGTGTCGTGTTGAAGGAGGCCTTGGCTACGCTGTGGCTCCTGACTGGTTAAATGGTTTCGCAACTGCGCGAGTTTGGCCAGATGGTAAATTTAAAATCGATCTAGCCACCTATGTTAATGGTGTGCTGTATTACGGAGATACCCGTTATGAGTAAAGTAAAGAAGAAGGACAATCCACATACACGCAAGCAGTCAGTTTGCGTCGTGGTTTATGATATGTCAGGCGCTCCAATTTCGGATGTTGTCGCAAATGAGATTGCGGACAGCATTACGTATATTGCGCAGCGTGAAAAGTACGCTGTAAGCGTTACAAGAGCATGAGTGCCGAGGCCACGCCGCTGGAGATTACAGTATCTTCTTCAGTTGGCGGTAAGGTACAAATCATTAAGTTTGAGTATTCTGAGGATTATCACTTTTCGCAGTCAGAGAAGTGGTCAATTCCCGAGGATTGGACTGCCGAGCAGGTTGCTGCACTTCGCAAAGAGAAGCAGCAAAAGCTTGACGCCGATCTACAGGAACTTGCTCAGGCTCGCGTAGATCAGTTAATTGAACAAAAGTATGGAGCAAACAATGAGTAAAACAAATGATGAGATTACAGAAATTGACCCGCAGTATGTAAGCGATATGCTTGGTAGCCTTGATGCTAGGATGCACAAGACTATGGAGGATCTTAAGGCTCTTATTGAGCTTGTTGCAAAGATGCACGTTGATCTTTACATGCATGTTAATAATGCCTCTGAGCCTACGGATGTAGAGGATACCGTTCGATAATGAAGATTATTGGTATTCATGGCTCATCGCGTAGTGGTAAGGACACCATCTATCAAATTCTTTTAGAAGAATTCCCAACGATTAAGTTTCAACGTCAAGGTTTTGCAGATGCCCTTAAGGTTTCTGCTGCCTTGGCTTTGGGCCTTGGGGGTCCAGATGATAATGATGCTAAACTGATTGCAAAGATGGATAGGATCAAAGAGTCAGGTCAGGTTAAGTCGCCTTTTGGTATGATTTCTGGTCGTCAGTTCCTACAGAATTACGGAACGGAGGCTCATAGGAATATGTTCGGTGAGGATTTTTGGGTTGATGCTGTTATCCCAGATCCTAGTTTTCCTAGGCTAATGGCTAGTGGTGTTATTCGCAATGCTGACGTTCTTGTGATCCCTGATGTTCGTTATCAAAATGAAATTACTCGCGTAGTTCAGTCCGGTGGCGAGATCTGGAAGGTACGCAGGAATACACGGGACGATAAGACAGGTCATGCTTCTGAACAAGATTTAGATGCCAATTGGGATCTAGTCATTGATAACAATGGCACTAGAGATGAGCTTCGTGGAACTGTAAGAAATTGTTTTAATCGTATCGCTGATGAAATTATTAATGACAAAGTTATGAAGGCAATAGGTTCGTGAGTAAAATAGATGAAATCCCACAGGTATCAGTTCTTCTTTCTGATCTTGAGATTATGCGGGCGGCACTGTCGTCAGCTTATTATCAGAACGAGACAATGGACCTATCAGAGCAGTATCGTAAGCTTAACAATCGCCCACAACCTAGTCCTATGACAAAGGCACTACAGGGTGCGGTTGCTAAGGTTGAAAATTATATTAATCTTGCTATCATTGCAGATGAAGAAAACGAGGAAACAGATGAGTAAACTTGAAGGCACAGATTTTGTTAAAGAGTCGGCGTTTAAGCAGGCGGCGACTATTGCTAGTCAACTAAAGCTAATTGAGGATGATGAAGATCTAGGCAAGGTTATTGAGCGGGCAGAGCGTATTGCTGCAACTTCAGACCTTGACCTTGAAGGCATTTATCGCAAGCTAGATGAAGCTTTGATTCATAGCAACAATTTGCAGGCGACTAGGCTTATTGAAGAAGCTAGAGATGAGGTTTACCGATGCATGAGGTAAATTTTAAGGATTTTGCCAAGAGCGTTTTTAAGGGATTGGCTAATGCTATTAAAACAGACATTGACGTATTCCTTATGACCTTTGCTGGATTACTTTGGCCTTTTAAGGTTACAAAGGGATTGTCGATTAGCACATTTCTTTATGTTATGACTCGTAGGATTGATGGCCCTCTTAAGGCATTTATGTCAATTAAAAAAGAAGAAGTCAATAGCATTTCTGAAGTTGCTAAGAGGTTTGCTGATGTCTGATTCAAAAAATAAAATCTTAATCGACTCCTATGTTCAGTTGAAGGGCGAGTTTGCTGATACCGATTTTTATCGTGGTGTATCAGCAGGTTCTACCGGCTGGGTAAAGGATCGCAAAGTAGACGATGGATTCCCAATGATTTTTATTACATGGGACGAAGGTCATCCAAACTATGCTGGAGAAAGAGACAAGTGGGTTTTTGAATCGCACTTTGAAGTTCTTCATGACGGCGGTAGCACAGCAGAGGAATATATTGATGCAATTCGCAAAGCAACAGACCTAGCTTTATCCGGCGAAGCCTTTATGATGTTTTCTCTCAACAAGAAAACTGACGACGAAAAAGATTATTATAAGGTTTCCGTTGTCGGTGAGTATTTTGATATTGAAAAGATGAATATGATTGAGGCTGAAATTATTAGTGTTGCCAGCAGCATTTTTGATGAATACGTTGCAGAGCAATTAGAAGAATTGTATAATCAAAAAGAAAATAAGGATGAAGATGAGTCAGGACGGTAGAGGACAAAGAATCACTAAGGTTATTCATAATGATAAACCAATTAAAAACGAAGTTGATTGTCCCTGCGGGGGCAAAGTTTATGCAGCGCCTTATTCTAAGTATGCTCGCTGCACTAATGGTGAGAATCGCTGCACGAAATGTCTTAGACCGGCTAGAAAGTTTGGTAAAGGCTTCACTTGTGGAGTCGGCTGTGAGGAGGCAAGTCGTGCCAACATGTAATGGTTGTAAGTCTAGTCGTAAGCGTGAAGCGCGTGATCCACGCGAGCTTGTACGCCTTCCTACAGAGGTAACTCAAAGCGAGGTATTTAATAATAAAGGCCTTCCTGTGTTTTTATGCCCCGTTTGTGATGAGCAAGAACTAGAGATGGCACTAGCCACGCATCAAAAACGCATAGATAATATGTGATGGACTGGAATCCAAAATTAATTACGCCGGGTGAGATTGATGCCTTTAAGGTTGCGGCTGCGCAGGCTTGGGCGGATGATACTCGCTACCCACGATGGATTAAGAATGCGTCAGTGGGCGGCGGCCAATGTTATGTTACTGCCGCTTGGCTTCAACAGAGGCTTGGCGGCTTTATTGGTAAACGTAATGGACACTTTGCTTGGCTTAGTCCAGATGAGTCATATATTCTTGATATCACTGGCAATCATTCAGGGAATCCTGTTTATGCCAGCAATGATGGTTACAAGCCATATAAGCCCGTTTTAAATAAAAGAACTCAGATCTTTAGTAAGAGAGCTAATCTTATTTTTAATAACTTAGAGACCGCTTTAAAGGTCTCTAACGACAGCTTGACAAGCGATGCGTTCCCCGGTGAAGAACCACAGAGGCAAAGCGACAACGATCAGCAGTATTGGCATGATGAACCAGCCATTGATGGTTCTGATGATCCCGTTCGTACATACAACTTCTTTTATGCTAATGGATCATTAGAAATCTCTCCAGAAGATACGTTTAACCATGATGATCTTGCCCGTCATTTAAATATCGGCAATGATCATTCTGGCCCAATGGCTAGCGGTTCAGTTACCGTATCTAATAATGAAGCAACATGGGATGTTTACTCTAATGTAAACCTCAAGTCAATGGCTCGTATCTTTAAAGATTACTCTGATCAGGTTGGTTGGAAGTGGAATGGTCTTAAGGATATTCATGGTCAAGTCGTAAGCAAGAGCTTAGAGCCAGCCAAGCGCCCTGTAGTGCTTAACTACGTTTGGGCTAATAATCATTTATACATGGGTAAAACCTCTCATGCAGTCCTTGCTTTAGAGGCCGAGGGTAAACCCCTTTATGGCACCATTGAAATCATTGGCAAGAAGGCTCGTATCAATCCTGCTTACACAACCGTCTTACCCCAGTTATTTGAGTGGGCAGGCGATCAGGGCATTAGACTTTACGGTTCTTCAAATAACCTTATTCAGCGCAATGAGACAATGGAGCAGGAGGATCTTGGTATACCTAGTGATAAAAGACCACCAATGAATCCTGTAGAGGGCGAAGCAGAGGACGATACGCCAATCAATTCAGAGACTGAGCTTGGTGTTCATAAGTGTCCTATCTGCGATGAGATTTTTCCCGATTGGCATTTGTTTAGCGAGCATCGCAGGGAAGAGCATGGCGATGATGGCGAGGTTCTTGAGGATGGTAAATTTCCAGAGCTTGACATGGATCAAACTAACCCACCACACTTCACTGAGCAGCAGCCAACTACGATGCCAGTCTATGGCATGACAGAAGCTGCAAGGGTTGACGGCCCATTTGATAAATATACTAGAGCGTTTGGCTACACTGATGACGATATGTTTTATGTAGCGTATCTTCATGGCTCACCCGTTGGCTATGCTGCTGTCAGGGATGAAAAGCTAAGGATGATCTATTCAGCAGTTAGAAACCGTGGAGTGTTTTCTGCATTAGAGCATCAGGTTAAAAGGCATCACCCTTACTTAGAGACTCACATTGCGCATGATTGGGAGGCCACTGTGCTTCGTCGTCGTGGTTGGGTTAATGTAGATGGCAAGACATGGGTTCATATGGCGGCCAGAGAGCCTAAGGATGTTCTTACAGATCCTATTCCGTTTATTTACGATATCCCAGCAGACACGGTTACAGTCGGTCACCCCGGCCAGCGCACATCAGATATCCCCGGCAAGTTTACACCCGCAGGCATTGTGGAAGGTATGTATGAACCGGGCGGCACAGTAAACATTACAACCATGACCACTATGCCTTACACAGTAAATCATATTTTGACATTATGGTATTATCAATACCCAGAGTTTAGTGTTAAGAGGATTAACCTCCTTGACGCTGAAGGAAAGAAAACTAAGTTAGCTAATGAAACCTCATCTTAACGCAAACGGCGAACCATGCCGTTGTGGATTTGGAAAGTTCCAAGATCCATATACTCCGCAACCTCTTCAAAGAGAAGCAGGGGCAAAGCTCGATTGGCTTCGTGAACGCGAAGATAAATTCTTCAAAAGCGAAGAAGGGCAAATGGCATTTCAATGGCTTGAAAAGAAGGTTGAAGGTAATGAAAAACTTGACCCTTTAGCTCCGTGGATTTGGAGAGAATTAAAGAAGGGCCGAATCCAGCCCGAGGAGCTTAATGCTTATCCTGCTTTTCTTCCTCATTTAGCTGACTGGTTTGCCTCTAATTCACCCACTCGTCGTGGCGTGGATATTATGCAACTTACTTATGAAGATGTTATTTCTAAAATGGCAGAATGGGATGCCGAGCTTGCATCAAAGATGGATGAGGCTCAAACAGAGGGTGGCACCGTTGTAGCCAAGCTTGATGACGGTTGGACTATTCGACAAATCACTAACGCTAACGAGGCTAAACAAGAGGGTGAAGCTATGGGTCATTGCGTTGGCGGATATGGCGGTCAAATTCAAAATGGCCACACGCTTATTTATTCTTTGCGTGATCCTAAGAATCAACCTCATGGAACCATTGAAATTGATCCTGTCGAAGTAGGATATGATTATCAATGGGAAGATGACGAATATACTGACGAACCCGACAGGCATGATCCTAATGCTTTAGAAACAGCCAAACGTAATGAGGCAGTTCTTAAAGAACTTAAACGAGACATTAAATTAATTAATTTTGTTGGTCATGATTGGGCGGCAATTAAAGCTTATAAAGACACTGGCGTTAGCAATGAGGAATTTGGAAAATTTCTAACTAACCTTTGCGAAGCCAATAACCTTGAGTATAAACCACTAGTGCAAGTCGTTCGCGCTTTTCTTGAAGGTCGTAGTAGGGATGAGTTATCAGATGAGACTCTCGCTAATCATTTGACAAGAGTTACCCCTGATGGTGGCAATGTTGTGCAGATTCAAGGCAAAGAAAATAAAATGCTTGTGCCTAAGTATCGTGAGATGGTTGGCGACTGGTTGATTAGCATGGATAATCCTCCGGGTTATGAGCGCACCGTTCAAGAAATTTGGATTCCAGCGCCAAAAACCGTGCAAGAGTTACAAATTTGGATTAATCCACAAGACTTTGACGAAGAGAACATTGATTACGGCAACTCTGAATATCAACATGAAAAAGTTACACCTACCCGCAATTGGGAAGATTATTTCCCAGATGATCAAGAACATGGATACTTGCATGATCCCGATGGCGAAGGCTATTGCACTAAATACGATAGAGAATTCATTCGTCGTGATAATTGGGAAGAAATTATTGACTATGCATTTAAAAGTTTAAGGCAATGGGGATCAACAACTGGTTCAATTGATAAATTACCCGAGCTTGCAAAAAAGGCAGATGAATTTACTCCTGACCGCATGATGTATCGAGACAGATCGTATTACGATGATTTTGTAGCTGAAGTAAATGATTATATTAAAGAACAACTTTATCCAGAGTTTGAAGCTCGTTATTACGATCCTAACAGCTACCTTTCAGAAGCTCAGCAATGGGCAAGAGTTCCTGAGTTTCGTTATGCAGATCAGCTTCTGGGTCACAACTATATTGATCCTAATGAACCTGATCCAGCTAAACCCAATCTTGATCAAAATAAGTTATTTGGTCCTATTGCTCCAACGGAAGATCAAGAGAGAGATGTGCAAAGGCGTATTGAAATGCGAGAGCGTGAAGGCATTGAGGTTCCCGGAGAAACAGAAGGAGAACAAATACGCAATGTATGGAACGAAATTGCTACAGAGCAATGGGAAAACAGCACCCTCGGTCCAAAAGCAGACAAAATTGTTCCATGGAGCGATCCTGAAAATTATGATAATCAATTAGGTCGATTTGGTAAGCGCTTCCTTAAATGGTTTAGAAGGAAAGCTAACATCCTTGATGAAGTTAGCGATCAGCTTGATCCAAAGGTTTGGGATGACGCTTATGCCCCTAACCCCGTTTTGCGCCCAGAGATCAATAGCTGGGTAACTAATTTTATTATTGAAGCATTAGATCACAATGGTTATACTCACATGGAAGATTGGCTTGAGCTAATTGTTACAGGTAGCCTTACAACGTATCAGTATTCACCCGCATCAGACTTTGATGTTTCACTGTTTGTTAATGCCGATAAGTTTCCTGAGTGGTCAAGGGCAGAGATGATTGCTATTATGATGGACGAGTGCGATAACATTCCTGTTCCGGGTACCGGTCACCCACTACAATGCTATGTAGTTGCAGAGGGTTTTGAGAAAACCGATCTTTACAAGCCCGGTCTTAGGTCAGCATATGATCTGTCAACTGACACTTGGATTGTTCCTCCAGAGAAGGAACGCTCTCGCAATGTAATTAAAGAAATGAATGAAGTTCATACGATTGCTCTTGAGAATGCTGATAAGATGGAGGGACTTATTCGCTACGAACCATTCAAAGCAGTTCAATACTATAATCAACTTCATAGAAGAAGAAAGAATGACATGGAACAGGGCAAGGGCGACTTCTCCCCATCTAACATTTCGTATAAGATGATTGAAGAGCGCGGCCTAATTGATCAGATTCATGGCATCATGAAACAATATAACATTGATTAAATTTCCTTTTTATGTAATATCCGATACTCACTTCGGTCATAAAAACATTGTTAAGTATTGCGACAGGCCCAAGTATCATGAAGAACTAATGATTGCTCATTGGCGCAAAAAGGTAAAAGAGAACGATGTAATTCTTCACTTGGGCGATCTGATGATGGGAGGCGATGAATACTTTCATTATTTCAAGTCAGAGGTCGCTCCAAAACTCACTGGCAAAAAATATATTATTCTTGGCAATCATGATAAACGTAAATATGATTACGACAAGCTAGGCTTTGAAGTTGTTAAACCATTTAAAATGGAATACAGGCAGTATGAGATTAGCTTTGACCATTATCCTAAGCTGTTTAAGTCCGAGGATGAGCTAAAGATTCATGTGCATGGTCATATTCACAACCACGATTACTCAAGAAACGAACCAACTCGTTGGGGCAACGTAAACGTGTCTGTAGAGGTTATTAATTATAAACCGAGGAATATTGCACGTTTGCTAAATAAAACAATTACAAGGGATCGTAGCCTGCTTAAAAGCAAGGGCTTGACTTACTACAGGAAACGAACAGTTAATCAGTGATGAATAAAGACGTTTCATACATCCGCGAAGTTATTGCCTCTGTTAAACCCCTACCTGCTCGCACTCAGAAGATCGGCAATTCAATTGTTGAATGGTGGGAGGGTAAACCCGGCGATGCTGTAGTCATGGCTAAAGAGGGAAGCACCCTTGATAAGATCCTTGCTGAAAAGATTGTAGCTGCCCAACTAGAGGGTTTTGGATACAAGCGGGCAACCTTTCACTTTGCTGAAGGCGACCCTGCTGAAATTCTTGATAAAGAAAGAACTGAGCAAGAGCAACCAAGCAGAGGTTTTGCTGATGAAGATGAAGGACTTAATGCTAGACAGCGCGAGCGCGTTATTGAGCGCCAAGATAACTGGAACGACCTTGTTGAGAAAGCAAAGCGACTAGTCAATACAGGCCATGTAACAGTTATAATTAATGACCAAGATCATGTTGTTGGTACTGTTATTGGCGATCATGGAACTTATGAATCAACCATCATGCGCCAAGACCCTGCTTCGCCCGTCATTACAGGATGGCATTGTGAATGCAAGTGGCAGCAGTTTGCTTGGCAACGTACTCGTCAATGGAAGATTTATGAAGGTCGCCCATGCTCTCACGTTCTAGCACTTTACTTTTTATCTAAGATGCTACCAGTGCAACAGGTTGAAGAGGCAATGGTTACTGAGCTTCCACCACAGGCACCAGTTGGCCCTGTTGGTGAGCCTAGCCCATTTGCTCTACCACCCGGCCAAGTTGGACCCGGTGGCACACCCGGTGGTATCGTTCCCTCTGTTCCTGAGGGTGCGCGTGGTATTCGACAGCTTACACCATTTAAACCAGAAGATGTTGGTGCTGTGTCTCCTGATGAACTGCTTGAGCAAAGGCTTGGCCCACTTGCGCCTCAACAATATGATCGTCCTGAGACTCAATTAACTCCAGAAGAAGAAAGATTCTTAGGATTTGAGCCACGGAAAAAGATACAAACTCCGCCATTAGAACAACTTAAAGAGCAGCAACGTCAACAGCAGCAGTATACTAGGCCCGGTGAATCACCTTACGGTCAAGCATCGCCTCCCGGTACTGTGTCTGTTCCTCATGCTCGCCAACCAAGTGAAAGAAATCCATTTGGTAGCATTTGGTCAAATACTTATAATGGTCATAGGATGGCTGCCACACCCGGTTGGTATAATTATAAAAGCGGTGACACAATTACACTAGCTAAATCTGTTATTGGTGAAACTGAAGGGCCAAGTAATGCTATCGGCGTAGGTAAGTTTGTAGAGGTGCCAGCGGGATCAGTTGGCGAGGTTTATGTTCAAGAACGTAACGCAAATCCTGCACTTGCATACGTTGAAGCAATCTTCCCATTGTCAGGTGGTCCAAAAACACCTACGCATGTCAGATGTTTTTTAGATATGACTGATATTGCTCCACCAAAAACAAAAAATAAACCTGATGAGGGAACAGAGCGCCGCGATCCTGATACGAAACCAAGACCGTTTGGAACTTAGAACTTAGAGTTCTTTAAAGGCTTGTCAAGAGTATAACCCTTGACTACAGTCCAAAATTCGTATTCGTCCCTAATTACAGAGAACAAAACCCTAAAGGGTAATGATCCCCAAAACAAAACCTCTGATAGTTTAAAGTTTTCCATTTATATATTTAGCCTGTGCATAGGTTAATTTAGTTAGTGGCTGGTCCCAAGCGGCAGCCTTTTCTTTTATTGTTAAAGATGCTGTTTTTCCTGTACCATTACAATTTGCGCAGTTTTCCGTTACAACACCACGGTCATCAGTAATTTGAATTCTGCCTGAGCCACCACAATTTTGACATTCTGCACCCGGCTCTCTTTCGACTGGGTTTTCTTCAATGTACCAACCTCTGGTATTACACTTATCACAATTTAATGAACCTATATAACCACGACCATTGCATTTTGCGCATGTTACAGCGTTAGGCGCGTATTGAGGGTTCATACTTGCAGGCATCATTCTTACGCCGCCGCTTGCATCCCAATAATTTGGCATGTCCGGAGCGATATCTTCATCGTGAATGCCAATTCTGTTGTATGGTAATTCTTGATATGAAATTTCTGGCGCTTCATCTGGTTTAAATCTTTGCATGTATGCTTCTTCTCGCCAAAGAGTAATTGGTTTTTCCACCTTATTTGTTTTTGGATTGGTGTGCATTCTGCGCCATGTATCATAAAATCTACATATTGGATAGGTGTCAAAGAAATCATCATCTGATCTTTCTTCAAGTCCCATCAATTCCCCATCTCTGATAAATCCTTCTTTGTTTCTATCAAATATTTTATTTGCTGCCGTGACAAAATCTCGCAAATGATAAGGTGGCGCAAATTCACTCATCAAAGCATTAATAAGTTGATACGTTCCAACATTTATATGCGACTCTTCAAAAAATTCGTCTGCAATAAGATTCCATTCTGGGTCTCCGCGTTCAATATCGCAATCGTCTGCTAATGTTTCCCCAAGTTGATCTGCATACTCCTCAGCCGCCTCTTCAAGATGGTCTATTTGCGCCATATATTCTTCTATTGATTCTGGGTCTGGCATTTGAAGTGTGTGTAATGTTTCGTCTTCAAAATCTTGGAACCAAGAATTATCTTCCGAGCCTTCGCCACCATTTGCATCATCAAGTCCCATTGCCTCATTAAATTCTGTTACAATATCTCTAAATCTAGCGTAGGAGTCTTTAGACTTACCCTGAGCGTGAGCAAATGATCCATCAGGGTTATAATGCCATGTAAACTTAGGAATGCCGTTTTCATCTCTTAAAGAATAAGCAGCAATAACATCATTTTCAATGCCCTGTGCATACTTTTGTTCATCGCTGCCAATGCAATGACCTAATACTTCACTTTCAAGTCCGGCGTCTTCCATGGATTTTAATTGATGAACGGTCCAACCTTTAAAGAATGGATCTTGGACTCTATAAACAACGCTTTCTGGGTCGTTTAATTTATCAGCAAATTGTTTCTTAAGGCCTTCAATAGTTTGTAATTCATAAAGGTATCTTTTATGCCTATGTACAGCGTCTGAAACTTGCGCCACTGACATATCATTGAGATTAATCTCAAACTTTTTAGTTAATCTATTAAGAAAGTCCTTCATGTTCTCTTCAGGCACGGTACCATCGATTGTATCTATGGCATTATCGGCCTGCATTTCTCTATATGTAGTCATCATATTCTCACGAAGATCGCGTTCATCAACTTTTAGTTGATCGGCCATAAGTCCTAACAAATCATCGTTATACATAGGAGAATTAATATCACCATTAATTGTTTTGTTTCCCCGTTCGATGCGATACTGAATGTATTTCTCTGACCTATTAAATGCGGCCCTGACTTCCTTTTCTGTCCTGCTGCGACGAGCAGGTGCGTTGGATGCATTAAACCAATTTGCCCAATCCTCTGGTTTGATCTTGGCGTAATACTTATCTGGTAATTCAAAATTAGATAGGTCTGGGTTTTCTTCTCTAACAGTGTCGTCTATTGCTTGCACTGCTCTATACATTGTCGTCGTGATGTAAATTTTGCGAGAATTAATTTTGTTTCTTTTGAGTAAGTCCTTCAAATATTCTTCTGCGTCTTCCGTTGCACCGATTTGTTCCAATATTGCATCTGATCCACCAATCCAAGTGGGCGTACCCTCAGGAATCTTCTTTAAAAGATCAATAAGGTCATTAGGACCAACAATATCGCAGTTAATTACTACAGCATCAATGTCAGGGTTATCAACTGCTCCGTAGGTATCATCTACTTGATACCCAAAGCTTTCTAACCTTGTCTTCCAATAATCTGATTCGTAATTCTGCTGAACACTAATCAATGATTCATGTTTACCAGCAAGTGCCATCTTCGCCTGTTGAACAGAGCTAAATTCCATAGTTGAAAAGCGACCAAGACCATACACTTCTCCATCGTCATAAGTAAACGGTTTAATGTCTTCTGTTTTGATTTGTTTTACAATCCATGGCACCATGCCTTCAAGACCGGGAGCCGGACCTCGCCCGAATTCACCTTGCTCACTCAGACCGTGACCTGAAATAAGTTTATGTAGATAATCAAGAATGGCTTGACCTTTTTCACTGCGCATATGCTTCTGATCTTGATTCTTTACTTTACGAACAGCCTGTGATGCTGTGCGTCTGTTGTTTGGTGATTGACCATAAGCGCAAGTGCATGGCTCGCCCGTGTAAGGGTGGAAATGAACATCAAACCCTTCATAAGTTTTAGAAGATTTCAACATGTTTTGAATAATAGGTGTGGCTTCTTTTGCCTTCTCTATTACATTTGAACCATAAGCCACTACTTCTTCTCTGCTGGAAGGATAGATGTCATGGGTCTTTGCAAGTTCTTCGGCAGCCTCGCTATGCTCAGCTAAAATTTCCTCTCCTCTTCTAATTCCATCGCCATCTAAAAAGTCGCCGTTTGGTGTCTGAACCATAAAGTGCCACGCCCCACCGTTTGGTCTTTCGTCAATTTTAAAGATTGGCCAACCTGTTAAATCGTGTGCTGCAAGAGCAAAGGCTGCGCATTCCCCCGTTCTCCAACAAGGATCAATTGCGGAAGTTTTAAGTCGATAATCAATCTTGGAGATATCAGCAATAAGATCAGGCGATGTATCCTTAGAGAACCAATTGACCGATCCATCTTCATTAATATCAAATGGGATGCCTTCTGTAAAATCATGTACGGAATGAGTCTCAGGCAATTTGTGTCCTGTAAGGTATTCATACATATCAGGATGCTGCGGCTCGCCTTTCTTGTTCACTGGCCAAGTGATAAGTTTACCGCTATTGAGCATAAGGCCGCGACCGCGACCACCAGCTACCCAGCTAAGATCATGAGAAACCTTAGCTTCAATCGTTGATAAGTGAAGTTTCAATTGGTCGGTAAAACTAAGAGGGGTCATGTCCCACTTTTTCTTTGCCATAAACAATTGACCTGATGGCTCTTCATGAATCATTGCTGCGGGGTTTGGAATTCCACCGTTCTCGCCCCGATTTTTCAATCTTGTTTCCCAATCGGGCATTGTGGCTCTAGCCTGCATCATACCCGTTCCATTACAGGCCCGACACGTTGCGCCAGTATTAGGATCTCCTCCAGCTCCACCGCAAGACAGGCATTGAATTTTTGTATGTAATGGCTCGCCTCTTCTGTTTTGTGGATTTAAGCCCGCAGGAAGAATGCCGTTAAATGATGCTAAATCTTCATCGCTTGGAACAGAGAATCCCCAAACGTTTTCTTCTTCTTGCCTTCTTAATCTATCTAAATTACTTGGCGAAATTCCTCTAGGATCTTGAAATTTACCCGTAAGCGGATTTGTGTGTAATTTAACCCACTCTTGGTAAGCCTGTATTTCTGCATCGTCTTCTTCATCAAGATCTGCTGTTTCTAAATACCTTTGACACTCTTCGTAAAAATCTCCAATCTGAAATTGATTATGAAAAACTGCGGCCCATTTGTTCAACAAATCTAAGTTGGTTTGAAAGTCTCTTGGAGTATTAAAGTATTCATAGGCTATATCATCCCAATGAATTGAGCCGGGATAAATCTGTGTATCATCGCCAATAATAAGACCTTCATCTTGTGCCTCCCTTGCTGCAAGCTCCCAACAATTATTGTCCTCGCCATATTGAGCTTCGTATTCTGCAAAACTTGTTACATCTGACAATTGAATTTCAAGTGCTTCCTTTTCCTCCTCTTCCTCCTCTTCCTCTTCTTCCCGCTCTGGCCTCCAATGCTCCCTATTTCTATCGTAACAATCTTCACCAGTTTCACCTCTATTATAATTATAACTACCATTATCGTAGTCATCATCTAAACCAAGTGCTTGATTAGCAGTAGAAATCATTTCACGAATAAATGGGACATTTACCTTGTAGTAAGGAAAGTCAGTTCGCCTTCTCTCTTCTGCATATCTTTTAGAAGAATCCTCCATAAATGCCACAGAACCATCGTCTGTGTTATATCCCCAAATTGCATGACTGCCTCCAAATGTATCTCTCAATACATAAAGATCAAGATAACCTTTATCAAAAGCTTCTAAATAACCGCTTTCTTCGTCTTTAATACAATTGCCCTGCCTTATTCCTTCTTGCTCAACTTCATTTTCGTCTTCTAATTTAGCAACAGTCCAACCAACCCATTCAAGGTTAGAGTCATCAAATGTATAAACGGTGTTTTGATTTGCTAAAAACTTAGCGTCTTTTTCTTTTTCTTTAACCCACTCATGATGCCTCATCCCCTGACGTATTAGGTCAATAAAATCAAAAGACATCCAATCAACATTTTGTCTATATGGGCCTTCGCTTGCATTAACATAATTAACTATGAACTCTAACTCATCAAAATCAATTGGTGTATTTCCACCCGGATACACTCTTTCAATGCCCGTATAATATGATCGATCTTCGTTTGGATTGTAAGTAAGATTGCCTTCTTTGAACTGTTTAACAATCCACGGAACAAGAGTTTTAGCTCCCTCTAGTATGGGTTGAGGATTCTCGCCAACACCCTTAATAAGAGATGTTAAATACTCAATGAGGGCTTGACCCTCTTCATTTTGAAGAAATGAAGGCGGACTCTTTGTAATTTCTTTAAACTTGTAACCTGATGCTTCTTTAAAGAATCGCTCGCCATCTTCATTGGTATTCCTATATGCACCAAATCCACAGGTGCATGGCTTGCCTGTAATAGAATCAAAGTGAACAATGTAATTGTCTTGTTTCTTTTTACCAAATTTAAGTTGCCCTGAACCCTCTTCCATGAGCTTTGCGGCAGGCTTGTTTTTGCCCGTGCCATTACAAGCCCCGCAACGCAAATCAGTATTTTGTAAATCTTTTCTTCCTAAAGTTCTTTCAAATTCAACAATAAGACGGTCATGAACACCATCTGCTTTTAATTGCTCAACCTGTTGTTTAAGGTGTTGAACTTTGCTTTGATCGACGCCTGATCCTGCACAGGACTGACACTTGGCGGCATCTGATTCTGGATCAGGAAATACAACTTTATTTCGTTCATCACCATCACCCCAACATTTATCACAAGTGACATAACCATTTGGAGTAATAAGACGACCAGACCCACCACATTTTTTGCAAGCACTGGTTTCAATTACAGGTTTGCCTTTTCGATAAGCAGGATTTAAACTTGCTGGAAGTTTGCCGCCCCACTCAGAAATAAATGTGTCCCAATCAGGAAGTGAAAAAGCCCACGGACTGTCACTGAAATTTTCACGAAATTCTTCATAGTCATTTTTGTGCCAAGCGGTATTTGCCCATGTTTCTGGGTGTGTATATTCGCCAGTATATGGATGAGTGTGAATTTTTTTCCACTCTTTATAATCATTTACATGATCTTGATTGCGCTGATTGGCTTCTACTTCTGGGTCTGATATTCTTCTATCTGCTTCTTGAACAAATTGATCCAAAGCAAAGATAAGACGATCATCACCATCCATAATTTTTATAAAATCATTAAAAGGGATTTGTTCATCAGATAGGTTTCCGGTAGTTGGCCCGTTAAACAAATCTCCGACAATGGACCTCCAATCAACGCGACCTTTTATAACTTCCGAAACCATATCCGCATCAATATCTTGTTCATCTGCGGATTTTGCAACTAATTGTTTATATGCATCCGAATCATCGTTTGAAAATTGAATTAAAAATTGATCTACTGTTAAAACATCGGGCAGTTGAACATCATAATTATCTTTGTGGTATCTTTTTTGCATACCTAAGGCATCACTGGCTTCATTAATCATATTTCGAATCCATTGATTATTTACTTCATAACCTACCCAACCTTTGCCTCGTTTGTTATAAAGTTTACTAGAATCTTCCATAACCGCGATTTTGCCATCGCGGTCATAAGCCCATAGCGCATGACCCAACCCTTTAGGATCCCTTAATACATAAACAGTTAAATCGCCCTCTGCAACTGACCTTTGATAGCCCTGCGCCTCCTGTTGAAAACAATTGCCTTGCTCAATGCCAACTCGTTTAGCCTCACCAGCATCAGGATTAAGTCTTGTAACAAACCAGCCTTTATGGTCTGGATCAGTAAATTCGTAAACCCTCTCTTGATTTTTAACATCGGCTTTGCGCATAGCTTCTGCTTCGCGCTCTCTAACCCAATTTCGATGGCGTTTAGCTCTTGTTTCTATTTCGTCTGGAGGTAGCTCCATCAAGTTTTCTTTTTGATTACTTGGCGCAGTTTTGTGTGCCATGCATCTATCGCACATTACATGAGCTTCAACCTCCGTATTCCACTTTTCTCCTTTTCCCTTGCACTCTGGACACTCTACAAGTTTGTTTTGATAAGGAGATCCTTCGGCATTAAATAAATCAGCAATATTTTCAAGGCGTCCCGGCGACCAAAATTCAAAGTTTCTTTCAGAAACAACGCGCTCAAAACCGGGTCTGGTGCTGCGACGACCCGATTCAAAATTAAGAGTTCCTTTTTTCATTTGACCGACAATCCACGGAATAACTTTTTTGATTCCGGGAATCGCCTCTATTGTTTCTGTATTACCTCCAGCGCCTACAACCTCTCCGCCTTCGGCTAAAGCAACAACATAATCTCGAAAAACCCTGCCATTTTCGCCTTCCAAATTCATATAATAGCTTTCTGGAAGCTCGCCTCGTTTAATATCTTTATACTTTAGATTGGCTTCCTTCTCTAAGCCATGCGTCTGACCAAATCCGCAGTAGCAAGGCTCACCTGTATAATGATTAAAGTGCAGTGCGCTATCTTCTGTTGCGCTTGTCTTAATATCATTGCGTCCATCATAAAAACGATTATCTTTACGATGAAGAAAGGCAATTACAGAACGATCTGACTTGCCGGTTCTATTCTTAAAACCTTCGCCACGATCATGGATACCACCTGTAGGTGTAATATAAAACTTAAATACGACAAGATCAGTAGCGCGAATACGCTGGTACTCGCGGTCAATGTCATCTGTATAGTCTGGGCCTACTGACCATGTGCGTATGCTATAGTCAAGCAGGTTGAACGAATCTGGGGTATTCGTTCTAGCGTGGATATATCCGGCACCGAGTCGCCCCGGTGTCCAATCATGATTATCCGTAGATTCTTTTTGAAAAGAGAAATCCCACATTACTCACTCTGCTGTTCATCAAAGGAATCAATTTTAGCTTGGATTCCTTCTAATGCACACACCATTTTACTTAACAAATCCTCTTGTTGTTCGAACATCTTAATTAATTTTTCGCCTAGTTGCGGAGCGGCAAAGCTCTCAAGCGACCTATATTTTTCTTCCCAATTAGTTAATTCGGTCTTAAGAAAATTGTTTTCTTTCTCAAGGGCTTTGACTTGAGCTTCCAAAGAATCTAATCTTTCTCCATATGATACTATAGTTTGTTGATTGGTTTCAATTATTGTATCTTTTGCCGTTAATTGTGATTTTACATTGATATTTTTAATATAAGAAAAAAGAGCATAAGATCCCAAGCTTGCGCCGATCAATTCAAAGATGACGAGAGGGGTGGGTTGCCCCATAAAGCTTGAAAATGATGCTAATAACATAGGTATCTACTATTTAAGGTTCGGAATCTCAATCATTATCACGAAGCCACGGAAAATCGTGCCAATCATTCTGCATTAAGGCAATTCCCGCAACAAACATAACGAATCCAACTGCTCCGTGATGAATTCTTTTATTGAGAATCCAAACTCTTTTTAGCTGGTTGTCTATTCTCAATAAACTCATTGTATTAATTAAAGATTTGTTTTTCTTATTTTAATAAGATTAATCAAGCCAGAATCATATCGAAAGGTAAAATCTTGGTAAAATCCTCTTCAATGATGAAATAGCTGCTACACTCCTGTTCAGCAGTTGAATACAACAAAACAAAGGAGCAGCAAATGGCACACGGAATTACAGACAAAGATCAGATGTTCTCGGTACGCGAAATGCCGTGGCATGGTCTTGGTAACGTACTAGATCAGTACCCCGGTTCGATCAAGGAAGCACTAGAGCTTTCAGGTCTTGATTGGAACATCATTCAGCGCCCTGTTCATCAGGAAATTATTACCAACGTCGGTGGTCAGAACATCACAACGTACCCAAAGGTAGACAATCTTTGGATGAACGTCCGTGAGGATACCAACGATGTAATGGGTGTCGTAACAGAGCGTTACAAGCCAATTCAGAACCATGAGGCATTTGCTTTCATGGACAATCTTATTGGCACAGATATGATGTACGAAACCGCAGGTTCCCTGTACGCAGGTAAGAAGGTATGGGTACTGTGCAAGATGCCTGATTACATTCAGGTTGCAGGTGACGATGTTGGGCAATATGTATTTATTGCTAATGCTCACGATGGTAAGTCTGCTTGCCTTGTGTCTGTTAGCCCAATTCGTATTGTTTGCGCAAACACTCTTGGTTGGGCTGTAAGCAGGGCCAAGCAGGGTAAGCGCACCTACACTGTACGTCACACAGGTAATATTAATGCAAAGCTCCATGAGGCTCGTAACGTCATGGGTATTACCATTGACTATTACAAGCAATTTAAGGATCTTGGCGATCAGTTGGCTCTGACTTCTTTTTCAGAGGGCCGTCTGCGCTCTGTTCTTGATGAGCTTTACCCTGTTGAGGGCAGCATGGGTGATCGTGCTGTAACTAATCGCTCAGTTGCAAAGAATGCAATCATGGCGATCTACAGGGGCGAAGGCGTCAATGGCGACACTACAGGCAACGCACCGGGCAGCAAGTGGTGCGCAGCTAACGCAATCGCAGAGTATGCCGATTACGGTCGCAAGATGACTAAGCGTGGCTCACAAATGGCGCGTAGCTTCGATGACAACGCACTTAAGCAGAGGGGCTTTGAACTCGTCCTTAACGCTTAAGTAATATATTGAGGACTCCAGCCAATGCCCGTCCCCATTGGCTTCGGATATAAAAGACAATACTCCCCCGCTGCGTCCTCCCTTCCTTTACTAAGTCTTTACTTAAAAAGTAATCAAGTGTGCTAAGGTAAACTTATGACTATGAAAACATTGCATTGCCAAGCAGGGAACCATGAGTGGCAGAGAGCCGCACAGCGCGGTCGTTTACCTCTCAACTGTCCCGAACATACAGAAGAAAAAGTAATCACAGGCACTTCTGCCCCTGTTACCATCACTGGAATCCAAGCGGCTCACGCTGCTAAGGCCAATAAGAAGTCTCAGGAGGAACAGGAGTGGTCTGAACGGGTTGAGTCTGTTATCCGTGACCCTCGCATGACCGTGAGCGTCCCCGATAGGTATTCCACTGACGCTAGGCCGCATACCGTGTCCAAGCTGCGCTATATCCAAGACCAACTGACTAATCACAGGGCAGAACGCTCTCACAACGACCTTGCTGATCTTGAGAAGATGCGAGCTAAGATCATGCAAGACCCATTCTCTAGATCAGGACACCTTTACTAATGAAAAGAAATATCAAAGATAAATATACATGGGTTGGAACCCTCGTAGCTATTGTTTTTGTTTTGTTTGCGGGTTGTGCGTTTGGACAGTTTGCAGATCAGAGGGTGGCAGAGAATACCCTTGTGACCAATGGATTTACTAATGTAAAACTTATTGACCGCGATTCTATATTTGTTGGATTCAAGGGTTGCGGCAAGGGTGATACAGTCCTGTTTACTTTTACAGCAAATAATCCAGTTGGAAAGAATGTCACTGTGAAGGTGTGTCAGGGTTGGCCTCTAAAGGGTGCCACCATTCGGGGAACGTAGGTTTTGCCAAGTCTTTACCCAAGCGGTGAAACGGTTTGCTATGTTGTATTCAGTTGTTGAACACAAAACAAGGAGAAACACAATGACTACAAAGACACTTATCGGTCAGGTCGCGGTAGACTCAGGCCAGATTATGATTATTGACCCCTGCTACATCAATGCAGACTTTGTAAAAGAATTTGACACTAGCACTAAGAATAAGCCAAGTTCATCATACGAAATGAATTACGATGGTTGCTGCAACGCAACTCTGAGTAGCAATGGTTACGGACAGCTTGAGAACCTTGCTATCGCCTGTGGCACCTTGTACGGTGACGGTGTGTACCCTGTGTACGCAGAGTTTGACAATCGCAATAGGGTCAAGACCCTCACGATTGACTTTGATCCACAGGAGGATGATAGCCTTTGCGATGATTGCGGCGAGGATATGGATTGGGATTGTAATTGCGAGGAGATGGAAGTATGATTAGTATTGAGAATGATATTGCAGAAGAAATTATCCGCATCGCAAATAGTTATGCGGAGGAGTTGCAAAATACGCTAGAAACTCAGGACAACAACGACGAGATGATTAAATACATGGAGGGCGATATCGCTAACGCTGATATTCTCGTTAGGTACATCGAACGTAAGTTGAGCAAGTCTTAACCAAACCTTTACCCAAGACAAAAGCGAAACTGCTAAGTTGTATCTACTGACTAAACAGACCGCCATAGGAGGCGATTACAATTCACGCTCTACAGCATTTTCTTATTAACATTGATGACACTGACGACATTGTTCAGGACGGACGTATCTTTGCAATTGAACATGGTGCATTTAGTTCTTATGTTGAGCATAAGTTTGACGATAACAATTGGTACACACCTCTTGCCCTAGCCGTCAAGGATGGCGAGGCAGTGATTAGTGATGACACCTATCGCGGCGGCTTTGACTCTTGGGTTGATGATCGTGATAGCTGGGACTACGATGCCGCTATGAAGTCTGCATACAATTGTATGTATTGGGATATCGGCAACGATCTTCGCGTTCTGACTGAGGGCGATCATAATTATCAGTATAAGTTTAAATCTACTGATGAAGCTGCCCAAACTATTCGTGAGGCTCTTGCAGCTAGCTACGCAGGCACCGATGATGGCATTGATTCTTGGAGGCTATCGGTTCGTCCTAACCTTGCTAGGGTTTATGAGCAGCTTAATGATAAGTATTTTACTCCGCCGTTCTTTAATGCTTATCAGTTTTCGCCTTACACGGCGCGTACCTTTGACCTAACTGATGGCGAGGACTTCGGGCTTGCTATCCTTACCTGTGACGTTCACACTTGATAGGAGACAATGATGAAAGTATACGCTCTATTGCTCAATGGCCCTGCTTCTGACAATCCCGATACGCTAGGGCAGTACGGCCCTTACAGCAGCTTTCAGGAGGCCGTAGAGCAGCACACAGACGACAACGATGACGTAGCCCGAATTGTCGGAATCTATAACGAGGATTCAATCGAATGGGCTGAGATTAGTTTTATTACAGATGCAGAGACAACCATTCCATTCAATATTAAATCAGAGGGGGACAAGAATGACTGACAATAATATTTACAAAGCTATCGAAGATTATGTTAGCGATAGTTATTTCCAGCAGGCTCAGGATGAAGGCATTGAGTGGAATGAAAAGTATGATGCTTTTGTAGAACCTCATGCTGCTAGTCTTTACAATCAGGTCAAGCAGGCAGTGGATATGTACATGACTCACTTTGCGGATCCGCTTCCTGACTTTAGCGAGGACAAGGATTAGGTTTTACTAAGTCTTTACCCTTGATTTGCTATGCTGATTGCAACAACCAACTAAGGAGATCGTAATGGATATTAATGCACTACTTAATCGCAAGGTAGAACTTACTGAGCTTCTACAAAATAATGTAGAAGAAAACACCCTTCTTCCTCTCGAAAAAGAAAATCTGCAAGAAGAGCTTAATGAGCTTATTGAGCTTGAATCTGATATGGGCATCACGCTAGAAGAAGCAGATCGGGATAGCGTATATTTTATTGATGAAGATTATTTTGAGGATTACGCCAAAGAATTTGCTCACGATATCGGAGCCATTGATGACGAAACAACTTGGCCTGCCACTCATATTGATTGGTCGGCAGCAGCAGACGAACTTCGTTATGATTACACCGATGTAGAATTTCAAGGCAACAACTACCTATTCAGGTACTAAACAAAGGAAAACAAATGAGTGATTTTATGAATCAGTGGAAGGCCGCTCTGGATCATGCGCAGATGGCGGGCCAACCTGTAACGATCTACAAGCAGAATCATATGCTTGATGTGCCGCGCCCTGTGGCTCGCACGATGCACCCGGCGTTTATGGGTACCAAGCCACCTAAGCACGATCCTGTGAGGGATGGCAAGTGACAATTATTGCGCATACGGATACTAGGCTTGACGATGTGCTAGGCGCACTCAACACCGCGACAAAAGAAATCAATCGCGGTGTTGTTCAAAGAAATGAATTCGCCAAGAGTATGCTAACGATTGATCCTGAGCTAGCAGAGGCAGAGCTTGATAAGTCTGCTAAACTCATTGCTGCATCGAAGCTGCTACTCAGGTTCGGGCTTGACCTAATGGAAGAAAGATATGACAATGACTAATCAGGAAGTAGTGGACAACATGGTGGCAGGATATATTTCCATGATGACACCATACGAAGCTAAGGTGACTGACTCAGGAGAAGTTTCGATCATCGGCAAGACAGCAAACTTTATTGTTGATACAGCCTCAGATGATGAGAAACTTATTCTAACAATTATTGACCATGACGATCCGTTTCTTCCTATCGAAGAGACACCAAAGGATCTTGATAAGATCGCAGAGCGGCTTACAGAGATTCACGCTCTGGACACTGAATAGGTTTTGCCTGTTCTTTACCATCAGTTTGCTAGAGTAGTTATTACAAACCAACAGAGGGAGAAGTGATGGAAGTCGTAGTGCAATACACAGTTCCTGTATCAGTATTTGTAAACACTGAGACGGGCGAGGTAGACAGGGTTCTGCTGGAAACTCAAAACATCGAACTGAACAAGGCTGAGACTGTAGTGGACACTACAGATTGGCAACCTGTGACGAACGATGGTGTTGAAGCAGCCGCCCTTGATATCGCTGAGACTTATGATTGGCCCGCTTGGGATCAAGCATAATCAATTAATATAAAAGTATAAGGAGACACAATGAATTACTCAGATGTAGATGATGTTTTGACAACCATTGAGATAAAAGTTATTGATGTTCTGACAGAGGAACAGAAAACTTATTTTGCAAAAAATATGAATGATATTTTGACCAAGAGGGGTTTGCTAGATCAGTCGGCTAGTGAAACTTTGTCTGACAGGATTGATGCGATTATCAATCGGTCACACGAACCGCTCAGTGTTTGTGATTACGAAAAGGCGGCTGAAAAGGCGAATAGAAGTAAAAAAACTATTGAGCGTTATGCAAATCGTGGAGTTTTACGCAACATTAAAGTTAATGGAAGGCTTCACGTTTTTGAGGAAGATCTAAAGGTATACATTGATGAAAAGTCTAGTAATCGTAAGCCTGCTCGCAAGCTAGAAAGAATGAAGCGTGAAGAGTTTATTAACAATTATTTTGCTAATAATGACACCGTGATTGCTGGCGATCTTGCTGACCTCTTGCATGATAATTGTGATTATTCTAATACCGACAATCCTAGAAGCAGTGCTTTTTCTACGATTAGGGATAGAGTCAATAATGGCACTTTTGTAAATCTGACTAAGTTGGACGAAGAAAGGGCTGTTACGCGAGAAGATACGATTGCGCTTGCTGGATATAAGCCGCAGCAGCAGTTGAGCCTCTCAACGTTGCAGCAGGATTATGAAGACATCTTCACTGCATGGTAAGCATTTGACGCAATAGTTAAACAATGCGGCGACTATTTTCTGTCAAAGGGGGTAGTCGCCGTCACCGTTTATGGCTAATAAAAAGAAATCAGATAAAGCAAAAGAAAAAGAGCGCATCAACGCTCTTTTTGAGTATAAAAATTGGACACCAGAGAAGCTAAAGGAAAAAATTGAGTTACGAAAAGCACGAAATACAAGATGTGATTGACGAGATGGAGGTTGTCCTGTACGGCATTCACAAAAGCGTAGAGAACGGCCTAGAGGATCTGACGTTCGCTATTCAGAACTTGAATAGCTATGAAGGATTTGCTAGGCTCAACGTAGCGAAAGCTAAAATCAATAAAACACAATCATTGCAATCAGTGATTGATACTGTAGAAGGAATATTGGAGAATAAAAAAGAAAATGACTGAGCTTGTTTTTTATAGCAATGACGGGGCAGAAGGCGGATACGTTTTTCATGGCGATGACGAGTTCCTGTCAGTTGTTGCTGATGCAGCAGAAGAGACTCTGCTGTTGCTGAACGTGGACGAGGACGATGATCCTGAGGTCTACGCAGTTGATCGTGCCGCAATTATTAATAGCGCTCTGCTGGCCCTACGTCGTGGTGATACCTACCTCGATCAGGCTGGCTTTACATGGAAGGTAGAAAGTAATGACTGATACAAATGGAGTGGTGGTAGTAGTTGGCGATCCCTTGAATGGGATTACCGTCTATGGCCCTTATGCAACGACAGACGATGCTATCGAAGTATGGGAAAATGAATCTGATGTTGATTGGTGGGTAAGCCCACTACGCACAAATGGTAATACAATAAGAATTGCTGATTGCGACCGTCCGTGGTGCGCTCATTGCAAGAATGAAGAGGAGTGATCGAAATGCACTTTGTCACAATGGCAGCAGGTTTAACCATACTTTATGTAACAATTATGACGCTTGTGTTGATCTTGCTAAGTAGAAACAATGACGAAGATGATGAATAAAGTAATCGCAGCGTTGTATTGCTTTCTAATAAAGATCATGCACCCAAATCTATGAACGCCTGAGAACCTGCTACAGTGTTCTTACGCAATCGAATCAAAGGAGAACTAACAATGGATTACCTAATCAAAGTAGAAGTAGTTGGCGATTTCGGTCTTAGGGCCATCGCTTACATGGACGACAGTGATTCAGTTCATCTGTCCGGTGCTGAGAGCCTGATGGACTCTAAGGAGATCCAACACGCAGCTATGCTTGTAGAGGTAGCTCAGGAGCAGCTTGCCATCCTTCGTGATGCCGAAGCCGCCTCCCTCTCAAGAGTTGTGGAGGCGTGATGCGTAAATTTTTATTTGATAATAGGTTCTGGTACGTCGGTACAACCTTTTCCGCTTTTGGCGATAACAAAGAATATGATAGCTGCCCTTGCATAATTATTTGTAACCCGTTTCGTAGATGGAAGCCAAATAAAAAATGAGTATTGGAAAATATACAGTTTGGATTGACTCTGCAATTGGCTGGCAGTTTGGCTTAATGCTCAGGAGCTACAGGTTCGACACTAAGCGCGGCACCAAATACACCGGGCTTGAAATCGGCCTACCAATCATCACAATAAATATCGAATTAGTAAAGTTTAAAGATGAGAGTTGTAACAGGAAATAAATACCCTTCTGATCGCTGGATTGTCGTTGATGATGATGATGAAGTCATCTTCGACCCGGCATATGTGGCTGGCAATCATTCAGAGTCTCTAAAGGCTTGTAACGTCTATGTTAATATGCCTGAGAAGCGTGATGCGCTTAGAGAGCATTACGGGCGAAGGATTGACTACGGATGGGACGACAAGGTTCAGAAGGCACTTGGATATTTTATATGATATATATTAAACGAAAAGTTTATCAAAAGATAGCGCGGATCGCTAATAAAACATATTATTGGGCCATAGATAACTATTTCAGAAGCCATGATGAATATTGGGATAAGAAGGAGATGGGCTATAAATAAATTATTAGTTGATTATATTTTGCATCTTGGCTTTGAGGGTCTAGCCGCATTGGGTGGCTACTACGCTCGCGGGTTCTGTAAGCACACTAGGCACCGCATAGGAATCGCTATAGTTTGGTCTATGGCATCTACGGCCCTGCTAGTGTCATTCATAGGATAGGTTTTATAAAAAGTAATGCAAGTCAAACCTGAACAACTTATATTTACACATCACGCCATTGAGCGATACTATGGTAGAGTCTTGCCCGTGAGCTTAGATCAAGAGAGAATCATAAATGAAATCTCTCATATGGGGATCAAGCGTACCGGCTATCTTCGCAATGTTATTATTGTGCCAAAAGAAAAGAAACCAAGCTGGGTCAGAGGTCGGCGTTCTACTTCCCATTATCTTTTATTAAACAGAGGTCATATAGTTTGCCCTGTTGTTTTTGATAAAAAAGAAAACAAATGGGTCGTCTTGACCACACTTCACAAATCGGTAAACAAATGAAATTCAACATCAAAAATAAAGAATTGCAAGTTCGTTGGCATGAAAATCATCAAATTATGCGAAACGTAGGAGTGACACTCTATCGTCAAAAAAGTAATGATGGTGATTATGTAGTTCGTAGCTTTGTGCTTTGTCTGTGGAAATATGCCTTCCTCATTAGTCTTTGGGACGGCGATGGAGTGTTTGCAGAAGCAGTCAATTACAAAAGTAAATAGTTTCATAGTTTTACCCTTCCTTTACATTCGATTTGCTAGACTGATCGTAGACAGGGTGAGAATCCCGGCTAAAAGAAAAGGGCGGGGTGGCGTACAGCCCCGCCCTATATTGCAATCAACCAAATAGGAGGCAGTTATGGAAGCAGCGGTTCAGTATATGGTTCCCGTCACGGTATTCGTGGACACCGAAACTAATGAGGTGGTTCGCGTATTGCAGGAGTACGAAAACATCTTCTTGCCCGATATGCCGGATGTGTATGACGAGTCTTGGAATCCAATTGACGCAAAAGGAATTATTGACAATGTTCTTGACATTGCCGAATCTGCCGATTGGCCCGTCTGGGATCGGGCGTAACTAATGCCTAAGTACGAAGTATTGGTGCCGGAGCTTCACTATCAGACGGTCACTGTAGAGGCTGAAAATGAGCGTGAAGCTATCAAAAGTATTATTGACGGCGGTGGAGATGTTGTCGAAGGTAAGCTAGAGTATTCTTGCGTAATGGATGATTACCTTGATAACGCTTTTAATTACATTGAAAATTATGATTGGATGATTCAGGAGGTAACTAATGCCTAGATACGAAGTTACAGAAGTAATTAGAAAGTATTGGGAGGTCGAAGCTGACTCTACTGAGCAAGCGTATGACCTTGTGATGGACGGCCATAGAGAAGCTATCCTAGTCAATGAAGATGGCGAGTGTGCCGATATTATCGAAATTGAGGAGTAGGTTTTACTCGTTCTTTACCTAGCATTTGCTACGATGGTTACATCAACTAATCAGGAGGTTCCCAAATGGGACGAGTAAATCTGCTTGACGCAATGTTTGTAAATAAAGAAATCGCCCGCAAAGAAGTCATGGCCTGTGATTACTTTATTCTTATGCCAGATCATTACAGTGGCGATGGCACCTGTCGTTGCACTGACGAAGATCACGAAGAAATGAGTGATTGGGGATACATCTGGCGCGACGGTAAGTGGAGGGCCGAATGATCGGCATTGCTTTATTCTTATTTATCATACTTATAAGTGTGATGTGGGCAGCAGGATAGAGTTTGAGAGGGGGCGCAAGCCCTCTCTTTTTTGCACTTTATTTTATATGTAACATTTGTTACATAATAGATATAAGTGAACATCTTTGATATAATGAAGTGAGCAGGCAATCTTTATATAAAATAAAGAAAATCGGCCTGAGAAGCAAACAGATGTAATCAAAAAAGAAATATACAGGAATAATGACTAATATAAAGAAAAGAACATACGATTTCATTTGCAATTATTCGTTTAGAGTTTACACTTGGAGCGATAAAAAGTTTTGGGATGCGGCAGGTGATAAGAAAAGAAATACTGAGCGCATGATTGCTAATGTTGATAAGTACGACCTAGATTCATGGGCAAAAAAGGATAACAATGAATAAAGTAATATGGGAAGCTAAATGCGAGGCAAGAATCAAATCGGCCACCATAAAAGAAAAGATTTATTTGAAGATTGCCCTGTACGCTGATCGGATTGGCAAGTGGAGCTATCTGTCAATGGATAAAGCTAAATGGAAAAGAATATCGGCCTCAATAGACAAAAGAGATCGCCGATAACCTATCTCAGAATAACAAAGGAAAACACAATGGAAATAGATAAAACAATATATAAAACAAAGAATAAAGAAATCAAGATTGTTTGGGCAGGGCGTACTCGTCTTTTCCGAAAGGTGCTTGCTTTATTGAAAGATTTATTTGGCGTATACCGTCGAACAACTAATTCATATGAAAAGTATATTCGTGTGAGGTTCGGCCTATTCGGTTTCGCAATGTATACCACAGACCTAAAAGAAAAAGAAAAGTGGGAGGAGCTAGATGCCTAGACTCACGACAGTTGGCTATACTGATAATCGCCCATAATCATCCCTCAGATTATCCCCAGAATACATATAAAACAATAAGAAAGAAATAACAATGAATAAAACAATAAATACAAAGAAAAGAATAATCGGCCTTCGATTTGAACGCCAATATATATCACTTCATCTTATTGGTATTCATCTCCAAAAGGCGGAAGCATTACTGCCAGAAAGACGAGCAGTTATTTCGCCCATATATACTTTGGTTATAGACCTATGGAGTCATAGGCTAGAACTATTGACAAGAAAAAAGAATAACAATGAATAAAGAAATAGACCCAATAGTAGACGATCAAATAGATGGTAGTCTTGGCACTCATATAACCGCGCCATTTGATTATCCAGCTTCTAGAGAGTGTCGTATGCCTGATTGCAATAATATTGCTTATGATGGCCCTATTCATTTAATTGTAGAAAAATTCCCTGAGGAGGATTATATTTTTTGCGATGAATGTAACGGCCCATTTGGAAATAAAGACAAGGGAGCTTGGGCATGATAATGAAAACAATAAATAAGGCAAAAGAAAAGCTATATCTGTCTATGAGGGATAATTCGCTCAAGTTTTACAAATGGATTGACGATAAGCATTGGGAAGCAAAAATGAAGAATGCAGGATTGTGAGGTGGCAGGGTGAGGTGCTTCAATCCAAATGGAATGGCTCAATGTGAGGTTGTTCACCTATCCACCCCCCTCCACTCACCCCCACTTCCTCCCGTGTATATAATAGGTGATAAGTAATATATCCCTTATCATAAGTAAAGTATTCATACTTATAAGTAAAATATTCAATCTGAAAGGAATTATGACCGTATTATTTGCAGTTGTAGGTGCAGTGATGGTATTTTGTGCAGCTAAGGCATAAGTAAAGTATTAACCAAATATTTACTTGACAAATGGAAAAAATATGATATAATCAATTTATTGTATTATTTTATAAAAATAAAAACCTTTATTTTGCAGGGAAAAGACTAAGAATATCCCTAGTGAAATATACCAATATATATAAAGTAAAATATTCCCCTTTATATAATATGAAAAGTATCCGGGTAAACTACTGAAAAGTAAAGAAAACCCTGAATACATCACCTTTCTCTGTTTCCACTTTATAGGCTTTTTGCAAAACCTTTACTTTTCGTATTGGTTTTGTTGCTATAATGAAGGGTGGGAGGGCGGAACAAAGACCATCCATTGCATTGGTAAATCCTTTACTAAACCTTTACTTGACTTCATATGGGGCCATCTGTATAGTTGTTCTTGTTGATGGAGCTAGCCCATCGGCCATGTAGTCAGACCGGCGACGGTCGGTTAGAGGACTAACGAGAGTCGGTAGCAATCTCGTAAAACAGACCGTGATGAGATGCCACGCTAACATAGGTGCGAGTGCAGTGGATAGACGACTATACAGCTATCATGGGTTCGGAACTCAAAGTAGAGAGTGTCCAGCGATAAGGCAGCTATAAAGCCGACTGACTCAGAAGATAGGCGCACTGAGCAGGTATAGCCAGCATATGCGACAGTTAGGGCCGGGAGAGGAATTTCACAGTTCCCCAATCCCGGCCCTTTCTTTATCAAATTTAATGTTTTGCCATTCCTTTACCTTTAGCTCCAATTGACCTGCTAGAGTGTGAAACACAGTAAATCAACCGAAGGAGAATCACATGAAGTTCTTTAACCGTCGTAACAAGATCGAAGCAGCACCTAAGTCTTTCTATGAGCTTGCTCAGGACGCAGAAGCTCACGAAGATTGCCTGATTCTGGTAGCGGTGCCTAAGACACCGTTCACGCCAGACGAGTCAGAGATCAACGAAGATGATCTGGGCCGCGTGATCTACGAGGCGATTGGCGATTACTTTGCCAACCTCCAGACTCAGAACCCCGATCAGATCGAGATTTGGGAGCTTCAGGACGAGATTTCATAGTTTGCCGTTTGGTTGAGCGGCACGGAGGGGGCTGAAATGCCCCCTCCACCCTTTACCTAACCTTTGCTTGCGCCCCGCCGCCTGTCGTTATAATGATGGGCGGGCGGGAGGACAAGGCAGTAAAAAGCATTGGGAAAGTTTTACTTTTTCTTTACTTAGCACCTGATAGTATGACTCTATCAACCAATCAGGAGATAAGAATGCACCCCAACAAAAAGAAGACTCCGACTCCGTATGAACATTGGAGTAGCAGCGAAGAAGGCAATTGGCATATGCCATTCGGGAATTGCGGATTACGCCATTCTTGCCAGAGAACGCAAGAGCTTTACGCCCCCCTTCACTGGAATTGGTTACAGATGGCGATTCAGTACGGCGTAAAGAATATGCCCGTTTGACGAAGACTAAATTTTACTTACCTTTTACCTTTCAATATCAAATCATTTGATACAGTGTGTAACACAAGGCAATCAACCAACAAGGAGATAATCCAAATGCCATCAACCAAGACAACCACCAAGACCACCAAGCACCACCGCACAATCTTCGGTGAGGCCAACGCCGCCACTGTAATGGCAGCAATCAAGGCACAGAAGGGCCAAGCAACGGCCATGAGCCTTGAGGTTGCCCCGTCATTTATGACACGGATGCAGAAGGCCGGTCTGGTCAAGATCACAGGCAAGGTCAAGAGCGAGAAGCGTGGCCGCCCTGCCCACTACTACGGCCTGACAGACAAGGGCCGCAGGTTCGCAGCAAAAGCGTAGCAAGCAAGAGCGGAGGGGGTGCCAATCGCCCCCTCCAATCTTTTGCCATATCTTTACTCTTGCCGCCGCCGGATGGCGATACACTTACAGGGTGGGCGGGAAGGACCAGATGGATCGTGTTGCACAACATGCAACAGATGTTTTGCCTTTCCTTTACCTTCGACCTGCTAGGATGAATCCATGACAATCAATGATTATAGAAACCTGATGACTGATGCAGCGTTCGATATGAGACGCGCACAGGATCAACAGGCATACGATGAAGCCCTAAAGCGTCTTAGAGACGCTCAGGCAAAAAAGGAAGCACTACAGGCCGCTGACCCTGCCGCCGCCGCCGCAGACGCTCAGGAGCAGGCAGAACAGCGCCTATACCGTGAAGTCAATGATCCGTATGGTCAGGCTCGCGGTTGGGGATCATAAAGCTTTACCTTTACTTTACCTAGCACCTGCTAAGATGATTCCATCAACCAATGAGAGGAACGGCCAAATGCCAAAGACCAAGATCATCCACGACCCAACAACATGCCTCAACAACATCCTAGATATGGTGCATGATGCACAGCAGGAAACATGGGCGTTGGTTCATAGCCTTGACGAGACAGACTACATCAAGGACACAGAGAAGAATGAGTGGCACCCTATCACTATCCAGCACGACCAACGCAGAGATGCAGTAGACGCAGTAGACGACATGCTGCGTGAGGCCATCAACATGATTAACGCAGCGTTCGACCTGAGCGTGAACGTAGACCGCAAGTAAAGAGATGGTAAAGGGTGGGGCATAGCAGCCCCGCCCCCACTATCATACCAATAGTAAAGGTATGGTAAAGCCTGAGGATCTTTAGGAGTCCCTATTGTAGCTGGGGATAGGGTAACCCGCAGTCTTCTTTTTATCCCCCTAGGCGGGGGATTTTGCTTACGGGCTTACTTTCGACAGAAAGTAATGGGTCCCCTTTTGCCTTGCTAGGCAATCGTAAACTTTTGAAAAAATAATATAATTTTTTCCTATAGGGTGTTTGCGTGTTGCAAGTTACTGTTGTTGCGGGTCCCCTTTTGGTACCTAAAATATAATGGGTCCCTTTTCCGGTACTATAAATAATATGGAAAAGAAAAAAGAAAATAATAATAAAAAAGCATCGTATGAAGCTAAATTCAAGAAGTACAAGCAGTCTCTGCGCGATAAAGGCGCTTCTAAAAAACACAAGCCCTAATTCGCCCAATCTTGCCCGCCTGCGGAGCAGGCTTTTTAGATTGGCTTCTACGGGCCTCTGATGACGCCTATGCCATTGTATCCCTTCTTAAAGCTCCATATGTTGCCGTATTCTGTCTGATCTACCTTTTCCTTCAGAATTACCCCGACATGCTTTCGGTCTTTCCTTCGGACATATATTGTTCGATTCGCAACTGGATGCCACCCCTTCGGCTCAAATGGAATCTCAATGAACCATTTGCCTTGCCTTCGGACAAACCTAGCTCCGGAATCTTGCTTTAGTGTTTTATTCATCCTTTGAGTATAGCATAACAATCACCATTTGTAACTAATTATTAAATACGCAATAATCAAAACTGAAATCGCTTGAGTTTGCGCGAGAGGGTTGGTTTTTTCTAAAAAGCATTGGTATAATACCTAGATGGCTAAAATTGAATGGAAAACACCTTTTGACCGATTTAGAGACCAAAGGCTGCTTGGAGGATTTAGCAAGCAGCCCGATGGCACTTGGCTCGTTCAAATCGGCATTAATCCTAGAAATGGCAATAGTAGGTTTCCTGATCCGGGCGAAGAGGTTATTGTCCCTGTAAAGGGCGAAGATCATTCTTTTCGTGTTCTTGAAAGAATTTATCCTCCTATGCTGCCCGCCGATCCTGCTGGCAGGGACGAACTTTATTCTTGGTGGACTTTTGAGCCTGTAGCCGACAGTAATTCAGGCGAATCCGAAAGGTTAACTAGTATGAGCTATAAACTTGATAAAACCCTTAATGATGTTCTTAGAGAGCAAATGATTGCCGGAGGGGTACCTGAGAGTGAAGTGGCTCCAAGCATTAAGGATATAGAGGAAGCTATGGATAAACGACTTAAAAAGAGCAATTTTGGCAACGAAGAGTTCACTGACGAAGATTACGCTAGCGTCAAGCCTGAGCTAAACAATAAACTGCGCGAGCTAATTAAGCATATGCGAGACGCAGGCGTTCCGCATCAAGAGATCATGAATCAGGTTCAAGAGATCATTGAGGCTTCTATTTCCGCAAATAAGCACATGGCTTATAGCGAGAACGCTGTGTCAATTGATCGCTCCAGTATTCCTGATGAGCATCTTGGCTGGCACCATCAGTCTAATGATAACCTTGGAAGCTCTTATTACACTCTTAGACTTACCGGAGAGCAGCTTTCTAACATTACCGGCGCTTTAAGGGTTTTCCTAAATCAAGTTGGGGAAAGCAATCCTCAGGGCGCTCAAATCCTAGAGGCTTTAGAAGCACTTAAAACAGCAGAATATGATGCAGCCGGATCAGGGCTGGATGATATTCCAACAATGCCTGAATACTAATGCGACACTTTTCTTTATTTGACGGCTCCGATGATGAGCCTATTCGCAAAAAGGCAGATAGTGAGAAAGAGAACACTTACTACACTATTAATTTTAAAAACCGCGAAGGGCTTATGGGTCTTTTGTCCATTATCCAGTTTGCTTCTATTCTGCTAGGCGTTGATCAAGAGAAGCTTAATCCTTTAACAGATTACATTGCTAATGCTATTTCTAGCGATGATAATACAATTAGATTAAATGCAGAAGAGCTTGATACGCTCATTAACGCTTATAATCAAACTTGGGATCTTTATGAAGAGCTTGGCGAAACTGAATTTATTAATCAATGGGGGTCTATTGTTGATGAGAGCGGATCGGGCCTAGATGATATGGCAATTGCAGGAGATGCTATGTTTGAAGCTACGCCAGAGCCAAGCTCTATGGCTGATCTTGAAAACATTCCTACTATGGAAAAGAATCCAGAGGGCCTTGCAGAGGGCGAGAACCCAATGGGCAGTCAGGCCGAAGATATATTTGGCGAAGTGCCAGAGCTATCTGAAGCCCCTGAATATAATCCTGAAGGTGAATCTCGCCCTTCTCTTTTTGAAGGCTGGCAATATGAAGAAAATCCTGCCCCAGATATGGAACTTCCATCAGGTTTTCGTCAGTGGCGCTGCCCTGCTTGCGATGGGTGGCTTAGCCTTGACAATGATGGCGACTGGCGCTGCAATCAGTGCAATTCCGCTTGGGCGGATACTGGTTACGGTCCTGATATTGATGATGAAGATGAAGATGAATGGGATGACATCCCTCACTCAATTCCTCCCGCTACCCCTGCTGGTCAAATAAATATGCTTGAAAAACAATTTAATATGCCTGCCGTAGAGCATCCACTTGGGCCTCATACTGGCGCTGAATCATTAGATAACCAATATTATACTATCCCAATTGATAAAAATGGAAATGAATTAAATTCCGCCGATATCTTCTTTCAATGGGCAGAGGCTTATGAATTACTACCCGAAGAGTTTTTAAATTCTAATATTGTATCAAGGGACGAACAGGGCAATCCAGTTTTTAGATTTTCTGGATCGGAATATAGTCAAATGATTCAAGCGTGTAACGCATTTGTATCGCTTTCAACGACCAACTTGTTTCAATTATTTAATTCGCTTTTTGCATCGGAGACCGTGTACACCATGTTAGAGCGCTCTAAAATATTTGATGGGGCTATTGGTATGAACCCGTCCGAAATAATGGCGGAAGCGGGCAAAATGAGCCAAGAGCAACTTCAACAAATGTTAACACAATTAACAGAAATTATGCAACCTATTGTGTTAGACATTCTCAATTTTATTAAAAAGGTCACATCTATCAAACCCGATTCATCATCACAAGCAAATCTTGAAAATGCTTTTAATGCTCCAACTGTAAAACACCCCGTAGAAAAACCGCTTGGTCCAGATGAAGGTTTAGATCCTCGCATTGGCGCTAATGGCGAAGAGTATACTGGTAGGTTTATGAGCCTTACAGGATGGTCTCGTCCAGTTTGGGCAGTCCTTGTTGAATTACAAGAGGGACAAACGCCACCTCAATCGGGCGACATGGTAACCGTGACAAGAGATAGAAACTACCCATCTAAAGTTATTCTTACAGATCGAGCCTCTGATACAAAGAACATTTGGAACTTTAAGCAGTACAATGCTGTACCTGAGCCTGAGCCAGTTCAAGTCCCAGAGGGCCAAGAGGGTAGGGAAGTTTATACCTCTGGCGGATTTGTTAAAGGCCCAGATGGAAAATGGTTAGTTGCTATTCGTGCAGCGGGCGGCCAGCGCCCACCTGAACCCGGAGATTGGGCGCAGATTGTTCAAAGAAGCACAGGCAATCGCCCAGTTCCCCTTACTCTTGTAGAAGATATGGGCGCAGGCTGGTCATTTAAAAATGGGCATCATCCAAGCATTTAAAGGCCGCAAGTGCGGAATTAAATATGCGTCCGCTTATGCTGCCGCTTATGAAGCATTTAATCATATTGGCAGATGGGATTTTTTCAAATGCCGCAAATGCAAGGCTTGGCATATTAAGCAAAAATAAATAAGGGCCGCATATAGCGGCCCTTATCATTAGTTAATGCTAACTGCTAGCTGTTTAATGGACGAATGTCAATGACAGTCGCATCAGATGCAGCAGAAGCCGCTGCTGGGTAAATAATAACAGCAATCGGGGTCTTATTAGCAGGTACGCTTGAGAATGGAACAACCTGAGTTCCGGTAGCAGCAGCAGTTCCTGCTGTTACACCAACGGAAGCGTCATAGTTGTCAACCCAAACAATGTCGGCACGAAGGTTACCTGTTCCGGCAACAAGGCCAGTAGTAGTAGCATTTGCACCTGTAACGGTAGTAATAGTAGAGGTCTCACGGTTAAAAATTTCACCAGCGGCAACAGCAGCAGTGAAGTTAGGTGAGGAGTAAGTCAATGTGACCTTAAGGCCAGTGTTATTTCTTACTGAAACACCATTACCAGAGTTTGAAACGGGTCCGGTAGTATAAACCGCACCAATCGATGAGTGATAAGCAAGCTCTTTACGAACCTTTGGATCATCAGTATCAATGTAGCTACTAGCTCCCGTAAGAACCTTCTGACCACCAATACGAACTGCCTGCGAGCGATTAAACGCACGAACGGCAATGTATGATGGGAAACAACGTGCATCAATCGGACTACCAATAGCTGCGGCAGTGACAGGAATCTGTGCAATGGCAACCTGAGTATTAGTAGGCTGTGGAGCAACGGCGGTGGCTGCGGCCAAAACCGCAGTACCTGTTACAACCTTGAAACCCTTGGTATTAGCTGTTGATGTTTCATAAACAACGAGGTCGATACGCTTGTAACCAGTGGCTGCAAGAGTAATCGCCGCTGTTGAAACGGCTGCACCTGCAACATAAACATACGATGCATCACTTAGAACATTACGATCATCATAGATACCAGATGTGACTGTTACGGTATCCTTAGCAATGGTTGTTTGGCTTAGTGTAACACCAAATCCACCGAGTACGGCTAGAGCGTTATATGGATAAGACATATATTTCCTTTTACTTTCTTTGTGCCATTGGCCTGCCAGAGCAATCCCCGGACGGTTGTTCCAATGCGCTATGTGTATAAATTAACCTTGCTAAGTCAGTTAAAATATAGCTTTAATTATCTAGCCCAAATGCAATGCGAAGTTCCTTCCACAATTTCCTGTTTTCTTCTGCGTTATTGGCATAATAATCATCATGCGTTTCTGCACCAAGTTTTGAAAGCCTTTGTGCATTATGAGCAAGGGCGTCAAGAATTTTTGCTTGAGCCGATGGCGTAGACAAAATTTCACTGCAAGCGCAAATACTTTCTGTGCGCCTTGCTGGTTTTATAAGCTCTGCAAATCCTTCTAATTCAGAACGATCAATCTTCTTAATTTCCATTAGTTCTCCTTTGTTAGGGGGCAATAAACCCATGTGTCTCAAATGCCTCCGCAGTATGCGGCATAGCATCTTTCCAAAGTTTATAAATCGCTTCAGCGTATTTTCTAATCTCATACATTGCATGAGATGACATACGAAGCTCTAAGAAGTTCATAAGACTTCTTGCATTACAACTGAAGTAAAACTCTGTATATGTATTAAGCGGCAATACAATCCTTGCTTGCTCTTTTGCAATGCCAGAGTTTAGCAGATCCTCATAGTATTTAAATGCGTTTTTAGAGTTCATCATTACAGCGGTACGAATCTGCTCTGTTTGCGCATCATCGCCATCTTCAAATACATATGCTCCGGGGCGACCTTCCTGAATACGAGCTTCCTCTGGCACATAAAAATCTGGCCTTAGCTCGCTGTAGCGCCCCGACTCCTCATTGTATGAAAATCCAATGCGATGTCTTTGCCATTCACGAACAACAAAGATGGGAGCGCGTACATGAAACTTGAAGAAGTTATGCTCAAATGGGCTGCCATGCTTTTCCCTAAGCAGGAAGTTAAGCACTCGCTTTTCGTCCTCGCCAAATCCATCTGATTGCTTGGCAAATGATACCTTGGCGGCATTAACTACACTTAGGTCTGACCCACTGTGCATTTCTAGATCTACCCACCCGTGCGGGGGAAATACCTTGATCATGCTGCCTGCTTCATAATCTCATGCTTAATGCTGTGAATCTCTGCCATTACAACATCATCACCCTTGTCCTGAGCGCTCTTGTAAGCCGCTGTAAGACCGGCAACGATATTATCAATGCCATCTATTAGGTCGTCGCCATATGGAGTCGTAATACGTGCAACGTCAAGGTCGGAACAAATTGCAAGAAGTACTTTGTTAGACGGAGACGCTGAGGTAAAACAAAGTCCACGATTTTTGATATAATTAATAAAACGTCTGAACATAATGCCCTTTCTAGTTAACAGTCATTGTAGTTTAGCAGATCCTATCGAACGTCTCAATCCCCGCCCTTAATTTACATGAGCCTTTGGAATTTTAGTCATAAGCCGGACTCCGATTGGGGAGAAGATGATTCATCCGGCAAAGCTGTTCAGCCCGACCATTATCCAAATGTAGCCCGCCCCGGCGGAGGATACCCTGAAGGCAAGGGCAAGGAATCTGACACTCCTTGCAAAACTTGCAATCAGAACAACCTTGTTGATGGTCGCTGCCCCCTTTGTGATTGGCCCAATAGTGTATCAGAGCCTATTAAGAACTTCCCTCTTGATCCTTTTAGGGATGATAAGGCTGGAATTAGGGCTGGATCTACTCATTCTTCTTCTGAAGATGATTATGAATGGGAAAATCCCGTTGCCAAGGGAGTTAAAAGATGGAGAGACAAAGCTCTAGCAAACTTTGTAATGTTTATTGCTGAAGAGATAGATACCGATATGTATGAAACCGGATTTCAACCTGCTTTTCCTGAAGGTTGGGGCAACGGTTTGTATGAAAGTCTTCATGACGGAGATTATCAACGTTTTAAAAATATCTTTGAAGGTTGCATTGAAAAATATAACGAGGCTATGCATAAATACAACAAAGAAGAAGTTGAAGACCCCAGCGAGCGTATAGAATACATTGACCCTGATACAGATCCAAAATTAGTTTGGAATTATTTTCAAAAAACAATTGTTGGGGGTAAGGCACAAAAGAAAATTCCAATGGATGACCGTCCGCATATTCTTTATGTTATTACTTCTCCAGTAGCAATTAAAGTTGGCATTACCGGAAATGGATTTAAAACGCGCCAACAGGGATACAAACAACAGAACAGAAAACAATTTAAAAATAATCCGGAATGGCAATGGCATACCGATCCAGACGAATTGCGAGAAATTCCTATTGAAGGTCCCGGAGGACAATCAACACTGTTTTTTGATCAACAATTTAGTCCGCAGCATCTAAACCAGTTTTATCATACAACTCCATATGGGCGCAATAGAAAAATTGTTCGATCCGCAGATGAACAGGGCGAGATCATTCATTATGTCAGTCCCGAAATGAAGAAAAAGACGGCTGAAGTTATTGAAGCGCGGATTATTAACTGGTGCAGAGATGACTGCATGATTCAGACCTCTCCCATTGGAGAACAAAAAGGAAAAACGCTCCCTGTAATTAAAAATGAACAGGGAGAGGAAGAAAAAGTTCTTCACATGTGCGAATCTATTCCTATGGCCAATAGTGCCGGAATTACTCCTGATCTTATTGCATATTTTATTGGCGTTATGGCTAACAATGGCGGTAAGGCTCCAGATCTTGGTGAGTATGGTAAAGAATGGTTGCAGTCTAACTTTAATATTAGCGATGAAAATTTTGATCAAATGTTTTCTGGTGAATTTGGTCAAGAATTAGGTTTAAATAATCAACCAGAAGCAAGTTCGGTGTTAGAACAAGGTCAAATTCAAAATCAAGAAATTAACCCTAATCAACAAACCCTGTGGAATTTCAATGAATTGTCTCAAGAATATCCTCAGGCGTATCCTGAAGGATATACCCAAGAGGACGTTGATGACCAAGAGTCTGCCATGAAATGGTATGAATTAAATGGTCGTAATGATAAGGCTGGCATTAGGGCGGGGTCTTGGAAATTTATAACAAGCGCTAATAGCAACGCAAAAAACATTTTCTTTGAAAAAATGTCTAACATCAGTCATGGGCAAAATATTAATGATGTAAAGCTATTAAAAAATGAAGATGGAAGCCCTTATTTTAATAAGGATGAAATCAAGTATTTAGAAAATCTGTACAGTCTCGTTACCACAAAATCGGTCAGACAGATTATTTCAAAGTATTTAGAAAACATGCGTAGTCAAAGTAATGCGTCTTTTGCCCCATTATCAGTTAAAATTTTGTCAAGGGTATTTGCCGAGTCTCTCGGATTAAACGAAAATGAATTTTATATTTTAAAAACAAGGTTCCGTCAAATGCATGACAATTTCAGTCAGGGATTGAAAAGAGCTAGGACTAAAGAAGAAATTAAATTTATGAGAGAAAACAACGTTTCTCAATTAGTAAAAGAAATAGTTAATGCGGATATAAAAAAGCATAATGGCGTTTTGACTTTAAGTCGTCCTCAAGTTGAAGAACAAATTAGAAATGTTCTTAAAAGAAGATATCAAGAGATGGGTATAAATGAACAAAGTTCTTTATATCGAACGCTTACTGCTGATTTGTCTAAAATAAAAGTCCGCAACGAAGAAAAGTTAAAAAATCCTAAATTACAAAAAGCGTACAATGAAAGGTTGCCGATTATAATTAAAAATTTAGTTGAGGAAGAAAGAGAAGCACAGGGAGGCTCTATTTCTAATTTTGATTATGATGATTTTATGGCAAAATTAGAACAAAAGATAATTGAAAAATTCCCCAATCTGCCAATGACTGATAGCGAAAAAGAATTGTTGTCGCAATCAGGTTCAAGGCGATCAACTATTCTAGAACAAAGATTTAGATCAAATTTAGATGATCGCGACGCTATGTTTACAAAAAGAGCGGTAGATTTTAATGATCAATATTATGTTTATGCATTTCAATCTGGATCAACAATTAAAGTAGGTATTGCCAATGACATGGTTCAAAGAATAAGAGATTACCGAACCGATAAGTTTAAACAATGGTCGCCGGTTGAAGTAGAACGCATAAAAGAAAAATTAGGTCCCGAGCAAGCTGAGCGACTTTTAAAGAAGAGAAAAATAGAAAGAAGATTTGACGTTCCAAAATTAGAAAATTGGTCTGTCATTGATGCAGAAATGCCCTCTGATGAAACGCTTCTTGAAAGAGGGAACACGCCGTATAGCGAGGAAAATCCGGGCGAGACTAGTTTCTCTTGGTCTATTCGAAATAAATTCCGTAAGCAAAAACCTCCAAAGTTACATAGAGATTACATCAAACGCCCAAATACTTTAAAAAAAGATAGGGAGAAATACGAACGTCAAAAACTAGTTTTATCTCAAAACCAAAATCCGTTTTATGTTTCTAAGCCAGTTTCTGGTTGGGTGGCTAAAAACACCGAGGCGGCAATTATGAGTTGGTGGGCGGGACTAGACGCAGCAATGGCCCAAGGCGTTCAAACTTCAAGTGAAACAATTACATTGGATCCAAATAATCTGCCCCACAAAACGCAACACGAAATAGCTAATGACATTAGTTTAGATCTAGTTGTGTTTCTTATTGAAAAACTTATTGAAAATGGCGGTCATATGAATAATTTAAATATGGCGTTTAAAGAGGGCGACGAAGAAAGGCTGTTAAATTTTTTTGATAATGATCCCAATAAAATGATTAAAGTCCTTGGAATGACCGCTGACAGTGAAGGCAAATATAGCTTTGGCAGTGAAATGGGAGGCGCCCTAGGCATTGACAATCTTTTGACCGGTCATGAATTAATGGAATTTGATGAAAATGAAAATATCATTGCGCCCGATTTATCTGATCCCGAATTTGCACAAGAATATGAAGAGTTATTCGGCAGAAAACAACCGCTCCCAACTAAAAGAGATGTTCAATTTGAACAAAGAAAGCAAGATATTTTTGAAAAAGGGTTAATGGATCCTAATGATGCAAAAAACTATTGGCGCAGGGTTGATCCGGCGTGGGAAAATGAGCCTAAGCCACAGGTTGAAATTCCACAGCAGCAAGAGCAAGATTACGGTTTAGAAACCGGGGTTCCAATTAACACGCCAGTTCAAATTGATAATCGAATCGTTATGTTAGACGGTGAAGGCAAATGGTGGCAGTCATATAACGGACAATGGCTTAGAATTGGAAAAACAGCAGATCATCAGGGTTCAACCAATTGGGAAACTTGGAATACCAAAGTAATGATTGACAATGAATACAATCATTACATGCAATCAAGGGAAATGGTTAAGAACTTTACTCCGCTTAACGAGTTTGCTATTTGGGCAACACAGGCGGTCATCGCCCCTCATAATAAACAAGCTTTAGAAGACGCTCAAGAATGGAATGATATTCCTTATGATGAGCGCCCAACGGGACGGGAACATATGAGCGAAGGTGGTCAGGCTCTTACTGAAGGCTTTGATGAAATTTTTGGCATGGATCCAAGGGCAGATGAAACAGCAAGCATCATTGATGAATCTAAGGTCGATTGGCCTCAAATCTATAACTCTATTGCAGAAGACATTAAAGAATCAGAGCGTTTCGACCACGAAGAGGGCAAGCACGACCTTTTGACCCAAATGTATATGACTGATTTTACAGCAGAAGAACTGGGCAACCTACAGGAAGAAACATACCCTTGGTGCCCAATATGTAAAATAGAACACCCAGATGATCCGGGCGACCTTACAATTCCTTCTGACTGGACTCAGTAGCCTTCTTTAGTTGGCCAGAAGTATGGTAGCTCTGGCAGATTAATCCAAAACTGCTCATACCAAGTTGGTTCCTTATGGTAGAGGTTAGAGCGGTGCGATTCATGCACACGCTCATCACCCCACCATGCTGGAAGCCTGTCATCTGCACCAAATGCTGCAATGCGACCCTCAAGGTCAGTATTGTCAGCACCATCACGCAAACGCCATTCACGACATATTGCAAGACTGTAAGATACAAGGCCGCCAACATAACCACGCCACATATTTGTAGCAGGGTGACTTTGCCAACCGTAAGTATCATCAGTAATAGCGCGTAGGATTTGAAATGACTCAATGCGTTGTTTATTAAGGCGCTTATTATCAAGCGTCATGGCACAAAGCTCAAAATCATCATATGGTACAAATGTTTGCATTATTAACCTTCTGTCGGAGGTACAATCATCTCAAGTGTAGCAGATTGTACTAGATGACTAGCAAGCATCTCTGCATCAGACTTCTTGACACCCTTGCCTTGATATACAGGTCGTCCGTCCTCGCCAATGACAAGCCAGCGACTACCATCATCTTTGGGACCCTTGTCCTTAAATGCAACATTCTTCTTTTTCATTTAAATCGCTCCTTTATTATATGGAGTGCTTTGTAGCACACGGTCAGTATACACACTTTTGACCGATTTGCAAATCAAATAATTATCTGCTACATTATACGCACTCAGTTGAGTACAAATTAACAAAGAAAAGAGAAATATAGTGTTTGATACAACAGTAGAGTTGGTTGGAGCTAGCGTTGGCAATGTTGACGTAGAGGCTGGCAAGGAAGGCGTTCTTGAGCTTGTTTTTGTTGCCGGAATGACATTCCCAATTCAGGGACCAGATGGTAATCCCCTGCGCGTACCCAGCGGCAGCTACCGTTTTCAGCTTACTCGCAGTCAGGCTTTGGAGTTTTTCCAGAAGGCTACTGACGCAGCTAATGAGCTTCCCGAAGGCTCTAACATCGTAATTCCTACAAGTCAGGATGAGGTTGACAAGGTTGCTAAGACCATTGAGGAGATCAAGAAGTAATGGATGTTGCTACAGAACAAACCATTCGCTTTTTAGAGTCTCAGAACTCAACTAAGGCTGAAGAATTAGTTAGGGCTTATCAGAGGATCGCTGATTTAGAGTCTCAGATTTCTGATTCCAGTGGCACTGATTTGACTTATGTTTCTTCAGAGTCTCAGATTGACTTTATTCGCAAGATTGCAGCGTCTAGGACCAAGTTTTCTAAGGAAGCTCAGGATATTGTGGATGCCATTGATGCAACTCAACCCGTAGTTGAGGAGCTTGTAGTAGATCCAAATGCCTAAGAATCCTCCTAAGTCAATTAAGATTGTTAACTGTGGAGATTGTGGACTGAAAATTAGAGATGGCGTTGCCATTTGTCAAAATTGTGGTTCAAAGGATTTTCACAGTTACAAGTATGTATTAGAATCCCAACTGATTGCGAGTTAATATGCCTAATGATAAGTTTAATTGTCTTGAGTGTGGCGAGGGTTTAACTCTACATTCTCAAGATTTTCATACGGCCAAAAAATACGATTACACTCTTACTACGCGCACGTATTATTACAAGTGTACGACATGTGGTAAGATGTTTGATGAACTAGTTAAGTCAACTGGCCTTCGTCATTTGTCTATGGCTAATTATGAAAAGGCTGAAAAGCTAGCAAATAATTAGTATGAAGGAAATTCCCGAACAGCACAAAATTTACCATCATTGGGCCTACGATCCTTATATGGATGAGGCTTATATTGACGGTAATGAAGAATGCGATCAGCAAGGTTATGTTTATCGCATTGATGGGGGATGGAGACTGACAGATAGGGATCATGATGCTGTCGATGATCCTTATTTAGTTCGTAAAGTAATGGATGCCCTTCGGGGCGATGATCTGGAGCCAATTGCCCCAGATGATTTGAATTTTAATCAGCTACACTATGGGCAACCCTTGCCCATGGAAGGAAAGTAATGTCAAAGTTAGGTAAGAAGATTAATGAGTTGTCCGCAGAAGTTTGCGAGATTTCAGATGAGAAGGGTTTTTGGCATATTGAGGATATTAGTCCTTTTGCCATTGTTCCAGTTAAGCTCGCCCTTATTGGTGACGAAGTGAGCGAAGCCCTTAAGGTTCATCGTGAGGAATATGAAGGTATTGAAGGGCCAAACTTTAATTACATGACTGCACAGCAGGAGCAGGATTTTACAGAGGAGCTTGCGGATATTGTTATTCGTACTCTTGATCTTGCTGGTGGTCTTGGCCTTGATATTGGTAATTCAATTACCGAAAAGATTAAGAAGAATAAGACTCGCCCGCACAGGCACGGTAAGAGGTACTAATGTGGGAAGACATCAAATTTATTGATGTTACTTCCGCCTTTGTTGGGATTACTACACCCCTGCCTGAGATCCTGAATCAAATTCAGGATCTTGGGTGGGAGGTAGATCATACTTCTGACTATAAAAAAGATGGCTATAAGGTCAAAGCCACTAGCGTTCATGGTGAAAAGCTAGAAGCTACTGGCAATACTCAGGAAACAGCCGCTGGTAATCTTTTGCATATGATTCAGCGCCTTTATAGTTTCCGTATGCCTATGAACGCAAGAGCAGCAGCTTGGCATGATTCATACATTGATCTTCAAGAGGTCATTGCGCACGAATATGCTGACGCCAAAATGTATGATAAAAAAGCAGCTTCTGCTTGGACTGAGCTTGCAGAAGATTGTCGTCGTCGTGTAGAGATTATTCAAAATGAAATTGAGATTGAAATCACTGACAACCCTTTGCCTTATAAAACTTTCTCGGAGATGGCCGAAGATATTACTCAAAAGGGTCATTTCACTGTTTCTAGGGCCAATGCATCCCATCCCGTTTGGAGCATTAATCAAATTGTAGATTTTCGCATTGCTCATGACATTTTAGGTCATGGTGCCTCTGGCGGTGATTGGTCTTGGTTTGGTATCAATAGAGCATTTAAAGCTCACGCTCCACTTTTGACTTACACTGCTCAAAAGGCATTGTTTACTGAAGTTATTGGTCAAGGTGCATTTAATTCTTATTATGGATCACAATCTCAGCAGAAGATTGCATTCTTAAAAATATTTGACAACCCCGAAGCGCCTGAGCCTTATCATCACCCCGTTCATCCTTCACAAACTATTGTTCCCGGCCCTATGGCTAAAATTCCTAACGATGCCAACTTTGATAAGAATTCATCATTTGATAATTTGCTTGATCCAAATGATGGTTATGAAACAGGCGTTGTTCCAGCAGATAACAATGCTTATAATTGGCACAGGATTCGTAATGCCGATGGTGAAATGGTTGATCCACTTAATAGTCGCGGCCTTACCAATATGACCCGTGGAATTAAATCTAATTGGCATGAACTAGATGATGCAAGCCGCGAGCAAGCGGTTAGTAACGCCTTCTCTAATGCATTTTTGAAACCTCATAAGCACGAACGCGGCCACGCCCAGCATTATCAAGCACTTCATCACCTTCCCGGTTCAGTAGATGATCCTGCTCGTATTTGGAATGCTCTTACTCACGCCCGCGATACACATAATAATGCTCGCGGTTACTTGCAGGCAAATAAAGAACTTGATCCTTATATGATGCCATTTAAGCGCCATATTCAAAATATTGGTGGAGGATTGAGGCATGATCAAATTAGTGATTTGGCAGATCATCATCTTTTGAATATGAAGGCAGAAGAAGAGCGCGAGGCAAAGAAGAAACTTGGCGAAGATGCCACTTCAGATGATATTCATCGTGAGGCAACTAAGCGACTTATCAAAAGGCTCAAGCGCATGACCAATGCTAAAGTTAATCAAGATTATGATTTTGGTAATGAGAAAATGTTCTTTGAATCTAAACATCCTGATTCAGCTATTTACTCTCCGCCCCTTGCTCATCAAGTAAAACCAATCGCTGACATTGGCAAGAACATTAAGAATATTGTTCAAATTGCACTTGAAGATATTGATCAGGGCGGCAAGGGTCATCACTTCAGGTCTTCATTTATGAAGCAGTTTTTTACTGATGACATGGAGCCACATCAGGTTGATGAAGCTTGGTTTTTCCTTGCGCCTCATACAAGTCAACTTGGGTCAATTAACCCAGACATTTTAAAGGCCCTTGGGCATAAAAAAGATGATATGGGAATAAGGGATTACTTTAAGGCCGAACGTCAATTACAGGGCGCTAGAGATGCCTCTGGATACGGGCACCTTCCTCTTGGTCAATTTTCTAGAGGGCTAAAGAATCTTATGAGGCATGCGCCCGGTCATCATCCTTCAAAAGATCACATGCACGTTCTTCTTCCTGTTCCTCATGACGGCATTGATTGGGATAATCGATCAAAGAAATCAGAAAAACCAATTATTCCAAGCTGGTTTAATGATACTAAAGATATTCGCAAGCAAATTGGCAAACAATGGGATAGACTTGAAGGCGTATCTAATCCTAAGGATGCCATTCCTTTTAGAAAGAAGGCTGATGCTGGGTTCTCTAGCATGCTAATGCCTTTCTATCATCATCCTGATACCAAGGATAAGGTTATTGGCCGCCCCGGTCAAAGGCATATGCAGCATATTATTGAATCCTTGGCGCTTGGAGACGGCCCGCTTAGCACACCGGAAATTTGGGCATTGAATCCAGAAATAGGAAGGGAGGCGGTTAATTAATGAATTTTAACATTGATTTTGATATTGAAGATATTATTATTGAGCCTGAAGACATTGGGCTGTAGTTTATAGCTTTAACGAACTGTAATTTGTAGCATGACTATTATACCTGATAAACATACTTTCACCATTTGGCAGGGCGCAACATTTTATGAAGTTTTAACATTGTATTCAACAATGGATCGAACTTCTCCGCGCAATCTGACCGGTTATACAGCCGAAATGATTATTAGAGATAAACCCAATGGGACGGCATTGCTAACATTGGCAACTTTAGAAAATGTAAATAAATCTGACGGTTGTAGTATTTCACTTGGAACAACTACTGCCGATCAAGGTCAAATTCGGTTACAAATTTCAGACGCCGTAACTAAAAACCTTGGCAAATCAAGCACTTGGAAATCAGGCGTTTATGATTTAACAATAACCAATAATGGTGTAACAGATGCATTGCTCTACGGGGGAATCAAGGTTGTTGGCGTATGAATCTAGAAATAGATGGTACTAAAAAGATCCTTCTTGTTGAGGATTCTCAGGGGTTAACTTTAAACACTGAGAATCAAAAGGTTTCAATTGCCGTTGCCGGTATTTACGTGCAGGGACCTCAAGGTATTCAAGGAGAAAAGGGAGACATTGGGTTAACTGGTATTGTTAATGCCGATCCTCCTATTCTATATGACAGTGCTACTAAAAAAATAAGCGCGAATACTGGTACTGGAACTTTTCAACTTGTTTTAGGCGGCGACGGGAGACTTACTGATGATAGAACGCCTAAAGATGCATCTGTTACAGATGTAAAAATTAGTGGTACTTTAAATCAATCTAAAATTACCAATTTAACTTCAGATTTATCAACCCTTACTACTAATGTTAATGGCAAGGCTCCGCTTGTCCATACTCACGCTATTACAGATATTACCAGTCTTTCATCAACTTTAACTGGTAAACAAAATACTTCAGAAAAAAATCAAGCAAACGGTTATGCTGGATTAAATTCCAGTACAAAAATTGACTCTCAGTATCTTCCAGTTCAAAACCCCACTCAATATGCAAATGTAAACGATGACTCTGCTTTTAATATTGCAACCAAATCTCCTTACAACAGCATTACTTGGGTCGTTGGCGATAAAATTATTAAAACTGGCGGTACAAATTCGGGAACTTATGTAAAATTTCAAACAACTTATAATGATTATAGAGATTGGTTTCAAGAAGCGGCCAGCGGCATTTCTCAAATTGTTACCAATCCGGGTGGTAACAAAACAGGAAGTTCAGTAAATATTGGTTATTCCGACATTGGAGCAGCGCCGGTATCTCACACTCATACTTTAAGTCAAATCACAGATGCTGGCGGATCGGCATCAAAAAACATCGGACAAACATCTGGAACAGTTGCAGCCGGTGATGATTCAAGAATTATCGGTGCTGCTCAAAAATCTTCCAATTTAAATGATTTAACTGACAAACCTGCGGCGATTGTTAATCTTGGCCTTGGAGATTCCGCAACTAAAAATGTTGGAACATTGTCTAACCAAATTGCTGCGGGCGCTCATCCTCATGTATTTAGAACATCCCATAATTTTATTATTCAGGGAAATATTGTTACAAGTGGAGCTTTGCCAATTCCTCCATTTTTTGCTATTAATGGGTGGCCTCAAGTAAATGGCATAGGGCAAAATATTGGAGTGACAACATTGGCTGAAGTTCATTATGTAACAACTAGTGGAAATGTTTATTTTCAAATTTATAAAATAATAAATGATAGTCCAATAAATACCAATTCTAACACTAGTGTTATTTGGCCCGCAGATGCAACTGTTCCCGCAGATGCAACTGTTTTAGGTAGCGGCTCAACTATTTTAGCGTCATCAACGGCAAATCATTTAGATGGTAATAATTTTACTACACCTATTACTATCACTAATAGAAATAGAATTGGTATATATATTACTGGAATTAGCACCAGCCCCGTTCCGCAAAATTTGACGGTGACTTTGGTTTTTGAACACAAGTTAAATTAATTTAATGATTACGCAAAGGTTGAAAATAGACGGAACTAATATTGTCAAGCAAGATGGATCATTATTCCCTGTTTGGGGTCATAATTATGACAATTTAAACATCTTAGATATTGGGGCGTATGGAGAAATTATTGAAAACGTTTGGAGCGATAATTTATACGCCAAAGGCGGAATTTTTACCGTTAATAAAATAGCTTGGTCTTATGTTTCTGGAACCGGCCCAACTTTTACTTACAATGTTACTCTAACATTGAATGAAGCACTTTCTTCTGACACTTTTACAATTGGAACCGACAAAATTACTATTGCCGGAAGTCCTACGCTTATTGGCACAAATGTTTTTGGAGGTACTTCGGTTAATTTTAGTATCGAGGGCGCTGCAACAGATGTAAATAATAATCGTCAAGCTATTTCCAATATTAATACAACTAATAACACAATTACATTTCAACAAGAATTTAAAAATTTCATTAATGCTAATACCGTTGGTACCTCAGTCAATAATGTATTAATTGGAATGGGTTCAATAGAATTAGATTTGGCAATTATGAAAAACATAGCCAAATCTAAAATTATCAGAATTTGTTTGCAACTTGATAAATTTATGCTTGATGACCAAGGTTATCAAGCTGCAATCGATGCTGCAAATGAAGGCAAAGACGATTCAGATGACGCGGATCAACAACCAAATGATATTATAAGTTTTATTGAAGAACCTGTAACAGATGTCAATACCGACCCCTTTTTAGTTGATCAGGATCAACTTGATAATTTATATGCTTTTTGTGATTTAGCGGCTAAATATGATATTTATGTTATTATTAACGGTGCAAATTCATGGGTTGCAGGAGATCAACCTGACTGGTTGGCTTGGTCTAATGATGTTGATAGATGGACTGCTCAAGCCAGTTTTTGGTCAAGTGTGGCTCAAACTGTTAACGCTCACCCTGCGGTCGCTTGGTACAGCTTAATTAATGAACCGGTCGAAGGAATAGACGACGCTGTAGTAACTTATTATGCAGAAAACGACGACGGAACATCCACTATAACTGGAAGCAATCCGTCAGGAACCGGATTTCCCTCTAACAAATTAAACACTCCCGGTTTTGCACTATTAACAGACGCGACAAATAGTAAAGTTGAACTTCTTTATTATCAAAATTTATCCGTTTCTGGTCAAAAAATTGACATTACTGGTGTTGATCGCCTATCTTATGGAACCTATCCTCCACTATCAGATGAAGAAATTGTTAATCCGAATGTCAATTCATATATATCTTTAATTAATAAAGAACCCGATATTGATAATTTAAAACTTGTGCAAACAACAGAGGGCAGCACTACAGCAATTTTAGATTTTTTAGCTAGCGGCGTTCCTTTTCAACCTGCCACTGTTGATGAGCCTCCAACTTTTGGATTTATAGGAGATTCTACAACGGTTGGGTCGGGATTATCTACGCCATCTTTGCAAAGGTATTCTACTCAACTTTTAAGCAGTCTCACTTCGGTATTACAGGAATCTAATTTTGGAGTGTCTGGTGCAATTTTATCTTCTAATCAACACAATAATGGGAATCCTACTGGCTACGGCCAAGTGCTAAAAAATTATCCTCAAGGCAATAATTTTCAATTTAATTCTATAAATTTTGGAAAAGAAGATTTTAAATTATATGGTGCAAATCAAGGATATAATGATACGTTTTTTATTCAATCTTTAAAAGTTGTTTTAAGTAGACTTTCTACTAGATTTGGTTACGTTAATGAATTTTCAAACCTTAATCAATTTACAACTGTTGATCCCACTGTTCATATTGCTGCGTATAGCGCCTCGGGCAACAGTTATCAACGTTATCAACCATCTGGGGGGTCTGGTAATACAACGGTAACCTTTACTACGCCAATTGGTTTTACCGCTGATCAAACTGTCGCCATTGGATTTATGGTTGAATACGGTTCTTCTGCTAGCGCAACTATTACGGTTAATGGAAATTCTTATACACAAAGTTTAATATCTGGAATTGATGTATATAAATCTAATACTAATGATCAAAATTATTTTGCGCTGCCAGTCATTAAAAGGTTAAACGCCTTACCATCTGGTGCTAATACCATTTCTATTACTTTAAATGTAACAAACGGTACGGCTTGTTTAGATTATTGGCAAATTGAATCATCTGATCCGAGACCTATTTTTTTAAATTCTATTGATAATAATTTGCCTGCTGGATACATTAAATCTTCATCAGACGAAGTTAATCCGGTTATTAAATGGAATCAAAAAATTTCTAAATTAATACAAGCCGAATTTTTTGATAGAAATATTTATTTTATAGATGTAAATTCGCCTAATCAAACTAAATTAGATATTAATTCGGATTATGACGCTAATAATAATTTAAACAGCCTTGGTCACACAAAAATATTAAATACATATAAACAAATTGTTCAAAACGATTCACTATTACCAAATTACGGTGTAACCGTATCAATTGAATATGAAGATATAATTGGAAACGGGTTTGTAACTACAATTCCAAAAACTTACACGTATAAATATACTACGGGTACTCCGCATCAATTAAAAATTAATGATCTGGTAACAATTTCTGGCGCAACCCCGTCAAATATAAATGGAAATTATACAGTTAAATCCGTTTTAACTCCAAACATTTTTACTGTTATAGGCCCGGCCTCCTCGGGAGTTCTATCGGTTCAAAATGCGTCTTATTTTCGTCAACAATTAAAACCAAATACGACTTATCAAATTTACAGTGACACAATTCCACAGGGCGGCAACATATCATTTACCACTGGTGATACAATCACCGCTAATTCAAATAATCAATATGTTATTACATTGTCAAATGCCGATGACGTAACGTCTTCTTTAGATTATCAAAATTGTACTATTACCAACAATACTCAATGGGTCGGATCATCTTTTTTTAATTCTGATAGACATTACGTACCATATTTATCTCTCACGCCCAGAGGCGTACAAAATAAAATGGTTATTCGTAATTGGATTACAAAAATGAAAGACGCTATTAGAAATACCGGCGAAGATCAATATACTCCAATTACTATGCCAACTACTAGTTTTTATGGAAATAGCAGTCCATTTTTTACAGGTGGATTTAGTCCAGCAAATATTAATGATTTAGTTGATGTTTTCTCTCCTCATCAGTATGCCAATTCATCGCGGTCGGCATATGAGCTAGCAGCCAATTTGTCAATATTTAATAGTTATCAAAAACCCGCAATATTAGAAGAGGGCGGGTTTCCCTTACCGCCCGCTACAGCTCGCAAAACAATGAGTTATATTTTAAATAGTAAAAGGTTTGTGGCTGGAATTTTAAATAATTATCAAGGTTATTATAAGGTTACCTATCTTGGGACGACAACTTGGTTTCCATGGACCAGTGATATTTATAAAAGTCAATATATTTATGATTCGCTCAGTCCGTTTATGAATGATGCCCCTACCGATAATCCTGAAAGTTCTGTGATTCATTCGACCTACGATGGTCCGTCCAACTTTCCAGATAAAAATGTTAATAAACCCGAAATTATTGGCAATAGATATATTGTTCCGACTCAAGATCTTGTTGCAAACGGATTTAATTTTTATAAATCTGATACTTTGTCAACTACAACCGAATCCGGCGTCACCCTTGATGGATCTTATACGATGCAAACCCAATTAGTTAAAAGTGGGTCCGCACTGCCTCAAAATTCTACCGTGTGGTTTGATTCATCTAACAACAGTTCGTCATATCTTTATATGTTTACAAATAGTTTTTATAAAGGAAGTAATCAAGATATTCTTTATATTAAACCGGTTGTCAATTTTAATCATACTTTGATGGTATTTAGAAATCAAAGACCGGCAGTTGCCACTCAAAGTGGGTCTACATGGACAACTTCTCAATCTGGGTCCGACTTTGTTGCCGCTGTTAATGGTACTGGCACGGTCACACTGTCAACAAATATTACTAGCACGGCGGGATCAATTCAATTTACGGTTGGAACTGGTTCAAGCGCACTTGCTACTTCCGGAATTGTACTTATTGATGAAGAGTATATTAAATACACAAGGTCTGGCAGCACTTTAACTGCAACTGCAACTGGGCGTGGTTACAATAACACAATTCCTGCTACGCATAACATCGGTGCCACAGTTAGAGGTATCACCCCTTATTTAAATAATTCCGTAGTTGTAAATTCCGTATCAAATTCATCCGCTCAATATATGGATTGGACTTTATCAACCCCAAATCCATTCCCAAGCGGTAGAAACGCGAGCAGAGTTGAAGTATGGGTTTGTTTAGTTACTGGATATTCCGATAGGGCGACTAGGCAGCAAATTACATCAAGCACCAGCACCAGTAGTAGCACTTTAACTTTCTCAAGTAGCTCTGCAATTGCCAATTTTGGCGTTGGTGCATTTCTTAATGATAGCGCGGGAAAAATAAAAAACGGAGTGTTTATTTCAAGTAAAACTCCATCAAACACTATTCAAATGAGTTACACTGACCCCGATACCGGAATAACATCTCTTTGGAAACCAAGTTCTACCATATCATCTGGAACTTATATTAATGCGACCAATGCGCCTTTAACAGCAAATATTAAACTTTATGATTCTACAAGATATTTTAATTATAAAGCAATAAATTATAAGGGTAATTGGTTTAACCCAACTATTACTGGAACTGACTCTAATGGCAGGCAGGGTCTTGGATCTGGCGCGACTGGTGGCCCCAGCACTTATCCCCAAATTACTTATTCGCTTGGCGATTTAATTTCATATAAACAGGATGACGGAGTTTATAGAGTTTATAGAAGTTTGCAAAACGATAACCGCTATAGCATTAATACAACCTCTCCATATGAAACAAATTCATATTGGCAACTTGTTACAACTTGCGATACAAATCCAACCGATTTTGCTTGGATAAAAATTGCTCTTTACAAGGATAGCATAACCGGAATTTGGAAAGACGTAGATACCGAAGCAGAAATCTCATTTAGTACTCTTTTTGATCCGTCAAATTTAAGAGTTAGCGCCTCTAACGCTACGCCAAGCTCTTATACTCGCCCTTCAACAAAATATATATCAATCGCAGCCGTTTACGCAGATCAATTTACCGATGGCGGCATTGATGCTGCTGATGCCACCCTTGGAACTTTAGGATTTAGTATAAGCGCCTCTCCTGTAATAAGTCAACCTAATTCTATAATATCATTTAAAAATAACATCAATGGATGGATTCAAGCTGATAATAATTTGGGTCAAGAAAACACTATTACGCAAATTAATCAAATTGATTTTCCTTTATTAAACCAAAGCGTTTTAGATTCTTTGGTTATAACAATAGACAAACCCATAAATCTTTCTAGTCAAACAACTCATACTAAATCTTATATTGCCCCCAGTATATTTAATTTTAATATTAATACGGCGTATTTAGAAGTAAAAATTAGAGAAACGCTTGCCCGTAAAGGCACTTCAATTGTTTCTATGGGTTAGCCAACATTTAATATACGATGCCCGATAAAATAAAATTAGAAAATCCGATCAACCCAGTTAATTTGGTATTAAGTACAGAATCAATGCTTGTAAGTCAAGGGAGCGGAGCAAATTATGTGACTCCCATTCAATCTTTTATAGCTGGAAATAATCCAATCACCCACAATCTAAATAAATACTGTTCCGTAACAGTTGTAGATAATAATGATGATGTTGTTATTGGAGAAATTCGTTACAATTCGCTTAACCAAGTAACCTTGACATTTACCGCCGCTTTTACCGGAAAGGCTTTTTTTAATTAATGCCTAAATTTTATACATCAATCAATTTAAATAACAATCAGCTTCAAAATGTTGCTTTAAATCCGCAACCAGATGTCAATTATCCTACTACAGCGGTTAATCAAAAAACCGGAGTAATTTATTTTGATACAAGCGGTGGCGGAACTAATAACCGGTTAGTTATTCGTAATGCGGCTAACAGCGCTTGGTTGAGCATTCCTTATTCCGGAAGTATTGTCAATGCTGATATTTCATCTAGTGCAGCAATTGACGTAACTAAACTTCTTACAACGTCTGCTACAGCTAATTCTGTAAGACTTGACACTATCGGTTACGCCACTGGAACTATCTCTGCCGGTACAAGCGGTACACCTCAAAAAATTCAATACGTTGCTGATCCTACAGCAGACAATGATGCAGCAAACAAAAAATATGTTGATGCCGCTGTTGCTAATCTTAATGTTCATGCCCCCGTTGTAGCAGCTACCACGGCAGACCTTGGAAATAGCTACACCGCGCCAAACGGAAACGGCATTGGAGCCTATCTTACTGTCACGGCAACTAGTTCAACTTTGACAATTGACGGCAAGCTACTTACGGCGGGAACCATCTATACCGGCGACAGAATTCTTGTTAAAAATCAAACGACTCAAACGCAAAATGGTGTTTATTACCTTGATAGCTTTCCAACTTCGTCTACCGCCAAACTTATTCGTGATACAGATTACGATGGCAGTATTACTGGCGAAGTTGCAAATGGCGATTACATTTTCGTTCTTTATGGCGGTCAAAAATCAACTGCTTGGATTCAATCTGCAACTGGTACGCTTACCGTTGGCACAAGTAGCTTAACCTTTACTCAATTTACGCAACTTGCGTCATATACGGCAAACAATCCTGCCGCTGGTATTAAAATAACAAATGGTACTAATTTTGAACTTGATAATACAACGGTTCCAGTTAGTATCAGCACTGGCACCGGTAATTTTGTTCTTGCTACATCGCCAACTCTTACTACTCCAACACTTGGTGTGGCAACGGCAACCTCAATTAACGGTGTTACAATTACATCGCGCACGGGTACGCTTACTCTTGCTAATAGCTCAACATTAGCAACGTCTGGAGCTTATTCTGTTACTCTTACAGCCACTGGTACAACAAGCGTAACTCTTCCAACTTCGGGAACCCTTGCTACCGTTCCAACTGAAACTAACCAGAGTCTTCCAACTAAGTATGTAACAACTTTTACTGCTTCTTTCGGAAACGTGTCTAAGGTTATTGCTCAATCTGCTCACGGACTTTCGTCTAATCGAAATCTCATTGTTCAAGTTTCCGATTCTAACGGTAATGTCGTGTATACTGATATTGTCATTAGTGCACTCGGTCAAGTCACTATTACATTTGCAGATGTTACAGCAAGTTACGATACATACGATATTACCATCATTGGTTAAAGTAAAGGGGCAGAATGTCTGCTAAGTTTAAAAATGGTATACAAACCAATTTCATTAATTTAGGAAATTCTAACGATTCCGGAAGTTTGGGAATATATGCTTCTGATGGATCGGTTACATATTTATATGCCAATAATAGTGGCACTTTAAGCTCAGCATATTTGCCGGTCGGGGGAGGTAATCTTGTTAGTACAGATAGCTCCGACAATTTAAGAAATAAAGTTTACAATAATGTTGATATTACTACACCCGCAAGTAAAGCCACATTAACATTAGGATCTGGTAAAACTGTAGCAATTAATAACGCTTTAACATTGTCTGGTACCGATGGTACCACAATGACTTTTCCAAATGCAAATGGTACGGTTGCAACATTAAATATTGCTAATACTTTTACTGCTGCTAACACTATTGCCCCTACTTCTACGACCGCAGTACCTTTAACACTTAAGGGTACTTCAAGTCTTGGATCGTCTCTTTCTGGTTTGGTAGTAACTACTTCAAGCAGCAGCGCGAATGCAACATTGACCGCTACAGGAGGCAGTCTTTCCGCAACGGGTCTTCAACCTTATACTACATATGCCATTTCCTCCTCTGGTATTCCCAGCATAACTAAAGATCCAACTGTAGCTTCTGGTCAAACCGGTTACGCCCCATATACTTTTACTACTCGCGGCACCATTTCAACTTCAACAACGGTCGGTACTGATCCCGGCTCAAGTGGTACAACAATTACCGTTGGCAGCACCGCAGGTTTTTCATATACTGGAACAATTCAAATTGAAAGTGAACAAATCACTTATACGGGATTAACGGTAACAACTTTTACTGGATGCACTAGAGGTGCGAACTCTACAGCTCCCGTCGCTCACGCTGCTGGAATGTCAGTCACCTTTGCAGGAACGCCAATACTTTTGAGTTCAACTGGTTCTGGTATTACAACCGCAACTAATGCTACCGCAACAGTGACTCCATCTACTGATATATACGATGTCAACGATGTTAATAATAATGTATTGGCAAAATTTGATCAAACCGGTTTATTAACTTTAAATAATGGTTTAATTATTAGTAGGGCTATGTATACTGCAACATGGCCGGTCGTAGTTAATACTGAAAGTTCATCATTTAGCTCTTCAGCCGCAACATATTATTACACTGTTGTTCCGGTATTTTCAAATGGCGACGGATTCGTAGGAACTTCAAGTACGGCCACAACTTCAACTGCTTCTAGTTATATCAGGTTCACGCAAACTACAGTTAATAATACAAATACCGTTACTTTGAATTGGGTTCAAACTCCGGGTGCGATTGGTTACAAAATTTATCGTAATTCGAACAGCAGCGTTTTTACTGGATCCGGTCTACTTTTAACCACAATTACTAGCGGATCAATTACATCTTACAAAGATACAGGAACGAGTACGTCGGGTGCCGCTCCAGCCGGTGTATCAGCAATGAACCAACACGCTTTTGCAATTTACGATTATGTTGGCGCTACTACGTTTTCAATTAATAAGGTTTATGGAAATACTGTTATCAACAGCGGTCTACAAGTTAATGGCAGTGCCGGTGCCTCTACTTTAATTTCGCCCGCCTATACTGTAAACGCACAAAGCGGTTCGTCTAGTACCGTTCCAATAATCGCTAGATCAAGGTATGATCAAACGCAAGACATTTTAAGAATTTCAGATACAAATAACAGCGTTTATGCTTTATTTGATAATTTTGGCAATTTAAAAAATAATGGCACGAATGTTTATCTTAATGCTTTAGCGGTTCCTTCTCCTTCTGCTGCGTTAGCATCGGGAGGATCATTAACGGTCAGCACACAATACAATTATCAGGTTACGGCTGTCAACCCTCAGGGGGAGACAACGGTTAGTTCAACTGTAAATGTTACCCCCACATCCGGTAATCAGACTGCATCATTGTCTTGGGCGCAAATTCCCGGAGCTTCTAGTTATAAAATTTATAGGGCGACTGGCGCGAGTCCAACATGGACGGGCGCACAATACATTCCAGTATCTGGAACTCAACAAACAACTGCTAGCTCTACAACAACTAATGCATATAACGATACAGGCACAACTCCGTTTTCAGCAGCATCTGTATCAAGCACAACGGTCACTCTTACAACATCTGTAGCTCATGGACTTTATACTGGTCAGAGTGTTTCTTTTTCAGGGTTTGCAAATAATGCAGGCACGCAATGGGCGAATCTTAACTCTGGTTCTTACACAGTCACTGTTACAAGTTCGACACAGTTTACTATTAGTTTCAGCGACCGCCCATCTAGCGCACCAACAAGTACCGCCACATTAACAAATGCTTATTTTGCCGGTACCGCTCCAACCGCCCCCACTGGAACCAAATTAATTACTCAAGCTTGGAATGGTCAATCAGGAAATATTCAAGAATGGCAAAATAGTTCTAGCACTACATTGGCAGCAATCGGTTCAGGCGGAGCATTACAATTGCCATATCTTGATGCGACTTCTACTGGTAACTTGCCCCTTACCGCATCTCATTATACAGTAAATTATACAAGCGGATCATATACGGTAACCCTTCCAGCCGCATCAACAACGGCAGCAGCGGCAGGCGTAACTGGTCGTATTTACAATATCAAAAATAGTGGTACCGGAGTTATAACTATTGCAAGAACTGGCAGCGATACAATTGATAACGCAACCTCTATTACAATTGATGGTAGCGTTAAACGCTATCAAACTATTACTGTTCAATCAACAGGAACGGGCTGGATTATTATCTAATGACTTACAATCCTAACACAACAAGTACTGACATTACTGATGGAACTATTGCTTATGGTGATTTGTCAACTGCTTTAACTTTGGATAACCTTGCGACTAATCGTCCTGCAACTGCGTCTATTACCGCTAATACTAATAAAATTACAAACGTTTCCGCTCCAACAACTGCAAATGATGCTGCAACCAAAACTTATGTTGATAAACGAGATCTTGTTAAATTAACAGGAACAACCGCGTCTATGACAACTGCCACACTTACTAATATAAACTTAGCTACTAATACCGTTTCAACTGATTCTGGTAATACTGCACTTAATACTCAAATAGTAACGGCTACCCCTACCAATGGCGGATCCATAGCAAACGGATTTGTGCAAGTAAAACAAGCTTGTTGGATTCATATAAGCGGTTTAATAACTTGGCCAAGTGCAAGCACAACAGGAAACAGATGGACGCATATTAGGCATTATTCACCTACTGGTGGGGCGAATTACCTAGTTAACTTTTATACTGGAATGACAACACCAAGTGCAAACCTTGCAGAAACTCCACTTCTTGGTGCTGCTTCTTTTGCTTCTACGGTATCAATGCACGTTTATGCAGCTCAATATGACTTTTTCAATCTTTGGGGATTCCATACTCAAGGTACAAGCATTACACCATTAACCGCTACCTTGACATTCTCAATTGTATCGTTTACATAAACCTACTAAATAACCCAATACGAAAGAATAACTTATAGAATGGCATATCTTGGCGCAAACATTTACTTTTACGATAGTAATACAACTTATAACAAAGGCGACGTCGTTGGATACGGAACTTCTGCTAATACAACTGCTACCGGAACTGTAGATTCTTCAACAATTACCGTTAACTCTGCAAATGACTTTGCAGTTGGAATGACCATTTCCGCCCTTAATGGACGCGGAATTCAATCAAGTACAACGGTAACGTCGATTAATTCAACTACAATTGGTTTGAGTCGCCCCCTTGCTTCTGCACTATCTTCAACCAAAGTAACAGCTACTACTTACTACGTTTCATTGATTGATAGAAATGTTGGTAACACACCATCTTCATCTTCAGCTTATTGGTCAACAGGTTCAACTGCTTACACCTTTGTTGACATTACTAACAATGGAAGCAGGACTATTACAACTGATTTTATTAAAACCGACACTCACGACAAGCTTAATGGCACAGTATTTAATTACGGCGTAAGTACATCTTCTGGTAATAATGCTGGCACTCTTTACATTCAGCAAAGCCCAGATGGTAAAAATTGGGATTACCAAAGTACGGTAGTTACGGATAATACTAGCAATTCCGGAGTCATTGACACTCCAACTGGAACGGTGACTGGATTTAGTGCCAAATTTACTGAAGAGATCGTAAGTCCTTACATTAGGTTTAAATTTGTTCTTGGTGGTACGACTGATGTACTTTGGCCAACTATTTTCAGGCTCAACGCCCGTACATCAGACGCTAGCGTTAAGTACTAGGATATCTCATGGATCATAAAGGTCCTGAGCACCACTACGACGAAATTGAATCGCCTGAAAATGGGCGAACGGTTTTCTTTCAACAAGGCGAAATTCAACCTGAGACAGTGCAAACTGAGGGTCGGGATCGTCCTTATCGCGGGCGGCCCAATCCCGTTGAAGAAGAAATGAAAGAACGCAATACTTTTGAAGATGGTAAAGATCAGGGCGGCAATTCTTTGAAAGAAGGAATTCTTGCTGGGCTTAAGGATGAAATGGATTGGGAAGAAATCGCTGAGCTTGATGAAGCAACTGAACCTGCTGGCCTTGGCGAAACTCATCCTGTAAAAGATAATCAGTGGAAGCCCGGAGATAGATCTGATCGCTCTATGGGCAGAGATGAAATGCTTGGCTCTGTTCGTAGTAGTGGCGAGCATAGCTGGAGCGATCCCGGAGATAATGACAATCAAGATCTTTGGGATCAAGTTGTTGAAGATTTTGAAAACGCTCAAGCTGAGCCTAATCAATCAACAAATAAAGTTGCTACAGCGCCTTGGCTTGATGAAGAACCAGATAATTTTCCTGTTGAGCAACTAGGCTGGGATATCGTTGACGTTGTAGAGCCTTCTAAAGAGCTTACAGAGGCCGCTAACAAATATTCTATGCCAATGCCTGAAGGTATTACAGATAATTTACATGAGGCTTTAATCGCTCTTAATGCTTGGGTAGAGAACCCAGAGGAAAATGGCAAACTTCGGCCTTATAAAGAGTATTGGTCAGTTATTCGACCAAAAATTACACAAGGTTCAGTTCAAATCGGAGTAGAGGATCCTCATATGGCCGACATTATTAATCACATTGCAAGAACTGACGATTTATCCGCTTTAAATAAATCCGCATCAGTTCGTAAAGAAGCCCTTTGGCCACTTTTAGCTTTATTACCGGAAGCCGCCGCTGCTGCACTGTCTGGTTTAGGAATTGGCGGAGCCGCTGCTGGTGCTGCTGGTGCTGCTGAGGCTGCTGGAGCCGCTGGATTAGGCGCAGAAGCACTGGGCGCAGGTGAGGCCGCTCTTGGTGGCGGACGCTTATTAGGAGGACTTTCTTCTTTGGCTAAAGGTGCCCTTAGTAAAGGTAAAAATATGGCTGCGTTTGAAGGCGTCAAAAAATTACTTGGCATTGGTGACGAAAGTGATGATGGTGAAGGCAATGATGGCGAAAACTCTGGTGGCGGAGGACAGCCTGCTATGAGCGGAGGACAATCTTTTGATCAACCTGCGGACACTGGATGGCAATATTTATCTTTTGATAAAAATGCTACTTATGGAGACGAATTTGAAAGCCCAAGTTCAATTAGTGAAAGAAAAGATACTACCGATCCTCACAATGTAGATCCGCATACAAAGACAGACGGAGATAATCAATATTGGCAAAAAGATTTTTCTGTAAATGGAATCGGTCAAAGTCGAACGGGCGAAGATAAGCCATTTAAAGAAAGTCATAGTGAGGATCATTTAATTGAAATTCTTACAAAAGCTTTACCAAAATTATTACATTTTTATTCTTCCGAAGAATCAGGCATTGACGACCCCGACCTTCAAGAGTTTCATGAAGCGTTTAACGAATTATTTCCAGATTATCTTGATCTACCCGATGTTGCTCCTGAAGAAAACGAAATTTTACTAATCTTAAATGGATCCGACCGCGATATTCAAAAAACAGGCGTTGCCGTTTTTGGACCAAAAACCCTTGTTCCAAGAGATGGAATGCCTTTAACTCCTGATCCTACTCAAATGCCTAAACAGAAAAAACCAAATGTAATAGATCCTTCAACTCATGGTTTTGATCCTCAAGCTGGTCCTGCAAATGCTGCTGGAGCTTCGGCAGGCTGGGAAACACAGACTTCCCCTAACCTAATTAATAAGACTGCTCCCCTTACTCCGGAAGAACAACAGCAAGCTCAGCAGTTAACTCAAAACAATCAACAAAAACAGCAGCAGACTGAACAACAAATTATGCAACAAATTCAACAAAAGAAACAAGGATCACATACACAGGGTCCTCATACAGATGAACAACAAAATGCATTTATTGAGCGCCTTCACGAATTATTTGAGGCTGGGGAACTTGATGAAGAACAAGTTGCCCAATTAGAAGATATGATGTTTAATGAGCCTTCTAATCCAGAGATTACTAAAATTTGGGCAGAGATTGCTAATCAAGATGAGCTTTTTGATGCCGCTCCAGAAGATATGGCTCCTAGCCCAGAAGAGCAAATGCAGGGCATGGGCGCACCCGGCGCACCAGCACCTCCCGGTGGAGATATGGGTATGGGCGGTCCTCTCGGCCCCGGTGGTCCTGCACCCGGAATTCCTGATATGAGTGCACCTACGCCTGCTGATCTTAACCCTGCTGGCCCCGGCGCTATGCAGCCCCCAATCATGTCTCATGTAAGAAATGATATGCTTAAATCTATTTTTAAACATGCTGCCGATTCTGCCGCTAGCGTATGCCCTAAATGTGATGGTCACACTACCGGTGTTGTAAATCAATCTAGCGGTGGATGCGAGTGTCGCTCATGCGGTCATAAATGGGATGATAAGAATCTAATTCCTTCTGATGGTACTTCAACAGATACAAGCACAACTGCTAGTTTTTATCAGGCTTTGAATCTTGATGAAGGCCCAATGGAAGTTATGCCCGGATCTGTTGATTCTTTTAGCGAGCCTGAAGAATTAGAAGAAGATGACTCTACTCATACTTGGGCAGACGATTCTGGCGAACCGCTTCAAGAGGGCAAGGAATATGAAATTTATGCTCATAATTATGAAATCCCAGATGTTGGTCGCGTAGTTGAAGTTAAGCCAGATGCCGTTGTTTATGAAATTGAATCTAATGGCGGACTTCGTACCACAATTGAAATTGATCGCAAAGAAGCAGATCTTAACGGTTATCGTTTTGTTTCAACTGATTTTGGGTCAGAAGATAATCCGGCTGGCATTGAGGAAAATCTTGACACTAAGAACGTCACTGCTCCCGGTCAGGATTCAGACCTTTCAACGCCTCATATTCAAATCGGTAGTTCTACAAAGAAGGCAACCGTTGGTTTTTGGGCTTGCCCAGAAACTCCAGCATGTCAATTTAATATTGAGGGCGGAGATTTTGAACCCGGCGAATGCCCATATCATCATGTGCCAACCGTAGAAGCCGGTGAAAATTACATGCAACAAATTTATACAGTAAAAGAGCATCAAGAAGGGCGTAATGTTTCGTCACTAAAAACAGCCGGACAGCATTACACACCTATGCAGCAGCGTGAACTTATTGATGAGTATGGCGAAGCTCGCAATTCAGACAAGCTTAATTTAGAAGGCACTCACTATGCCGATTCAGACCCCGATTACTTTCTTTTCGGTTGCTGACCTTAAAAACAACTTAAATCTAAAGGATAACAAGTGATGGATTATACAACCCGCATCGTTAAGTCCGCTTCAGGACTCACTCAGCATGAAGCCCTTCTTTCGCTTCAGAATCATAGTCAGTTCCAAGCTGGAACTAAAATTGCCAGCATTCACAATCAGGGCGGTCATTGGGTTGCCAAGCTTCTTGTTCCTAAGACTTCAAATGAAGATGTAAAGCCTTGCGAGCATTGCGAGGATAAAGGTTGTCAGCATTGCAAGAAGACTGCCGCTGGCGCATTTGAAGATATTGATGAATCGCCCGCCGACCTTCATGATGACATGCATGAAATGAATGAATCACCCCTTGAAGAAATGGAAGAGCATGAGGGCGAAGATCATGTAGAAAAGCATGAGCGCTCAGAAGATAAAAAGATTGCTGAACTTGAGAAGAAGATTGACCTTCTTCTTGATGCTCTTGGAATTAGCGAAAAGGGCGAAGATATGGATGAAATGCCAGAGGGTCCATCTGCTGATCTTCCTGCTGCACCTGCTCCTAAGCGTCCAAAGGGTCCTAGCAAATCAGAGCCTCTTCCAACAGGTTCAGGCGCTAAACTTAAGCCCGGTGAGGTTCCTAACAAGCCCGGTATGACCCCTGTTGGTTCACCTTCATTTGCTTCAGTTAAAACTGCTAGCTGCGAAGGCGAATGCGAAAAGGGTGCTTGTGAGCATTGCGACAGCAAACGTGAAGCTAATGCTTCAATGCCTCCTGCTGCTATGGGCGCACCTGCTATGGGCACTGCCTCAGGTCCAGTAGGCGCTCCTATGTCTGGTCAAAGCTGCACTTGCCCTCCCGGTCAACCATGCTCTTGCGGCGCTTCAACAGCATCAAATGCAGCCGCTCCTGCATCCCCCTCAGCTTCAGGCCCAGTGATGTCATTTACAGCTTCTAAGGCTGATCCTAATCGCGATGTAAGCATTAGAATGGCTAAAGCTCAGCTTGAAAATACTTATCAAGGTTTTCGCGTAGCTCGCATTAAGCGCGACGGAGATTATATTCACGCTTTAGTGACTCGATAAAATGAGCCTTGACTCCGAAGAAATTATTATTAAAGAGTTTAATACTCTTCGGGGCCGGGTACTTGGTTTAATTGAATCTTGGGGTCTTCCTGAGCGTCAAGAAAAGGGCTGCAAAGCCACCTTTAAATCATTGACTTATGACGCAGAAAAGTCAATTCGGGACATTGTAACTAAATAATTTAGTTTATCCCACACTTAAGAGGCGATATGGCATTCACAAAATACGCCTCTTTAGAGGTCAGCAAAGTTTTAGAGATTAAAGGTTCAGCAGAGCGCGATGCCTCTGCTTCTCTTTCTAAAATTGCTGCTTTTGAAGATTATCGTACTGAAGATGGTTATCTTTACGCTCGTATTCGTGCCATTTCTTCAAGAGTAAATAAAAATCATGACGGCTGGCCCTCAGTAGAGCTTGCTGGCGGTCAGGATGTTTTTGATCGTCACACTTCTTCTACTGGCGGATTCACTGTTAACGCCAATGCTAATGATCAATATGGATTTTCTACTTTCATTGGCAAGCCAATCTTTGTAGATCATCATAATTCAGATCCCTCCCGTGCGCGTGGGGTTATTGTTGATGCAAAGCTTCATGTAGACGATCATAAAACTGCCGCTCAAAAAGATTCTTATTATCGCGACGCTCCTTCTAATCACACTCCCCCAACTTGGGTTGAGCTTCTTCTTGAAGTAGATGCTAAGTCATTCCCTAAGCTTGCTAAGGCAATTATTGACGGATCAAAGAATGCCAAGAATGGCATTGATGGTTTCTCAATGGGATGTGACGTAGAGCGCTCTGTTTGCAATATCTGCAAGAACTCTGCAACTACTCCTGATGAGTTTTGCAACCACGTTCGCATGAAGGGCGCTATGTGCGATTACATCGATCCTGAGACGGGTCATAAAACTTCAAAGAAATCATATGAGGACTGCTACGGCATTAAGTTCTTTGAGATTTCAGCAGTATTTGACCCCGCCGATGAGACGGCTCTTATCCGCGAGGTACGTTCTAATGTAAAGGAAGCTTCTATGAATAAATTTGCGTCTGAAGGGTTTACTCCACCAGAGTCAGTACAAAACAATGCTCGTCGTGGTCTTGAAATGGTTGAAGCTGGCGAGGCTGGCGATGGTCTTGAATCTGCAACCAAAGGTCGTGCTCATGATATCGCTTCAGGCAAGGCTCTAAGCCTTGATCATGTTAAGCGTATGCATTCATTCTTTGAGCGTCATGATAAAACTCGCCCAGATGATGGCGGCAAAGGTAACTCACCTTGGAAAACCGCTTGGATGCTTTGGGGCGGAGATTCAGGTCGCTCTTGGGCGGAATCCGTTGTTGGCAAAGAAGTTGGCCATGATAAGAGTGAAAAAACTTCTAATGATAAGCCACAGATCACTAAAACTCGCGCTCCTGAAGAAGTAGATACTTTGCGCGAAGATAAGGTTTGCGACATTTGTGGCGAAATTATGGATGGCCCACAGTGCGACGTTTGTGGTTATGAAGCAGAGCCTGAAGGTTTTGGCGATCCAGATCTTAGCGCCGCTAAAAGGCGTGACGAATCAGAAGAAGCAAATGAAGAATCTTTATCAACTTTAGATGTTGATACTAATAATTTGCCTACGCTCTCTCATGTAACAGATGCCGAATGGACAGTATTCGACACAAAAATTTCACAAATCAATAAAATTGAACGACCAATACTTCCGGTTCAGACGCCACCAGCGTCTAATGAGCCGCAAGACTATGTTGTGAAGGATCAAATAAGGCCCGTCACATCATCAGTTCGCACCGCATCGGATTTCCTTGCGGCTGCTGGTAACAGAAAAAGGAACAACATGGAAACACATATCGCTGACGCAATGACAAGCGCACCGGCTGTTGCCAAGCCTGACTACAATACTGATGTAGTCGGAACTGGTGGCGTTGGTGGAGCTTCAAATGAAGACGCATCCAAGGCTGACGCTCAAGTTAATGTTACCGATATTGGTGGCATTTCTGGTGTTGGCACTGGCAATGAAAAGACAGTACAAGTTGATCAGGGCGATGAACACTCAAAAAACATTGAAGCTATCCACACAGATACTTTTGGTGCAAATGAGGGCGATTCACTCGGTCAGCAAGACCCAGTAACTGACGTAAGTAGCTATCAGGTATTTAACTCAGATAGCGCTACGCCTCTTACAATGCATGAGCCAGCAGCAAAGGCTTCATCATGGGTTGTATCAGATGTTCGCGGCGTGGAGCCTTCCGACCCAATGGGTAAGGCTGATGACCGCATTGATGTAACAGATAGCATGGGACCATATGCAATTACCACTCAGGATTCTGGCCCAACAGCTACTTTCCCAGATGGTAATAGCGCGGTAACTCGTCAGGCTGATCCAGTAGATCCTCAGAATAAGAGTTTCTATCACGATCAGAATAGTAAGGAATTTTACCCAACTGGAGTTGATTCTAAGGATCATGCTTTTGGTGATGGTAATGATAGCACCGCTCATATCATGTCGGCCTTCAAGTTGGCTGATACTGAGATCGAACTTGGCATTCTTGACGCTTCACAGAAGTATGCAAGAGTTGCTGAGCTTGAAAAGGCAGCGCCCGCAGTTGTTGAGGCTTCACTGATTTACGCTAATCGCGTTAAGACAGCGGGCCTTAAGAAGTCGGCGCGGACAGCTAAGAGGCTTCCGTCTCTAGTTAGGGAGGCAAGTACTGCTCCCGCAACAACTCAGGCAGATTCAGATGACTCTGCTCTGTTTATGTAAAAAATAAGAGAATATTACTTTATTTTTACAACCCGCCGTCTAGAAACAATTGAAACGGCGTAGCGCCCACAAGGCGTGAAACTAAAAATCACAAAACAAAATAGGAAAATACAAATATGCTTAGACTAAAGAATCTAGCTAATAAGTATCAGAAGCGCACTTGTAGGCCGTTGTATGCCCAGACTCAGGCTACGCCTTATGCTGCAAATCTACATAGTGGATTTCGTGCATCTGACGGTTCGCTCCAGCTTCCAACCACTTCGGTTACTGCTGGTGCCACTGCTCGTCAGGCTTCTGCTTTTACTCTCAAGGGTAGCCTTGTTCCCGGACTTGTTCTAGTTCGTGCCAAGGATTCCTCGGGTGCTCTTGGCGAATCAGTTACAGTCGCTACTGGCGCTGAAAATGAAGTACCATTTGGTCTTCTTGCCAACTTTGTTGGCGGCGACCTTGACGAGGGTTTCTCAGGAGACTCTCTTCAAAATTCAGTTGGTGTTTGGCGCGGTCCGGACTCGGTGTTTGAGATTCTCTCACCTGCGTTCGACAGCGACGGCACTGGCTCAAGCGGCACATCTGTTGTCACAACGGCCATTGGTGCCTCTGGCGGTATCGGCGCCACTAACACCATTAAGTCTCTGACTTATCCTCCAACATTTGGTGGAACCGCTCAGACCACTGCAACTACTGCAACTAATGCATTTGGTGCGCAGGCTATTTCAACAGCCATTTCAGGTACTGTCAATAACACCAGCGGCATCTACCTGTACGCAGGTGTAGATGGTCGCCTTGTAAGCATGACGACCCCCGGTGTAAACCGTATGCCTGTTGCTCGTTTAATTGACAGCCCAGCCACAAGCCGTATTGTCGTGGACCTATTGGTATAAAGAAAGGAATATGATTAATATGGAAATTACATCACGCAAGGCTGTTTCATCAGCCGATTACGAGGCTAAGCTTGCTAACGCACCTAAGCTTACCAAGGAAGCAAAGGCACAGAAGCTTCAGTCAATCCTAAAGGATTCATCGAACGCAATGCGTCGTATCGGTCAGGGTATGATCGGTCCTATTCAGATTCGTCTTCGTTATGAGGGCATTACTCGTAATGTTCTTATTGAAGATACTCTTGAGCGCGGTCCCCTTATGCCTTACGACATCCTTGACGATCTAGGTAGGGCTTATATCCTTAACCAGACCGACTCGGAAGTTAAGATCACCCCATTCGAAGGCAAGCAGGCATTCCCTCAGCTTTTCCGTATCGCTACGTTCCCACGTATCCGTAAGGAAGATCTGTACTACCTTCGTGTAAACGCTGTTGAGTACGCACAGGACGAGAGCCGTCAGGCAATCCAGAAGCAGGAAGACGCCCGTCTTATCCTTCTTCTTGAGGCTGCTATTGCTGAGCTTGGCAAGGTTCGCAATGCAACTGGCAATGACGCTATTGCTGGCGTTGCTCCTACCGGTGGTCGTCAGACCGGTATTGCTGCTGGTTCATCAGGTGAGCAGACCATCCTTATTGGTGATGGTAACCCACTTGAGCCTAGCGACTTTTACAGCGCTGTTTCACAAATCGAGATCAACCAGCTTGAAGCTCGCCGTGTCATCATTCACCCTGCTGACGCTCGCGATTTCTACAACTGGGATCTCAACGTAACTGGCTTTGAATTCAAGGATAAGGTATTCGGTGGAGAGAAGATCACCACATTCGGTGAATTCCAGATCCAGCGTTCAATCATCGTCCCACAAGGCGAGGTATTCCTTACCGCTGAGCCTGATTACGTCGGTGTTATGCCCGTCATGTACTCACTTGACGTTGAAGAGAACCACAATGTTGAAACATTTTGGAAGGGTTGGGTCATGGACGAACTTATCGGCATGCTCATCCTTAACGCTCGCGGCCTTTCACGTATTGTTAAGGGCGGTGCAATCTCTGATTACACAACCACTACAACAAGCAAGAAGCTAGACATCTCAGGCCTCGCCTGATCCTAGTCCTCTTTGAGGTAAAGAAAAGGCCCCCAGAAATGGGGGCCTTTTTATTTGCATTTATATTATTTTATAAATTACTTGGATGCCTAAGAGCATATTCTAAGCTAGGCCTTAAATCAGATTGCCACCTTGAAGGATTAGCTCCTGATGTATCAAACCTAATACCAGCAACATGCATGTATGTGTGGCCTGAATTAGCGTAAACCGTAATCCATTTACCCGGCCCTGACTGACCCCAAGACATTAGTGATCCTGAATCCATTGGAGTATTGATCAGATCTGCTCCATGAAGGGCATATGATACTGATCCTGAACAGTCGTAGCCAGAATCTAAAAAAGATCCATGTCCGCCTCCCCATACATATGGAAGCGCATTGATCTTGTTTCCGGCCCATACAACTCGTTTAACATTAATTGGAGCCTTAGATGGGGCATAGGCTACATTTTTATATATAAAAGCCTTAGAACCCATTACAACAGGTTTGAGAGGATCTTTAATAAGGCTGATTGACGCCCTTACTCGGATCTTCTTTGTTTTCACCTTCCATTTGTATGTATAAAAATGAACAGTGGGATTATTCCAATTATTCATTTGATATCCACAATGAACCCAAATGTCAAGCTGAGAACCCCAACCAATATGATCTTCAACCCTAAAATAATGCTTGCCATAAATGGCTTTAGGGAAATAGATCCTTGTTCCTAATGGAAGGAAATTATTGGCAACTTCGCCAAAACGAGGCGTTGTTCCCATTGATGTAATATTACCGCCACCTGAAGCATCACAGCCTTCAGTTGAATAAGCGGTTGCTCTAACGGAAAAGTGCTGAATCGGCACCCTTACGCGATATTTCTTTGTTTTTGTTACTACAGGACCCGGAATTGTAGTAATGTGGGCCTGTTTACTAACAGCTTTCGCTGGTTCTGGGGTAGATGCAAAACTACCGATTACGGCGGCTACTACAACCGCTGTTTTAGCATATAACATAATATCTTCCTTGGAACACATTCATTTGTCCTACATTGACTTCGCAAGCCCTCTTACTTAACAACTTAACGGGCTGAATGAGACCAGTGGAATTAACTCCTTTTGTCGATTTATATAAAAAGCCAAACGTTGACTTGTACAAAGACTATATCATATAGTCAAATTGTCAAGACTTAGTTTGGCTTCCCTAATTACTATATCGAATCCCGGTCTTAATCAGTGGCAAGTCTCGTTTGTAGTACCAAGTCAAGTCTTATATTGTTATAGAAAGAGAGAATAAATTATGCCACCTAAGAAGCTAACCCCTAATGGTCAGGCTGCTGAACCCGTTGGAGCAAAAATTGCTGCAACTCGCAAGCCTGCCGCAAAGCCCAAGACCGCTCCCAGAAAGAGCGCGTCAACAAGCAAGTATGTTCGTAATGTTCGCGGCGTCAATGTTCGCGTTACATTTGGATCTGGTCGCAAGATTGAACTTGCTCCTAGAGGCCAGCGCAATGATATGACTGCAATTAGTAAGGATGAATTAGATGATTCAATCTTCCTTAATAACCTTGGCAGCCTTTATGAAGTTATTTCTGCCACTGACGCTCAGACAATCCGTGAAAAGCAGATGACTAATGCATCAACTTTGCCACAGCCTCGCCCAGAAGATATTCTTACCGATCAACTTGGTAATGCTGGTAATTTTACAGGTCTGGACAAGTCTAATACAGAAAAAAGTATTACAATCGGTCACCTTAATGAAGTAGAGGGTCGTCCAAATGAGGAAAAGGCGACTGAAATTACCCGCAGCGTTGCTCCTGAAAGGGTTGACGTTCCGGGTAGCTCGTTGTAAACTAATATTAAAGGAAAAATATGAGTAATATTAATAATTTAAATGAAGGTGAGTTGGATGCGATAAAAACTTCAATTGAATGTCGTATTCATCAAGCTAAAACCGATGTACTTAACTACGAAGAAAAACTTAAAGAAATTCTTGAAGCTCTTAAGGTTTTTGCAACCGATTCCGCAGAAACCGTACAAATTGTCGCGGAAACTGTCGTTGAAACAGTTGTTGAAAAGGTTGAAGAGGTCGCTGAAGTTGTTAAGGAAGAAGTGAAAAAGGCCGCTCCTAAAAAGGCTGCTGCTAAGAAAACTGAGCCTGCAACTGAAGAGTCAGATAAGTAAATTTATCAATGTTTTAGTGAAAGAGCCGCCTTGTGCGGCTCTTTTTATTTTAAGATTCTTTATTGCCAACAGTTAATAGTTGCATGAGCCTTGGTTATGATAAACAAACAAAAATTGTTGCGCTAGGTGACTCTGCTCGCCTTGTCGCTCGTCTTTATGACGATAATGATCAACTTTATTCTTATGAAGACCTTGGATCAGTAACTTTTACTATTCAATTGCCCGCTAGTCGCACAGATGATGATCCATCTGATAATAAAAAGAACAGAGAATACATCAGCCCCGCTGAAAAGATAACTTTAGATGGCGAAATTTTAGAAGACGGTACAGGAGTTTTAATTTATGATGACACTACTCGTTTAGGTCATCATATCGCCGTTGCAACTTTTAAACTTATTGACGGAACAACAAAGTCAACTAGAGTTGATTTTGAAGTTTTTGATCCATTTGAAATTGTTGATACTCCAATCCGCGTTGTAGCAGATGGCGTGTGGACTAAACTTGAAGATTGCTTTGATGCTGAAAATGAAGGTCCTTGGGTTCAAGATATGACCATGCATTTTTTTCGTGAAGAAAAAATGGAAAAATTTATTGCAGACGCTCTTTTTGATATTAATTATCAAAATCCTCCTACCGCTTTAGCAATTAACAGTTTTGTAAACGCTGACAATACGGTTACTGACAATTATCCACTTCTTGTTCAGGGCATTTTTATTCAAGTTCTTCGTCACATTATGCGCTCTTATGTTGAGCAACCAATGCCTACTGGTGCGCAAATTGCTTTTCAAGATCGTCGTGATTATCTTCAACGCTGGGAAAGCATGTACGAATTAGAAATGCAGCAATATATGCGATGGGTTGCTCTTTACAAACGCGGATTCCTTCAACTTGGTCATAGCAAGCTCATTGTTTCCGCTAAAGCTGGTCGTCTTATTCCTGCTCCTATGCGGGCAAGATCTGTTGGGCGTGGTTATTGGTAGTTTACGACAACTTAATATACGATGGCAAACATTACAACATATTTAGAAAACAAGCTCCTTGAGCATAGCGTTGGCAAAACATCTTACGCAATGCCTGCTGCAACCTATGCAGGGCTTTTTATTAGTATTCCAACTGTTAATTATTTAACTTCCAACTCAATTACAGGCGTTGAGGTTGGACAAACAAATGGATATCAAAGAAAACAAATTTCTTGGAATTCTGCATCATCTGGCACTATAAGTAATTCCACGGACATTACTTGGACCTCTACCGGTCCTTGGAGCAGTAATTCGGGAAGTGCCACTCCGGTTGGATACATCGGAGTTTTTGATAGTGACGGTCAACTTCTTTGGTTTGGTTCCCTTTCGGCAAAAATTTTAATGGCGGTTAGTGGCGACACATTTACACTTCCAGCGGGCAGCTTAACTCTGACCCTAACCTAAGGGTTTAGATGACTAATTCAGGTTCATACTCAGCCAATTTATCGGCTCAATCTAATTTAAAAGCAAATGCAAAGGTCGCGAACCTTTTAACCGCAACTTCTAATTTGGCAGCATCAATTGGTTATCGTACCACTATTTACGACAATCTTTTATATGCCACTAAATATGTTGGGAATGAAAGTGCCCCGCAAGACATTAAGCGCCTTCGTCGTCAAGTGCATGACATGATGCGCCGCATGGGTCAACCTGTAATTATTAAAAAGATGTTAACGGTCAAAGATGTTGAGGAAAATTACGCTGAGCGCTCAGCTAATTATGATTCCATTTACGGTCAAACTCGTAACAATGATAATCTTTCTTGGGGATCAGGTTTTGTTTCAAAAGAAAAATCAGACGATGAATGGATTGATCTTTCAACTGGCGAAGTTGTAAGATCGGATTATACTCCTAACGATAGTTGGCCTAAAGCTCCTAAATATAGAGGATTTGGTCCCGGTATTTTAACTTATGTCATTCAACCAGACATTGCAGAGGACTTTTTTAAATTGACTCCAGAGGGAGCTATGTTTCAAACGCAGATGGCAGAACTAACTATGGGTTGGTTTCCAAAAGTAGATGACAATGATTTAATCATTAATGTTGAATTGGGTAATAACGGAAGGGTTATCGCTGCGGGGCGGAGATATCAAGCAAAGATTGTTAATCCGGTTACCATGAGAGGTTTGGATAACAATGGGCGAATTGAGAACAAAGGGTATTTAAATAATCGTCACACAGTTAATCAAAAATATCAAATAACACTTGTCCCAGCTAATAACATTTTAATGAATGTAGAGGTTGATAGATGACTTATTTACCTGAAAAAACAGTTAGGTATAAGACTTATGTAAAAACTGCATTAGTTGAAGCATTAAGACCGGTTTTTAAAAATCACTTGGATGAAAAATTAAGAAATACCAACGTTACTATTGACTTTCCAAAAGAGCGTCAAAGTTATCCGTCAGTAGTTATTAAATTTTATGAAAAAGAAATTAGTAATGCTGGTGTCGGACATGAAGAAATGTTAATTGACAATGATAATAACGTTTGGAAATTTAAACATTATTTTTATAATGGAGACATAGAATTTTCAATTTTAGCTTTATCTTCTCTTGATAGAGATTTAATCTCTGACACTTTGGTTCAAACCATAGCGATGGGCAACTTAGCCGATTATACAAATAATTTTTTTAATCGAATTTATCCTCCAAATACATCAAACATTCCTGATTCAGTTGGACATTATATAAATATAAACTCTGACAAAATTAATGGATTTGGAGAAAATCAAAATCCTGTACCTTGGAACTCTGAAGATGATTTAATTTATCAAGTTTCTTATAGATCAAACATTTGGGGAGAATTTTATAGCCTTCCCGCTGATGTGCCGATTGATTTTATTAAACAGACTTTCCTTTATCCTTATACCGATGGTGACGATCTTCCAAAAGGCAGCGAAAATTTAAATAATTGGACCTAATCAACCTTTCTTTATGCCGTTCACTACCACTTAATTTTTGACAAGGAGCATTTGAATAATAATGGCTTATAATCCACCCGGCGTATCAGTAACTGAATATACGAATCCAGTAGTTTCCCCTCTGCTTGCTACAGCAGACACTCTTTGCCTTGTTGGGCCTACTCCTATTGCGGGCGTGACTAAGACTGATACTGTTACTTTTACTAGCCCTGAGCTTTTAACCAGTACTTGGTCTGGAACAAACTGGGGAACCACTAGCCCTTATTCACACACTACTGGCAGCGTTGTTGCATTAACTAATAGTTTTGTTCCAACTGTTGGATTTACTTATCAAATTACTTATACTGTAACTGGCGCAACAACTTCAACTAATGCCAACATTGCATCTATCACATTTGGCAGCAACATTATTGGAAATGTTTCAGGTTCCATTACAACAGACGTTACCGATGTTACTGTTTTAGTAACGGCTAGTACCACTGATAAGTTATCTGTTGTTCCCGGTACTAGTTTTGCAGGTACTTTTAAAGCCAGCATTAAGCAAATTGGCGTTCCGATTACTCTTCCTTCAATTTCAACTGGCAGCAAACTTGTATCAATTAACAAGGTTACTCTTGCGTCAAATGCCCCTTCAAATAATACTTCCGGTACACGTTATGACGGTTTTATCGAATCTGGTGTAACTCTTACTAGTGGAACTGCATATTTTACTGCAAGCGTTAATAATCCTTGGGGAATCGGTCAAACAGTAGCAGGAACAGGTATCCCTAATAATACAAAAGTTACAAATGTGACATCTGACGCTAACGGAACAACTTTAACCGTTACCGTAAACAATGCTCCAACTGCATCTAGTAGCAATGTCACCATTTATGTTAATCAAACTACTCCTCCAACTTCAATTACTACAACCGTTACAACCGCTCCGGGCAATGTTGTAGGGTCTTCATCTTATGTAAGTGGAGGGACTTGGACTTCAGCAATTCTTGGCGGAACGGTAACGTCTGGCACCAACGGACCAACATACACTGTTACTGCCGCTGGAACCAACACCGCAACCTTGCTTTGTACTACTGCTGGAACGGTAGCAGCAACAACATCATTGACGATTAATTATGGTTCGTCTTCAACTCAATATTCGGTAGTAAATTCTAATTCTGTTTCAACCACTCTTGCAACCGCTTTTACTTCTTCATTAAGTTTGCCCGGAACAATTGCGGTTTCATCAGTCAGTGGATTCCCAGCTACGGGCGGAACAGTTAAAATTGATAGCGAATTGTTTACTTATACCGGTGTCAATACATCAGTAACTCCTCCAACTTTAACTGGCGTTTACAATTCAGAATATGGCACGATTGCCGCAGATCACAGCGTTGGCGTACCAGTATCACTTTTAACAAATACCATTGCTCGCGCAATTTCATCGACTCAAATTACTACTTTAAGTGTTGCATCAATAGTTTTTGCCGGTTCTCCAAGCGTTGCAACCGTTACATTAAATGCAAATACCGGACTTCAACCTAGCACAACTTATTCAATTTCTTCAACAAAAATTAACGGTTACGTTACCTTTACAACTCCAGCCACGCTGGGTTCGACGGTTGCATTTACACTTTCAACAACAACTGGCACAACAACTGGCCTTACCGCTGGAACCGGTTTAACCGATGCTTCGGTAATTACATCCATTCCATCAACAACCATTGGCTTGAAGTCAGGCACTAGTACATACGCATTTGATGAACCTGTAATTGTTGAATACACTTATGCTCCATCAGATTTTTATAAAGTTATTGAATTTGATACCATGTCAGATGTTGAAGATCGTTTTGGAAAAGTTTACAAATCAAACGGAACCATAAACTCTACCCTTTCATTTGCTGCTCAAATTGCTTTTGAAAATGGAGTAGACTCCGTTTATCTTCAACCCTTGTTTGCTTTTGATACTGATAAAGTAACTCGTATTAAACCAACAAATGTTGACGATTTAACGGCTTGGGATAATACTTTTACCGCACTTCAAAGCATTGATAATATTAACTTTATTGTTCCAGTTATTGGCACTGGTAATTCATTTGGTGGATCAAGCGCTACTACAACTAACGTTAAGGCAATTCATGGCAAACTTAAGAATCACCTTGCAACAATGGTCACTGATTCAGGTCAGTACATTATTGGTTTAGTCGGTCACGATGGCACGATTACCGGAGACGCTACCGGTTTAACATCAGCGGCTCTTATCGCCAACGTTGGCGATCTTAGGATCAATCATCAGGATCAGGGTTATGATCAACAGTTAGTCTTTGTTTCACCCACTAAACTTCAGCGCCCTGTTTCAATTGCTTCAACCAATGTTGCTCTTGAAGTTGGCGGACAGTATGCTGCCGTTGCAATTGCTGCAATGGCCGCTTCACGCGAGGTTTCAACCTCTCTTACAAGAAAAGGCGTTGGCGGATTCAGCGCGGTTCTTAACTCCTTTACAAAGAAAGAAAAGAACTCAATGGCAGAGGCTGGCATTCTTGTTATCGAACAGGCTGGCACAGCCGTTCAAGTTCGTCACGCTGTTACTACTGATGTAAAAAATGGCGTCAGCCAGTCAGAGCTTTCGGTTGTTCGTGCCAAGCACTTTATGATGTCTACACTTAAAAACACTGTTGATACTCAAATTATTGGCAAAGTATACGCAGATGGCAATGCCCCTCTAGTTGTAAGCACTGCAATTGCCTCAGCACTTGAAACTCTCAAGAATAATGGCGACATTGTTGATTTCTCTGATGTTCAGGCCAGAACTCTTACAAATGGCCCTACAACAATTGATGTTCGATTCAATTACCGTCCTGCTTTCCCAGTCAATTACATTAATATCGGCTTCTCAATTGACTTAACAAGTGGGAACTCAACACTTTCTCAAGCAAATACTCTACAGGTGGGTTAATTTAAATGGCAGACGATCTCAAAGGAGCAAGGAATAGGGCAAGAGTAGGCGGGTCTGGGTTTACCGTTTTCACATGGGATAATAAACCAATTCTTTTTGCCCAGCAAATTTCACATACGTCACCAGCACCCGTTGGTCCCGGCACCGTAGCAATTCACCCCTTAGATGAACCCTACCCAGTTGAATTAATTACGCCTCAGGCTGCTTCAATGGGTACTATTGTTCTTGAGCTTTTTGAGCTTTATGGAGCACAGGTTTGGGAGCGACTTGCTAGCTATCTTGGCGGCGATCCAAATGCCAGTTCAGCAACCGGTTTTGGCGACGGCGTTACAGGTAAAGGTAATGGCCCTGTTGATATCGTTGGCGTTTTCAACGCTGTTGCTAACGCTAAGGAACCAATTCGTATCATTAAGTACATCAAACCTCCTCAGATTCGTGGTCGCACAATGAAGCCATATACAGAAGAGTATCACAATTGCGTAATTTCAAACGTGTCTGACAGCGAAACTATTGAAGTTGGCACAATGCAAATTACCAAGCAGATTGCTGTTAACTACACATACATGACTCGCGGTTTCCGCAATCCAATGACCAAGCGTAGATCTGCAAACCTTGGTGGAATTACTCCAAATAGCTCTACAACAACTTCTTTCTAAAAACTAGTCATTCCTCTCTCTTAATAAGAGAGTTCTTCAAAAAGTAAAGGAAGTATGATGGAAGATCAAAGTTTTGTTAGCGAAGCCGAAGACGGCTTTCCCGAAGAAGTATCTGAAGATGTAGATGGCCTTTTATGGCTTGGTTATTTAGAAGACGAATTTGAATTTTGCGGTCATGAGTTTGTTATTAGAACGCTAAGGCTTGAAGAAGAAATGACGACTGGACTCTTGTCAAAAGAGTACGCAGAAAGCATGTCTGAAGCCAAAGCTTTAATTACGGCTCAAATAGCAATGTCCCTAATTGCGATTGACGGCAGAGAAGATTTTTGTCCGGCAATTGGTCCAAATAAAAAAGATCACGCCAGAGCTAGGTTTAACTATATCGCCTCTCATTGGTTCGAACCAACATTAGCCTTTGTTTATTCTAAGTATGCTGATTTAATAGAAAGGCAACGAGCATGCATTCGTGAAATGGATTTTTTATCCAGAGAGAGTCTAAATACCTTTATGGACTCGCCAAGCTTTTTGAAAAAGAAGGTAGATTCTCAAATGACAGGGGAGATCATGGACATTTTGGACAGCGAGCAGGATTAAATATCTTACAAAGAAAATTGCTCCTTTATTTAATAAATCAAGATCAAAAAAATGATTTAAAAAGGCGAGAGCAAGAATTTAAAAATCAAGTGTTTGCCAATAGCATTGATTTGTATAGAAAGATGTTTATGGAAGAAGATGTCATCGATGAAAAAGACGTTGAATATGTAGCCCCTCAAAACGAATTTGAATTCAAAAACATGCTTAAAGAATTAAAATCTTATGGATTAATTGATAACGATTAGTTCTTCCATTCATTGTAATAGACCCATGCGTAACCGTTGTAGTGGCTACGTGGATCGTCGCCAAAAAGCCACTCTAAGATAATTAGTGCCAAAAATAGCGGCGAAAAAACAATCGCAATAACAACCATAATTAAATTTGTAAAAATCTTCATAGCATATCCTTTTTAGTTAGTACACCAACTATGCGCTTTCCAGTCGCGTAAATTATAAACAGTGGAAATATCTTATCACACATGACTCAAGAACGCGACCCAAATAATCCCGACAATCCAGCCGCATTTATTTCTGATTTTGACGCGCAATTAATTGTAAAATTAGCTGAAGCAATTGGACGATCCGTCAGTGAAAACATTAAAAAATCTGAAGAAAGTAGTAAAATTAGTCGCGGAGCCGGGGGACTAGGGCGCGACCCAGAAGTTGTAAAACAGTTAAAAGAACAAGCCCTGCTTTATACTTATGGTAAAGGTGCCGATTTGGGTAAAGGAGTCACTGGTGCGCTCGGAGGTCTTTTTAAACCCGCAGATGTAATCGCAGCAGATTATAAAGATCAACGCGGACAAATTGTTTCAAACAAACAAAAAATAGCCATGCAAAGGGCGACCCTTGGAGTTAATCCAAATCCATCATCAATAATAGATCCAGCTATTTTTGGAGGACAAATGAGCATGGGGCAAATGTTTCAATTAGGCGCAGATGTAATTGGAAAGCAAAATGCTAAGAGAATTAACCCCTCTACTGGAAAACCTATTTTTGATTCAACCACTACAAGGTTAAATAGCGCCGAAGCCCTATTATCTAGATCCGCTGAATATGCTCCAATAATGTCAAGGGGTTATGGATTAGCAAAACAAGGGTATAGAGGCATTCAGGGTTTTGAATCGGTCGGAGCTTCTCAAGGTGTATCACCCGCAGGGGGCAATTTATCAATTCCTTCAAATGTTCCAATTGTTGGCGGAATGGGTTTTAGATTTCCAGTTAATGCTGCAACAATCAGAGGAGCCGAAAGTTCAGTTTTGACAAGAGCTTTGTCTGCCAGAGCCGGTATCAATAAAGATCAAGCAACGAGTATTAGACAACAGCTTTTTAGCACAGGTTTTAATGATTCTAGCCCTGAATTTGCGCAAATGCAAGAAGGGTATGCAAGAGTGGTTAATGCAAATCCCGCCATGTTAAATCCGATTACTGCCGGTCTGTACGGCGGAACTAGATTTCAATCTTCAGACGAAGTTAATAAATTGACCGATTCTCTTTCTAGAGTCGGTCCTGCGGCAGCGGGCGCTCGTATGAATATGGATCAACTTTATAATGGAATGGCCTCCTATACAACTCAAGCAATGCAGGGCGGGACAAGGGGTGTTGGATCTGCGGCTCAATCGTATATAGGTCAACTTTCTGCAACTGGCGTAGATCCAAATATTCTTAATAAAATGCAAGAAAGCCCAATGATTAGAGCAAAATTTTCGCAAATGGGCATAAATCCTTGGGCCGTTCAAGACGCAACCGCAGGTCAAAAACTTCAAGCTACAACGTCTGGTCTTAAAGATATGTATGCTGCTTATGGGGGTCGTGGAGTCGATCCCGGCTCTGCAAAGGGTTTAGACGCATTACAAAGAATGGTTAATACAGATCCAACTCTTCCAAGCGTTCCAGTTTTACGTCATATGCTTTCCCTTGATCCTAAAACAGCTCAAGGGTATAACACCGCAACACAAATTGCCAGTCAGTACGGAGACAATGCTCAGACTGGGGTTAAAAAGTTTGCTGATATGAGTGCTAACGAAAGAATGGGTATTGTTAATCAAATATCTGCAAATGCAGGTATATCAAATGAACAACGAGGAGAATTTTCAAAACACATTATGGACAACCCGGATACAATGGAAAGTTATGTTCAGGCGGTTGTGACTGCAAAAGCTTCAGGCAATGGTCAAGATTATAAAAACGCACTGTCTGGCGGGGTGGATCCTTTAGGAAACGCTGACGTTGGTCAATTATTAAATAAGGCGTCGGAGTATTTAAAAAACGCAGCCGGTAAATTATCAAATAAAACGGCGTCAAATAAAACTGGCACATCTCCATCGCAAGATTAGATAATGAAAAAACATAGAACTCAAAATATTAATAAATTTAAAGAGCCTAAAAAAGAGATAACCCAAGTTGTTTTCTCTCATCCCAGTGTTGGTCAATTAAATGTGCCTCTAAGTCCTGATGAAATTACGTGGTCATATGGATTGAATACCAATAGTTATCCAACTTACGGAGGGGAAGTCGTACAAATTCTTTCTATGTATGTTGGAGATATGAAGATATCAGGAACTGTAAGATCCTATGATCAAATTGAAGAAATTTATAAATGGTTTACGCTTTATATGCAACAGGCAACCCAAGGGAGAAATTCAGCATCGTATGATATGACTCCCGTGAGCTTTGAATATTTAAATAGAGGGTGGAAATTTCAAATTATGCCCAAGTCTCTGCCCGGATTTAAATACGGAAGAGATATTGTGGCTCCGCAATGGAATATTGAAGCGGCTGTTGTTGAATTTAATGACGACTTTAAAAGTGCGGTTATGGATAATGCAAACTTGAGTGGAATAAGTCCCGATGGTGGATTTGAACCCTTTGGAACCGTGACCGCTGGCATTGGTTACGATGACAAAAATCCATGGTCTCAAAATTATCCAGAGTACGCAGATTTAAGTAATGCTCAAAATGAAGCCGCCGTTAGAGCCTATCAGGAAAGATTGCACTCTTTTTATGTTAGCTCGCCGGGTGCGGCAGATTGGCAAAATCAAAATATTTCAAAGCCCACTGGTAAATAAATCACAATGAAACGTAATTCAAAAAAACATAATAAGTATAAAGTTGCGCCACCAAATACTTACCAAGGGTCGGCAGGCGGATTTTCAGGAGCAAATAGCTTTTTAAATCAAATTAGGCCGGATACCGGGTGGCAAGTAACTACGCCTGATCGCGATCCTGCAAAGAGTGATACATGGAACATGATGATTAGCGATCCATCTGATCAAAAAATCTACCTTTGGGTTCATGAAATTAATATAGATTTTTCTATGAGTGGATCGGTGGGTCAAAGCAGATACAGAAGGCAATTTTTTCCAAAGTCTTTTAATCAACCTATTATGAATGTTAAGGGGCAGTGCGCAAATCAATATCAATATAATATATTATCATCGTTTATGCGTGAAAGTCATTATCAGTCTTTAAAAAATTCTGGTTCGCCCACGGTACAAATTTTATTAAAAGGCGCTGGAAAACGAGGAAAAAATAAACAGAGAAGTATTAAGGGTGGCCATAAAGGTTTAATTTTTCAAGGTTATTTAAACAACTTTGATGCCGGAGCTATAAAATTTAATTACGCTCCAGAGTTTTCGTTTGACGTAATCTTAGCAACTTCAGTTTTAACAGGCGACATTGGAATTTATAGCGATGTTTCTAGCACCGGATCTCAAACTGTTGGCTGGATGTCAATGTTTAAGGAATAAATATGCAAAGATTAATTTACTCTCCATCTGTAAACGTTTATATAAAAACCGATTCAGGAATCGTTGATTTATCCGATCACGTAACCGGTTGCTCTGTTTCTAGACAAATAGACAGTGTTAGCTCTGCAACAGTTACTTTTAGAAATCCTAAAGTTGGATCAAAGTTTTTATTTACTGATCCGCCAGCCTTTCATCCCATGGACCCAATTGTAATATCAATGACAAGATTAAAAGGAAGACCCGTTCAAGTTTTTACTGGATTTTGTGATACGACTCCTTATTTTCAAATGTTTCCCGGACTTGCTTCAATACAAGCATCATGCACATTTAAAAAAATTAAATACACATATTGGGATCCCGGACTTCCATTTGTTACTCAATTTATGCAAAGGCATGGGTGGTCATATGATTATCTTACTGGATCAAATCGAATGGCCGATACGGCTAACGCTGGAAACACTAAGCAGTTAAATGATGCCGGATTAGGAAATTTATTAATGGCATTTTTACATGAGGCTGGAAATTGGAGCAAGGGCGACATTGTTATTGGACCAATGCCTAGTGAAGCTATTCAAGGGCAGGTTGCCAAAATATTTGACGATCTTGAAAAATCTGGTAAAGAAAATCTTGAAAAGTATTCAGCATTTCTTTCTGATTTTGTGAGCAAGGTTGGTTCTGATGCCAATACAAGCGTTCCATCTGACAATAAACCCGTAAAAACAAATTCTTCGAAGATTGGCTCTGATTGGGAGAAAACGCTTGGTGACTATTCAGATAACAAATACGGCAGTTCGGATGTCAATTCTGCACTTAATCAAGACCCTCATAACGGAGCCGTTCCAAATGATCGTCAAATTGTTGAAAAAGTGGCCGCTGAGCAAAAAATTCCTTTTGCCGCACTATGGGGTATTTATGGAAAAGAATCTAATTATGGAAAATCTCCTTCCGCTTGGTTTAATATTCCAGACAAGGAAAATTATTGGCCCGGAGGCGATAGACCATTAAATTGGTCTGGCAGTAGTGGAAACTTTGAGCAAGACGCTCGCGCCGTTGCTAAAGGTTTGTTAATCTCTTATAGGTCAAAACAGAATAAGGACCCTCAATAATGACTAGATCTACTAAAACAGAAACAAAGCCAAGCACAGGCTCACCAAATGCACAAAATCAAGTTGCTGCGGAAAACGTTTTTTGTCTTCCGAGTGACACCAATTTTTCAGGTCACTGGGATACCATTGCAACAAATATGACCACCATGGGAGTAAAAATTCCAACAAATGGCAATATTAATGTCTTGGCGGTTGGCGCAGGAACAATTACAGCAGGAAAACCAGACTTGAGTATAGGCGGCTTGGGCAATGATTGGGTCATTTTAGAGTTAGATAACAGTATTTCCATTGATGGTAATAATTTTAAATATGTTTATTATGGTAATTTGGCAAAATCTGAGTATTCCGTTAATGGAAAATTAACTGTTATTGGCAAAAAGGTTAAGGCTCAAGACATTATTGGATTAACCGGCAATGAATATCTAGAAATTGGTTGGGGCGATAACACAGGAAATCCTAGAAGTGGTCCATCATTTGGATCTGGATCTAAAATGAGAAACTGGTTGCGATCTCTTAAGACCAACACGGGGGAAATCTCTACAGAGGGTAGCATAGGTACTGGATATTCCGCTCAACAGATATCGATCTCTCAGGGTTTAACTGGATACCTTACTCTGCCGGGCATATTTGATGCTCAGGAATCGCAACAATTAACCGGCGTGAGAGGAATGATGAATGACCAGTCTATTTTTGAAGTTGTTCAAAACATTACTAACGCCTCATTAAGAAGAATGATGTCCTTACCAGATGGTAAATTTTATGCATTTTATCCTGATTACTTTGGATCTTTTGGGGCCACTCCGCATTGGGAAATTGCAGATATTGAAATTATTAGCGGAAAAATAGATTTGTCTGATGATAGTCTCGCAACTCACGTTTTTGTTGTTGGAGATGTGTCTAGTGCAATTGATGGGCAAATTGAATTAGTGGATAAATTAGCTACCGGTGGCGTCGTTACAATTTTTAATGCATTTATGGCAGGATTTATTGACGGTCCCGGATTTTCAAGTAAAGACGATGCAATTCAATTTTTAAAAAAATATGGAGCGCGACCAGTTTATAAAGGAGAACCTTATGTAAGAGCGCCAATTTACGAAGCTTTTTTAGCTTATCAAAAATTTTGTTTGTTGTGGGCGCAGCAATTTCAAACAGAATTTGAATTAACTTTTATGCCTGAATTATATCCCGGAGGGATAGTTTCTTTTCCTGAGCATGGGATCCAATGTTTTGTGGAGGCGGTAAGCCATAATTGTGATTATCAAAATGGTTTTACAACTAACGTTGTTTTGATAGCCCCAAGCGCCATTAGGGGATCTGATGGGAAGGCCTTAAACGCGGACAGGTCTTCTATTAGTCATGGCATGATTAGACCAATTACTAATGACGAAGCTATGGCTTCTTCTACATCATTACCCATCAGTAATAATAAAGGAAAGTGGACACCTAAATAGTTATGATTCAACACGCAACTGGTAGAATGATTAAAATGGCCGTTTTAATTCAAACGGTTGATATTGCTAATCGCAATATACAATGCAGATTTAAAGACGGAGGCACGGGATTTATTTCTGTAATTGGAGTGCCTAACACTTTTATTTGGCCGCAAGAAGGAGAACATTGGTTTGTTCACAAAGACGGTCATCATTGGAAGCTTGATTCTAAAATTGACGTTAAAAACGATTACCCAGTTGATCAGATGCAGCCCGGTGAGGCTCGCATTGCTTCTGACACAATTAAGGACGCTAGTGGTAAGTCTGTTCTTGCTACTTTTGATTCTAGTGCCGATAGTTATTCCGTTCTTCAGCATCAGGATTCAAACACAATTACCCTTGTCAAATTGAATGATGCGGGAACTATCCTTACTTTTACCACTAAGGACGTTAATCATCTTATTGCCGGTCAGCAAGTAACCATTTCTGGTTTTAAGCCCGATAGTTACAATGGCAAGTTTACAGTCTTGGGTTCCGGAGCTTCTGCCAAGCTTACTGTTGCCATTAGCAAGGGTTCTATTCCAACAACAATTACTTTAGATTCTGTTGAAAATTGGCCTACTTCTGGAACAGTGACAATTGATAGCGAAATTTTTTCTTATTCTGGCCTCAAGGTTGCCCCTGATAATCAATTAACTGGCATTTCTAAGGCCAGTGACAATAAAACTATTAGTGCCATTCACGCAGTTGGCGCAACGGTTCAGGCTCCTAATACATCTGATAAACCGACTGATAATACTTTTAATATTACTAGTTCAAATACTGATGCTGTTGAAACTTATGGTCAGATAGAAAATCAGTGGGTTCCTTCAAGTGATATGAAAGTAAATAGTGTTACTGTTCCAGCTAATGGTTCTATTACTGTTGGCAATGCCGGTAATATCAATTTTGGTTTAAACGGTTTTATTGAATTTAATAACGGAACCAATCAATCTATTCAAATTAATAAAACAACTGGGGACATTAAAGTTGGCAATTCAGCATCAAATTATACAGAAATTAAATCTACTGGCTTAATTAATATTTTTGATAGTTCCACTGTCAACACCGTCATTGACGGACAAACCATTTATATTAAAGGTCCAAGCGGAAGGGTTACCTTGGATGACAACAGCACATCTAATGGTGTTATTTTGTCGTCTAATGGCCATATTAGAGTCAATGGAGCAGTTTCGGGAACAACTTTAGTTGGAGATATTATAGTTGGAACGTCTACTGTTGATAAAGTTAAACTTGATTCTACCGGAAAAATTGAAGCTAAAGGTGACATTGTTGCTAGTGGCGGAACTAATAGTGACATTTACACAACCAAGGCTGATGGAACGGCTCGCAAAGTTGTATTAGGGGGAGGAGATGCAGGAGGAATTGATACTAATAACGGAAACATTAGTGCAGGAACAGGTAATATTACTACTGGAACATTAAATGTTACTAGTAATGTAACTAACGCCCTTAACGTGACTGGTTCGGTTCTTGTAGATCAAGAATTAAGAGTTACCGATTATATAAGATCAACTAGTTATCTTGCGGTTGGAAACTCAACTACTAAAAATAACAATTTAGCTTGGGTCGATGTTAATGGCAATGCTTCTTTCGACGGAGATTGTAATTTTGCAAGTACTGCTAATAAAACATTGAAATACAGAAATTTTGAAGTTGCAACTCAAAATTGGGTTAATTCTAACAATTATGCGACTCAAAGTTATGTAAGTACTAATTATATTAATAAAAATAAAGTTGCAGTAGATAATACTTTTGCAGGTACAGATTTTGATGGTTTTAGATTAACTGATTCCGGAACGACAAGTACAAAAAGCGTAACCATATTATGGTATGATTATGTAGCTAATTTCGCTGATGCCGTTAATGGAGCCATAAAAAGTCACACTTTTTCTGATGTCAATGTTCCAAATGGTTATTATTGGTTTGCAAATTTTTTCGGGCTTGGATCTCGTTCGTCAAGTCCGGGAACTGCTACCAACAATGTGATATGTGGGGTTTATGATACCGGCAGTAGCACGGTAGCAGGCAACATTGTTGGATGGGTAAAAAATGATAGCGGAGCTACTGCGGATATATATGGCATATTAAAAATTTGGGGAATGAAAGTCGCTTAGCCCTCTGCAATACTACGTTCCGACAGGTTAATTAATAAGATGACTTGGAGTTTAGCACTAAAAAACGGAGACCTTTCCCTTAGTTCGTCTAATGGTCTTGATGTAGTATCAAACGAGGAAAAACTTGTTCAAGACCTTAGATGTAATTTGTTAGAAAAAATGGGCAATGATGACATGCATCCTGACTTCGGTTCTCTTTTAAATGGCGGAACAATGCCTAATGGAACACAGCACAATGGTTACATTGGGGAAAAAGATAACGATGTAACAATCTTGGGAATTCAAAGTGAGATAGCACGGGTTGTTAATAATTATCAAGAAAAAATTTTATCTAGGGCTAAAATTGATAAATTGACTTATGGAAAAACAACTTTGACTCACGGCGAAGTTTTATACGATTTAAAAAACATTTCTATAGACAAATATTTTGACAAAGTTAATGTAATGATTAGTTTTATTTCCGCCGCAAATAATGAACAAACTTTAGAAATTAGCATGTAATATGGCAACTCAAGAACAATACGTATCACAAATGATGGCTCAATTGAGAGCCTTAGATCCCAGCATTTCTGGCGAACCGGGTACTCCTGAACGCAAAATTATTGAAACTGTAGCTCAAGCTATGGCTGAGGCTCAAACTGACATTGCAATTACTTCTGCTCCATTTGATATTGAATCTAAATATGGAACCGATATTGACAAATTAATTTCCCTGTTTGGTTATGGACGACAAGGGGGCGGAAAAGCCAAGGGTTACGTCACTTTTAGCCGCGACAATTCAAGTGACAAAGATATTAATATACCCGCAGGTGTACAACTAATGGGACCAAAGCCTACTGCTGGCGGATATAATGTTATGTTTATTACATCATCGTCTTCTGTTTTGGCTAAAGGCACTACTTCAGTAACAGCGCCAATTGAATGTGCCACTAGTGGAGTTGATGGTAACGCTTCAGCCGGTTCTATTACTTCATGGGTTGGTACTCCCGTGTATGGAATTACTAAAGTTACAAATGAAGCGCCAACTTATGGTGGATTAGATCCAGAAAATGACAATGAATTAAAAACTAGATTTAAGAATACTGTTTTTAGAAATGTGTCTGGAACAATGGATCAGTTTTTGGCGCTTGCCATTTCAGCCAATAACGTTTCTCAAGCTAATATTCTTGGTCCTGTCTCTACTTACAAAGAAAAAATTCAAGTCCCTACTTCTGATGATTCAAGTACCGGCGGATCTGCGAATTATTATACAACTGCACCTTCGTCTAATTCTAACATTGCTCATTTTTATGACAATTTACAATCTTATATTTTAAAAGATACAACTACGGGTGAAAGTTTTTATTCTCCCGACGCAGATTATCAAATTAATTATCCTGCTTTAAATTATGGAGATTCTAAAGGTCAAACAATTAGTGACCTTCCCAATGTAACTTTTAAAATTCCCTCTACTGCTTCTGCTCGCTCGGTTGTTCCCGGTGAGACGGTAATTTTTGAGTATTCATACATTTCAAAAATTTCAAGAAATAATTATGAAAAACAAGTTTTAAATTGCATCGACGTTTTTATTGATGGGCAAAAACCATCAGTTGCTAGTGTATCAATTCCAATTCCATCTAAACAGTTTACATCCGACGCCTCTAGCCCATTGTATACTGACAATTATAGACGCATTGGTGATGCAAGTATTACTCCATCGTCGCAAAATTATTTTACTCCATTATTTCAACAGCCTGTAACCGATCTTCCTGATTCAATTTTTGTTTCATATGAAGTGTCTGCTGTTCAAACAACTTACACTTATTATAAAAATATTCATTATTGGGGTGTTGAGGATTGGACTAGTAATCGCGGAACTACTAGAGCCAGAAATGGCATTGAGTGGTCATCTACAATTAAAGGACAAGCCGGTAAAGAACCTTATTATACTGGCCCTGTAATTTCCGGAGTTGATAAATCTAAAATTAGCAGCATTAATGTTAATCAATACACCTATGATCAAAACATCCAAGATGTTCAAGCTTCTTCTCAAGCCAATAAGCAAGTTACTACCGACGTTCTTGTTCACGGAGCCAAAGTTCGCTACTTTAAACCAGACGTTAGTGTTGCTTATAATAACGGCGTTGATCCAACTAGTATTGATAATTTAATTAAAAATAATTTAGATGTTTATTTTAAAGGCATTCCTTTTGGTTCTTATATTCAACTTTCTGACATTCTTCAAGTCATCCATAATACTCCCGGCGTTGATAATGTTGACTGGACTTACAATCAATCTCCAAGGAAAAGCTCAGATGCTACTGGGCTTCCATTAATTTCAACCAAAGAGCCGTATTATGCTTTTAAATTAAGAGAAACTAACAAACTTGGACAACCTTTGGCTAGGTTTGTTATTGAACCGGATAGCAATAATAAATTAAGGGCTTATTTTACAAAAGATGCATCTAGTTATTTAAACATAAGTTCTGGTAGTCAAACTTATTACAATAACTCATTTGCAATTAGCTATATTGCTGGCGCAACTAAAAATACAAGTACGGTTAAAAAATCAATATTGTCGCTTTTCAATACCACAGGGTCTACGGGATATACTTTAACTGCTTGGAGCGATAAAACTAGCCTTAGTAGCAATAGTCTTCTTGTGGCTATTAGAGATTTACTTGGTTCTCAAGTTTCTACATCGTCTTATTCGCTTAGCGGGTCTGCAAAATTTCCTACATATGATGTGCCATTGTATATTACTGGAACAGGATTGCCTTTTAGTTCTACTGGCGCACTTGATCTTGCAGCGCGATTTAATGTTGATTCATATATTAAAAGCGATAAAGATTATAATAAAGACATTTCACTCAAGGACGATGAAATTGCGAGGCTCCCCGATGTTATTATTAACGCGGACGGCACAACAGATATTTCTTCCGCCATTACAATTAGGCAAAAGACTCAAAATACTTGGGGTCACTAATGGTCACAAGACCAAAATATACTAACGTTGTTAGCAATAATGTTATTGTTGAACCATTAAGTGCCGCAAGTGTTCCTGAAAAATATTTAAAACGGTTCCCTGAAGAAGTTTATAACACTTCTTCCGATTCTAATCTTTTTAAATTAATTTTTACTCTTATTGGTCCTTCTGGCGTTGGTTCTCTCAAAAAAGATTTTTTTAATACTAGACTTCAATTAGAAGCCAATGGTTTTAAAAACATTCAGCTTGAAAAATTTTATGGCAATGTTTTTAAATTTTTTAAAATTCTTGATGAAAATCAAGAAAATATTTCCGGCGAGTCCTTAACTCAAGGCGAATGGGCTAAACTTGAAGTTAAAGATGCCTCTTATAGAAATAGAGCCATTGATTATCTTCATGCCGCCAGACTAGGAAATACGCCCGATGGAATGCGACTTGCAGCAAAAAGCGGTTTGGGTAAAGATGTTGAAATAGTTGAAAACTATCGTTATCTTTTTGATATTCATTCTGACGACCCAATTGGCGAAATTAATTACGGAACAACCGATACCACTTCTGAATTTGTCGTTTTGCCTCATTATGAAACGGATCAATCTTATACTTATTCAATTAAATTTAATACGACTCCAAATTCTGGTTTTTGTTATTTTACAAATAACAATGACACGACTTCTAATATTTTAATTGCCGATCTTACAATTATTGGTATTCAATCCGCTTTGAAAAAAATTGGTTTAACATCAATTGTTCAAGGAGATTCACTTTCTGGATTTTTGATTACTATTCAATCAAAAGAAAACCTTGTTTTTGTCAATCAATTATATGAAAATGGTACAAAAGTTATTGAAACTTTTACAACGGTCATTGGTAATCAAGACACTCAATTAATACAAGATGTTGCAATCAGCAATAGGTACGATGTTGATCTGGCTATAAATTATTTAAAACCAGTTGGAACATTTGTGTCCTACGCACCAAATCAAAGCTCGGTTAAAAGACAAGCTTGGTATTCTGTCATATCTAATGCCAATCAGATTCAAGTTTTAAGGTTTGTTACAGGTTCTCAGTCAATTAATTGGCCAGCAGTGGATAATTTGTATTGGATTGAACCGGGTATTGAAAAAGAAGCTCCTAGGGTTTCTGATGACAATAGGCAACATTATCAACATTTTCATGAGCCTGCAAAGGTTAACGCTTATCGCAAAGAAGATACTAACTCAACTAAGCAGGCTAATTATCGCGTAGGCAACTTTGTTAATTTTCCTTATTCAATTGAATATGATGCAAATGGCATTAATAGTTATCAACCAATTAATGCTCTCTCTCATTCATCTAATATTAAAACAACAAGGACAACTTATGATACCGGCAACAATGTCAGGGTTGGTTTAATTGATGGTGTTTATCCCATTGATTATTTAAATCTTCAAGGGGTGCCTCAGCAAAATTCGGGAAATATTTTTTGGGCATCTGTTGATCGTAAATCAATTTTAGATGATAAAACCGTGGCAACTGATGTGCTAGAAATTGACCTTGGTTCTGTTAAAGTTGTTAACTTTTTAATGTTTGAGACTCTTGCTTTGCCAGTAAATATAAAAATTAAATATGATGCTTTTGATGATCCTAACGGTGAAACAAAAAGTTACTTAAACGTTACTAATGAAGATAATTTTCCTTATGAATATTCATTACATTATGATGCACAAAATCATAATCCTTGGGATCAACTTGAATACCATTTTACTGACTCATTGGGCAACTTAATTTTTACAAGATATATCACTATCGAGTTTACTAGGAAGGATGAGTCTAGCTCGGAAAACCCACTGTTTTACAATAAAAACACTGGCGAGTATACTCCTTGGCCAATAGTTGTTCGTAATTTAAGATTGGGACGAAATGTATAATGGTTGATTTAATTAGTAAAAATTATAGCGGCATCATTATTAATCAAAATCAATATAATGATTCAACTACCGCGCTTACTGTTTCACAATCTTTTTATTTGCCAAATGATTTTAAACGTGGCGGTTACATTCCTAGTCTTACTGGTTTTCAAGTTAAAATCAATACTTCTACTCCTAATACCGCATCTGTCAATTATAGTTTAAGTTGCGATTCAATTACTTTGACTTCTGGAGTTGAATCAAAATGTATTGTTGATTCAAATGGTGACGGTTGGTTTGATATTAGATTCGAATCTGTTGACATTGATAGTTCTTTACTAAACAGTCAATTCACATTAAATCTTAATTTTAGTAATATTATTAAAATTTATAAAAGTTCTTCTGATATCACTTATCGTGTGCTTGCATCAGTTGCCGATAATGGCGTTGACTTTTTGTCAAATAGTTATCGTTCTGTTGTTGTAAATAAAACCGTTGATTCTGTTACAACTCAAGGACAAAACTCTAATTATTGGATGTCTAAACCCAATCCCTCTGAATTTGGTGTTGAAAGTCTTTATTTTGAAGTTGGAGGAAACCCCATTGTAATTGATTCAGTTTATCTTGATCCAGTAACGCCAAATGTTTATTTTCATGTTTACTATTCAAATGACAACCTTAGCGGTTTTACAATGACTGATTTGTACAATTTAGGTTCAATTGGCGATAAATCGGGTTCGCCCATTAATGGTTGGGCTGATGATTACACAATGAATCAACTGCTTGGTCATGTGGATAGCGATGATGATTGGGACAACCTTATGTGGACTCCAGTCAGGCAAACGTTTAAAGCAACTAAAAAACAAAATTACGTTTTTCCTGAACCAATATTTGCTAAATATATAAAAGTTGAGTTTTCTCATTTGCAAGCGCGTAATTATTCAGGCGGTTTATTTCATAAACCGATTAAATATAAAAAACACCCTAAGTGGATTCTTGATTATTTTATGGTTTTTTATAATGCCAAGCGTAATAAAACTTATGATGCTATTATTGGACAAGAAGTATCAATTACTTACGATGCATTAGATTTGGCTTATAATTATTACAAAGATGATATTTTTATTTCTTCAAATGGAATTGATACTGTTGGTTTAGCTAATTATAATGCTCAATATGCAACCAATATTTTAACAAATGTATCAGATTATAATAATTTATCTGGCGACATTTTAAATCAAATTAAATTATCATTTCAAAATTTTGAATCTGACCCAGTAATACAATCTGATAAGTCTACGGTTATTGGTAAAATAGCATCAAGTAGGGCAGCTAGTGATATTAATAGATATGCTGTTGAAAATTCGTTATCGGCAAAAGTAGATACGTCAATTGTTTCTACCCTTGATCGCGAACCTTTAATTTTAGAGAAAAATTTTCCAGTTATGCATTTTTATTTGACTTGTAGACATGGTTATCGTGAAGCCCTTGCAAAGTTTGAACAAAATAAAGCTTACTTTGTTGGCATTAATGAAATTGCATTTCAAAGGGATTTGCATCAGGTTCCTTATGATGCACAACTTTATATTGAAAGCACTGGCGATGATCAAAATGTGGCAGTCAATGATTTTGACACTACGAGTAATGGTTGGGTGATTGCATGATTACTTATAATAATGCTAAAGATAATCAATTAGATATTTTGTCTGAGGATTTTACATCTTCTGATTGGAGTAATTATGTAACTTATGACAACACCACTACTAGTGGCCAATTGTCTAAGTTTCCTACTCAGTCTCGCAAAAACCTTAGATCTTTTGTTCCTGTTAAGGGTCGCGGATTAACAATGCTTGAATTGAACGCCCTTGGTGCTATTGGATATTGGAATAATGACGCGAATCCACCGTCTTCCAGTAATCCTAGTGCAGGTTGGGCTGACAATTATACAATGACTGAACTTTTGACTAATTCTAAAACAACTGAGGGTGAAGTTTGGACTAATGGTACTGTTGCGTATAATGATGCAATAGGTATTAAACAAAATTGTTTAGCAATTGATCTATCAACAAATGCTGTTATTACAACAGAGTCAAGTTTTGATGCGGCAGTTGATTTGACTAATTTTAGTATATCTAATAGTCAAATTGATTTTGCATTTCCTAATTATTCATCTAACCCCATTCAATCTGTTCAAGTAACTTTTTCTTCAGCTAACGCTTTCTCTAGTGAAATAACTTTAAATGTTTTAAACAACAGTAATAAAGCTTCTGTTGATTTGTCTTCAATTCCTTATAATGTTCTTAAAGGGTTAAATAAAATTCAATTAAAAATTACTCGTTCGGGAGCGATTGGTACATTTTATTGTTCTCAAATTATTTGCGTGAGCAAAAATTATGTGTATCCTGTTGTTGATTGGAACACTCAAACTAATCGTTTAACAAAAACAAGTTCTGTTCAAACTATTGGTCTTAGTCCCGGACCAGTAGGTTCAACTGCTACTACTACCATAGAAGCATTGTGGGCAAAATTTCCTCCAATGATTAAAAGTTATGCTGGTATTACTACCGGAACTAATAGTATGATAATCGGCGATTGTAGCAAGGACCCTCAACCAGTAAATATTAATGCTTCAATGATTTTTAATACTGGATTATTACCAACGTCTGGTGATAATCAAATTGGATTGATTTTAAGAGAAACAGGCAACCTTGGTAAAACGCAATCTGCTTTAAACGTATTAACTCAAAATAATATTCCCGGACCATTAACACTATCTCCAAAACTTGCGCCTTCAAATGATAAAACTACTACTCATTTGTATTTTGTTTCTGTTTCTTGGAATTCTACAGGGGCTACAATTAAATTTGAAGATGAGAATCAAACTGGTCGCGCCGTTTATTATAACATTTCAATAACCGGTGGTTTACTTGCTAATACAAATTATGAATTCAATGTTCTTTTAGAAGATAACAAATTTAGGGTTATCATTAATCGTTTAAACAATCAATACAATCAATCAGATGGATTGACAATGAATCAATTATATAATTTAGGTAATATTGGATATTGGGATAATACTACTTCGACCTCCAGTGATTCTAATGCAGGTTGGGCTGATGATTATCAGTTATCTCAAATAAATGGTTACAATGTTATTCATGATACAGGTTGGATTTATGATCCTAAAATTCAAAGGCGCAAAGGTCGTTTTGGTTGGTGGGCCAACCTTCTTGATAACCGATCCTATGTTAGAAAAATTGCAGTCAATTCAGCATCTTATGCAGAGTATGTTTCTAATCCCCTTAAATCAAAAACTCCAGTCAATGGAGTTCAAGTCTTTTCTGAATCAAGCCCTGCTATAAGAAAATTTACTAAGGGTTACGCATTTGGTTCGGGCGCAATTTTATCAAATACAAAGACTGGCGAGTATGTTATTTCAACGGTTACTTCTGGCGATATGGTTCAAGGTTTTTGCACCAATGATTTTACCGTTAACAATTCAAAATTAAAAATTGATTTTAATTTATTTGTTAATAATAAAAATGACATTTCTGCTTATCTTCTGTCAACAGAGAAAGACATTGAAATTCGAATTGATTTGTCTTTGGGCAATATTAAATCTAATCAAATTAATAAAATTAATTTAATTTTAAATAATTTAAAATTTGGTAATTACAAATTGTATGTTGTTCAAGAAACATTGCGTAAAAATCAAATCACTATTAATAATTTAACAATTAACTCTCCTCAGGTTCAATGGAGTGCAAAACCTAATGCTATTGATGATTGGGTTGATTATGATCTTGACAATACAAGCATGAATGAAGGTTTGATGTTTAGTGAGCGTGGCAAAAATCTTCAAATTAAGGGAGTAGCTAAAACTCAATTTGCGTCAATTAAAAAAGTTAAGTCTGTGCCTAAGTATGCCGACCTTGGAGCGTTTCAATGGTCTGATAGTATTAATTCTTTTAGAAATATTACTGACACTCGTTTGAATAAACAATCGTCTGGTTTTTATATTTCTACGTCAGCAGATCCGGTTTCTGACGGCAGCTCTTTGACTAAAATTAAAGTAAGTAAACCTGCTTCAATTACAAGCGCCTCAGGAAACGGAACAACTATTACTTACATCGCCGCCAATAATTTTATTGCGGGCGAAACGATTACTATTACTGATAATTCAAACTCAACTTTAAATTTAACTAGTGCTCTTGTAGCTAGCGCCACTTCAACTCAATTTACGGTAACAAGTTCTGTTACTGTTACTGGTACTGGCGGAATTGCAACCCCTGATCCAAGTTCAATGCTTTATGAGACTAGTGGAAATTCTTTTGATACTTACGGATTAACTGCCGGAATTGTTTATAATTTTCAAGGATATTTAGGAAAACTTTTATCAATTACTAACGCGACGGGAGACAGTTCTACAGTAACCTATACAACAAATAGCAAACATGTATTTCAACCAAACAATTTTGTTACAATATCTGGTTCAGATATAGCGGGTTATAATGGCGTTTTTAAAATTAAATCCGTTCCAACCGAAACCACCTTTACGGTTGAAAATGTTACTACTGGAGACGAAAATTGGACAAATGGCACTGCTGACTTTGCTTATGTTAAGTACCAATGGTTATTTGATGATGGAACCGTTCAAACGGGTAAGTCAATCAGTTACAAATTTAATTATGCGCCTGATGGTACATCATTTACCGCAAATGAAGATGAATATTGTCTTCATACAGTAATTTTAAAAATTTATGTTAATGATAAATTAATTGATGCTGTAACAAGGCGTTTTTATGTTCAAACGCTTTAACCTTCAAGAATGTACATAAAGTCCTTTTTGCTCATTCTTTGGTTAATTGCTTGATCGGCAATAGCTCCCTTAAAGATGGCATCATGATATCCCATTTTGTCAAGAACAACTTTAAGTTTTCTGTCTTCTACTGAGTTTGCCATTAGCAGTGTGTAAAACCTGACGGTTTCAAAATTCGATGTAACTCGGTGAATGCGATTCTCGCGCTGAGTGTATGTAGACCATTTCCATGGCAAATCGTAATGAATGCATACAGAACCAACTTCAAGGTTAATAGAATCTGAGCCTGCATCTGAAGACAAGAACACTTGAATATTTGGATCTGTCTTAAACTTATCCTCTGCTTCTTGTCTTTGCTTTGCCGTGCCGCCATAGTAAACATGAGATACGCCCCACTCGTCAAAGTACTTGCGCAGGTCTGGCATTAATCCATTATTGAATGCAGAGAACACAGTTATCTTTTCGTCAGGGTGCGTTTCTGTAATAAGAGATTTAAGTACCTCTAATTTTGCATGACCGTCATTGGTAAACTTCTCAGGTTGAATGGCATCCATTAACTTGGCTGCAACCTCTGATCCTGATTTGTCAGGCGCACTAGCGCCCAAATCAAATGCCTCTTGCACCGCTGCCTCAAATGCTTCAAATGCAGCGGCAGAATTAAGAACCATCGATGGCATGTTGCAGATCATCTGAAGTATTGTAATAATTGCAAGGATGTTTACATCGTCCGGATCGACCTTGCGAGCTTCTTTGCGCACTGAATCATAAAGACTGCGCTGCTTGTCATTCCAATCAATAAAGTATGGCTCAGATATAACATTAGGAAACATTTTTGCAATGTCCTGATCGTGTTTATCTACCTGATGGACAATGTGAGACGCCTTAAGTCCCATCTTGTCTAGGTTATGCCATGCCGCCGGTTTATTACGATCAAAGTAATCATACCTTGCGACGTATTCATTACGAAAATCTTTGACGGTTCCGTAAACGTCTGGGTCAATAATCCTAATGCAGTTGAAAAAATCTTCTGGATTGTTTTCAATTGGTGTTGCTGACAGCATGTATTGCCGTAGCTCAGCCCGCTCTTTATCTTTCGATACTTGCGGGGGTGGTGTCGTATAAAGACACTCAATTACACCTTTATAGTTTTGGGACGATCTAGTTTTTAGTTTAGTTGGCATCTCATCCCAAATGATAAAGACGCGCTTGCCTCCGATTATGTTCTTCAGTTCTTCTGTGTCTACTCTAAATTTCTCGTAATTGAGAATGAGTACGGCTTTGTCAGAAGAGACCTCTGAATAAAGTTTTTCCCTTTTAGCTCTATTGCCCCGAATGACGGTTGAATCAATTCCTACAAGCCTTTCTAGGCTTCTCTGAGTGTTAATAGTGTTGTGGCTCTTTACCACAAACAATGCTAAGTCAAAATTGTCTTGATCGTAGTGGTATTTGAGCAATGCTGAGGCAATAACAGTTTTGCCTGTTCCGGTAGACCATTCAACTACTCCGCCCTTAAGATTTTTAAGAAAGTTGAATCCTTGAACCTGAAAAGGAAGGAAGCCGTTGATCGTATTATCAAATGGCGATTCAATCTTAACTTCGGGTACATTATCTAATGATAAATACTGATCAATGTTTGGAGTTGGATCTTGTGTCCAAACTACTTCTTTGTTTAGATCTTTGCAAAGAGCAAGAAACCCATCGATCCTTGCTGTTGATACAGACCTGTACCTGCCAATGTATTCATCGACTTCATAAAAGAAGGATTCATCAAAAGCATTAACGAGCCATTGATCTACAAAATCAGGATGAGGGTCAAGGATTACAAAATTGCTTCTGTGATCCTCGCCCTTCTCATCAAGTTCAAATAGTAATTCGGATGTAAGTAGTTTCATTGCTCTTGTTTAGCAGCAGGCAAACCCGGAGTCTGCAACAGTTCTTTGGTTCGACCAAGAATCCTTTCCCACATCTCTGGAGGAGCAACTTCTCTAATAGCCTGCATGAAAGCATTGAACTGAGTTCTAATCTCATCAAGGGCTGCGCCTTCTGTGCCAGAGTCCATCTTTTCCTTAAGCTGAATCAGTGTAGCAACATCCTTAACTTCAACTGGAACATCGCCATTGAGAAGAGCTTCAAAGCCTTTCTGAATAGCTACATCAATATATACTCGCCTAGCAATAGCTCCATTAATGCCTTCTTCAACATTAGCCTGAGCTTCTTCTGCTTCGGCAGCAATAATCTGGCGAATAGCAGCCTCTTCATAATTCAAATGGTTCTTAGCATGACGACCAATAGATTGACGATTAATATCAAAAATCCTACTAATCTCAGAATAACTAGTGCCAAGCGCAATCATTCGATCAATGGCTTTAGAAAAATCACTAGAGCAAACATTACATCTAGGATCTCTGTGATGCACAGGGGTCTTAACTACAACCTTTTCAGGCTTGTTGTTATCAAATTGTGGTTTATTAAATTGAGGCATAATTTAATACCGCGTAACACTAGCGATAGTATGAGGCTCCATTAGATTTACGTTGTTCGGGACTGTTAACCTTACGACCATCTGGGTGAGTTCTATTGTAAATTCCTGCAACGATAGACGGATCTGGCGTTCCAATAGTAGTGTAAATTTCTCTACGACGCCTTTGATGAAGATGCTCTTCAAAAAGGATTGGAGCATCGCCCTTGATTCCCTTGACCTTGCCTTCGCCCTGATACCACTTGTGACCATTCTTGCATTCAAACTCAGGAAAGTCAATGATTAACTCATTGCCCTCTTCGTCTGCAACACTTTGAGAGGTCGGATTAAAATTACCTGTCTCCTTGCCCTGCTCTTCGCATTCACGACAAATTTCATTCTTAGCGTCTTCTCTAAGAAAATCATCGGCTAATTGATTAAGTTGAGTATTGGTGTACTTACGATTGTCTTCGTATTCAAGACCCTCTTCGTAATTATTCCATCGACTATGCCACGCCATTTTCAACTCTTTCCTCAGCAAAGTACTCTTCTGCTAATTGCATCATAGCTTGCTCTACATATTGGCCAACTGAAACAGTAGTAATACCCATGATGTCAGCCACATCCTTTTGTTTCTTGTCTAAAATGACGTTGTAGTAAACAGCTTCACGCTTACGAGCAGAAAGTGTTTCTAGTCCGTGGTCTAAATCCCATAATGAAATGCTAATGGTTTCTTTACTCTTAGTGCCATCATCATTGTACACCCAGTACGAATGCTCAATGACATGGGTTCCTTGACTTGCGTATAATTCTTTAAAAGTATAATAGTGTCTATATACTTCTCTTAATACCCGATGCTTTGGAATTGGTTCACTTAGTTCTTTTTTCAATTTTATATCCTAATGCTGTAAGGCCAACTGCGAATGCATCGCAATGATCGAACACTTTCTTCCACTCTGGTTTAAACCGTTCTGTGGACGGAAGAAGCTCAATGACGCCGTTTCTAACAGCGACTTTTGTAGCCTTTCCACTACCGCCAATGTTCTTTTTAACTGTTGATGCTGCAATTTGCTTGATTTCAATACCACTTTGAATGGCTACCACTTGCACCGCAGTAATTGCAGTCATGGCTTTTTGTCTGTGAATAAGATTTCCAATGTTTCCTCCGGTTGGAGGAACAATTTCATTAGCTATTATATCAGGTTTAAATAATTTAATCAAATCATTCGCAGTATGCGCCCAATACTCAATAATCCTAAGTTTGTGATCTTGATAAGTCTCTCCATCGTTTTTTAAAACACCTTTAATACCAGATGTTGGAAAAGACTCATCCCCTGAAAAAACTTCCTTGGGTCCAGCTTCAAGTAAAGCATATCCCATGCGATCAGCGCCGGGATCAAATGCTAAAACTCTCACAAAGACCCTCTAATGGGAAGTTCCCAATTCTCAGATGGATCCGGAATATTTCCACTATCCAAACAATCACTGACGTAATGCCACTTTTCATAAATGGTATCAATTAACGGTTGGTTTCGATTAAAAATGAATTCTTTAAACTCATGTGGAGAATCCTTGTTGATACAAAGAACAATCGTCTGTTCAAGATCAAAGAAGTCCATATAGATATTCATTTGAGATTCATACTTAGCTGCTGACCAATCTGGCAATGTTGAACGCTTAAAATCAAAGCTACCCATTGTCTTAAAGTCAACAAGAAACTCGCCTTGACCGGGGATGCTAATTGGAGCAACATCAGCAGATCCTCTGCACCAGTGATAAGCCTTTGGTTTGCCGTTCTCTTCCGCCCAAACCTTTTGACCGGGGCGTTCAATTGCATCTGCATCGGCGTACCCAAGTTGATTAACTACAATCTCTTGTAGATAACCATGCCAAAAGTGACCAACTTGAAAAGTCTTTCTAAGACCTGCACCAATAGGATCGCGCTCAGTTGCTCCAGTAGCCTTATCAAACAGCTCTCTAGGGCTTAATGTGCAATCTCCAGATGGATGCCAAGCATTATCACCTTTCTTTGATTCATAATTGTACGTCCATTCAAAATCGCCCTTTTGTTCAATAATGCGATCAAGGTGAACTGCAAGCTTTGTCTTAGTAACAAGCTTACGAGCCATGCTGTGTTTTGTAAGTTTAATTGCCATATGATTCCGTATCATCAGCGACCCTACGAACTACCAGATCAATAAATCCTTTACTGTCTGCTAGTCGTGAGTCTGGTTTATAAAAACGAAGAGCAAGGGCTGGTTCTAAACCTGCCGCCCAAGCTTCGTCTGCAATCTTTTCCATCCTAGTTACTAGTGTTGTTTTGGCAGGTTTCTCAGCATCCCCAGTTGTCTTGCACTCAAAGAGTACACCGCCAACTCTAGCGCTGCCGACCTTGACATCGCCAGCATCATGATCCGCTGCACCTGAACTTGGGGATCTACGACCCTGATAACACTTTGCAATAAACTCTTCATGTTCTACTGACCTTGCTTTATTAGTTCCTTTACGAGCCATCTTCGATAGCGCCTTCTGCTGGCTTTACATTGTCGATTGGCCCAGTTTCCTTAATCATTGCTTCAAGTACTTCTTGACGCAACTGCTCTTGGATCTTAGGGTTATTCATGACAAACTCACCAACGGCAGCTTTGCCTTGAATCTGATTCTTCTCTCCGGGAAATGAAGGGTGCCTATACCAAGCGCCTGCTGGTTGAATACAACCAAGCCTAGTAGCCACATCAATAATGTCTGCGCCCTTATCAATACCAACTTCATGAATTGGCGTAGTCATCTTGTAGTAATCAAACTCTGCTGTACGCCTTGACCCTTCGCTGAACTTGTTACGAAGAATAGTGGCCTTAAGCCTATGACCGACTTCTACATCTTCTTTGCCAATCTTTTCACGATAATACTCGGCAGCCTTAAGTTGAACACGAATGCTGCAAGTGTGTTTTAGAGCGTGACCGCCGGGAGAATCAACAACACCCGGCATACGAGAATTCATCTTGTCTCTGATTTGATTAATAAACATGATCGATACGTTGTTCTTCCATGCTGGTTGAAGAACATTATGTACACCCCAAGTGATAAGACCAGAGCGACCACCCTGAGCGGGTTTGCCATCAATCTCTGCCTCTGACTCACGAAGCAATGCGCCTACTGAATCAAAAAGAACAAATCCTACTCCGGGTGTATTTACAATTTGAGCGAGCATATTGAATGCATCTTGCCCATTATCAGGACGAGCAATAGCAAGGTCGTCTGTATTGACTCCGTGCTTCCTTGCCCACTCTTCATCAAATCCGGGTTCTACAGCAACGATGGCACAAAACTTGCCCATCTTTTGTGCATTGGCAATAGCATTAAGACCAATCACTGACGACTTGCCAATATCCGGCGGACCAAATACTTCGATGAGATGACCTACTGGCCACCCTCCTACTCCAAGAGAGTAATCAAGGCTCAATGAACCAGTTGGGATTACATCAAGGGGCCACTTGGTACTTCCAATTGATCCAGCTTTTTCTCCGTATTTCTTTTGAAGGCTTGCTGCTAGATCTTGTGCTTTTTTAGTATTTTCTGTCATTTATTTCCTTAGAAGTTCTGCATTATTAAATTTAACACCTCTGGCGGTTTTTGTCAAGTTAAATACGCCAACCGTCATTTCCTTGCGCATAAACTTGTACCTACTCCAATCGTTTGGAAAGATAACAAATTCTACCGCATCTCCTTGATACTCAATGGTAATAATTCCCATTGGCTTACTATCCTTCTTTGTCAATTTCTCAACTACACTTGTGATTGTACCGGGAATAGTTACGCTTTCATCTTCTTGACTGTATTCAAGATCTGCATAGCTATCGCATTCGTCAATGATTTCTTGATGCGCTTGCAAAATCTCATGACTTTCATCCGTAAGGATCACTCCCAACAATTGACGCTCTAACCTTTGTTTCTCTGACAAAAGGATATCTCTATCTTCATAATTATCCCATGCGCCAGCATCGTAAAGGGTGGGCAACCTGTTAGACATGATTGTTTGTTTAGGCGACCTTGTTTTAAATGGCTCGCCCTTCTTCTTTGCTTCCTGCTTTGCCCATTCCCAAAGATCCTGTTCATGGCTAATAGCCTCTGACAACTTTTCAGGAGACGAAATATCATACTTTTGCCTAAGCTCTACAATCTTGTTTGCAGCACCAGCGCCAACACCATTAACATCAGAGAATCCAAAGAGAATCTGATCGTCAATGACCGCAATTGTTGCTTCAGATTTAAGAATATCTGGAGGCATCACATTGATACCCATTCTGCGACCCTCTGCAACGTAATTTCCGGCGGCATCTGAGTTAGTTCGGATGCAAGCCATCAAGAACTCCGCTGGGGCGGTGTATTTAGCGTACAGCGTCCTGAATGCAATAACGGCGTAAGCAATAGCATGAGACTTGTTAAATGAATATTTAGCAAAATCCTCTAACTTGTTCCAAATAACGTCTAGCGCAATTTGATCAACTCCACTCTCAAGCGCAACCTTTACAAATCCGCGATCCTTCCACTCGCCTTCGCCGTTGTATAGCGCAAGCATCTGCTCTGGCTTCTTCTTACCAAGAATCTTACGAACGGCATCAGACTCAGAAAGCGAATACCCAAGTTTGTTAAAGAAAGCAATTACCTGCTCCTGATACAAAAACCAACCATAGGTAGGTTCAAGGATATCTTCAAGAATCGGATGATCGTATGCCACTTCCTCTTCGCCATTACGACGACGAATGAATGAATCAGGCGCACCGGAGCGAATAGGGCCGGGACGGTTAAGTGACACGATAATTCCAAGATCTTCAATTGAGCGTGGCTTGAATCCCTTGCACAATTGACGAGCGTATCCATTTTCAATTTGGAATACACCTAGAGTCAAACCCTGATCAAGCATTTCCCACATTTCCTCTGGGCCATCATCAAGGTTAGACCAATCAATCACGTTACCGGATTCATTCTCCCACTCCTGCAAAGTGTCAAGGTTACGAAGGCCAAGCAGATCCTGTTTAACAAACATTCTTTTATCAACGTCTGTCATTGGGAAGCAAGTGACCTGCACTTCTTGCTTTGCATTCCACATACAAGGAAGTTCATCATTAAGTGCAACATCAGATACGACTACGCCAGATGGATGAACGCCATACCCTGAGATACGAGATGTAATTGTTTCAACAATGTCAAGCCAATAACGACGGCGATCATTATCTGCCCATGCAAGCACTTCGTCACCGACATGATCCATAACATAAACGGTCTTGCCGGGATCAACATCTTCTGACCAACCAATTGAATCAGATCCAAGGATGTCGATGTCTGGAACCTTGTCCACGATTTTCTTAAGGTCTTCTTTTTCTTCATAAGAAATGTTACAAGCCTTGTAAGTGCGATCAAGTGCAGCCTTTGGTTTAAGTCTAGTAATCGTACCAATTGTTCTTACGTTCTCTCCGCCCCAACGATCCATAAGGTATTGACCAACGCGCTTACGGTCGGCAACAGGAAAGTCATTATCAATATCGGGGTAGCCATCTTCACGACCGGGATTATAAAACCGTTCAAAGATCAATCCATACTTAAGCGGATCAATGTCTGTAATGCCAAGTGCATATGACACAATCGCGCCTGCGGCAGAACCACGACCGGGGCCACGTTTAATGTTATTCTTATTACAAAACTCGCAGAAATCCCACGCTTGTAGGAAATAATGCTCAAGGCCCGCGTCAATGAATACCTCCATTTCACGGCTAGCCCTTTCCCAAACCTCTGTTGGTGCATCTACTCCGTAACGACGTTCAAGACCTTCTTCAACAAGATCAAAGAACAACTCTGCTGCTGACCCTTCATCCTGAGTCCATGGACAGTCCTTAGGAATAAATGTAGGCAGATGACGCTTTACCTCTGGTAGTTGAGCGTTGCATTTGTCAGCAAGCTCCTGTGAGTTTCTAAGCGCCTCATCTACGACTGACTCGGGAAGATATGACAAGGATGCACGAATTTGAGCTTCATCTTGAATGTAAAGACTCTTTGGATGCCACATCTTACGATCTTCTGTCGGCATGTAAACACTCTCGCCAGTTTGCATAGCAACAAACGCATCATGAAGTTCATACTGATCTGGACTAGCAAAGTGAGCGTCCGTTGCATAAATAAGCGGAATGCCTCTTTCCTGCGCAAGACTAACAAGAATAGTATTAAGGGCCATATGCTCATCGCCGGGATAAGTATGAATCTCAATGTAAAAATTATCGCCAAAAATATCAAGGTATTTGTTAAGCGGTTCATAAGGATCGCTGTGCATAATGCCCTGAGCAATCAATCCTTGAATACAAGCAGAGGTTGCAAAAAGACCCTCGCTGCGATGCTTAAGCATATCCCAATTGACACGACCAACAAATCTATAATTAGTTGATGCGTCATCAACTAGTCGCCACAGGTTACGCAAACCTTCATCAGTCATCGCACCAGCAATAAAGTGCGACTGATCGCGTTCATGCTTTCCAAACTCTGTTTTAACACCATGATAAAGCTCGCAACCAAAGACGGGCTTGATATCAAACTCGGCCATTGTCTTTGCAAACTCAAGATGACCACTTACTGTGCCGTGATCTGTAATGCCGCAACAATTGCATCCAATGTCTTTGCATCGAATTGCAATTTCTCTAGCTGTAGCTAGACCGTCAGAGTGCGGAATACTCGCTATGATTATGAATCGGTGCAAAGTTCATTCCCCCACCACCTCCTTAGTGTCACTTACGACACGGTTAAAATTCATGTTAGTTATTTTCTTCAATCATATGTTCATGAGCCATTATACCAATAATGACTCCTAAAATAAAACCACCTTCTTGGCCGTGACCATGCTTCCTTTGAATCCAATCCATCATTGATGGTACGGAAGAATCGTCAAGACCAATTGACTCTAGCATAATCTCTAGAGCATCAAGTTTATTCTCTAAATCTTCCTTAGCATGGACCGCACCGAAATCATCGATGCGATCCATGGCAAAAAGGAGATTCGATTTATGAATTGCCATTGGCGTTGCTAGCAGCCATATTCTTGCGAAGACGATCAAACGCTTCGCGGCTCGCTTCTACACCAGAGGTAGTAGAAATGGGAGCGGGCTTACCAACAACGGCAGCGACCTTAGGCTTATTAGGCTTACGGCCTCCGCCACCAAAACGCTGCTCAATATGCTCAATGGGTCCTACAAGCTCTTCATAACGAGCTTTATCTGAAAGCTCATTAAGGCGCTTATCCATAAGAATCTGCCCCACAAGCTGTGCTGCCTCAATATCGCCCTTGGCAACAAGCTCGCCCTTGACCTCATCAAGTTCATCTGAAATGTAAGTGATTCCATCAAGATTATTAAAAAGTCCTGATAGATCAACTTCCATATTTGGGAACTGAACAAAGTTGTAGCGAGAATTTACGTCCTTACCAATACGAACAACTTCAAGCGGGAGATCGCATAGCGGTCCCTGTGACTCATCAATTGAACCAAGCGGCGACCACATAAGGGCTGCCGACTGTGCAATTAGACCAATAAGGGGCTGACCAACTTCTTCAGTTCCATCATCAGTTTTACGAGTAAAGCTATCTGTCTTAACAGAAAACCTTACGGGCTTCTTACGACCATTAATTGTCTCAAACTCAGGTTCAAGTTCAAGAGCTACACCAATGCAGCGAGTACGAGGCTTATTGCCAAGACGATCCTCAAGATCATCATAGCTTTCACTTCCTGCAAGGGGATCCTTGCGGGATACAAATGATTCATACTTAGTGTATGTTTCACCGTTTGCCTTCTCTGCGGTTCCTACAGGAATAAACTCATGCAGATCTGCAACAACTACGCCATTAGGATCGTCTCCATCAAAGCTAGAGAGAACCAAAATGTACTTCTTTTCGCCATCTTCGCGCCAGCGGATCTCGGGGGCAAAACCCCTAAGCTTTGTTCCACCCTTGCGTTGGGCTGCCTGCTCTACTGCACCAAGGCCCCTGCGGGGCTGATAATTCGGCATATTATTTCCTTTGTGTATGGCCTACAATGAGGCTCTTTGCCAATTACAATTGTAAATATATCATACTTCTTTGTCAGATTCAAGTGAGTCTGACAAAGAAAGTTTTTCTGCATCTGAAAGTTGCTGCATAGATGTTTTACCTACACGCCGAAGTGTAGCAGAAATCACTTTATGATTTTCTGGGGATAAAACTTCTGTCTTTTCAGTGCCTGTATATTTACGCATTGTACATATTATCCTAGAGAACATTAGAATAAACAGGGTTATTATAAAGCCAAATTGCTATATCTGGGTTTTCAACCATCTTTGTTTCTCCAATGTCATCCTCCCAAACTACTTCCATTTCCATTACCGGAATATATCTTTCTAAGTTTGCAATAAGGTCGTCGTGCCATTTCCAACCGGCGTCATCATTGTCTCTAGCAAGAATAATTCCTTGTTGAAAACCCCTTAAAATTTTGATTTGCTCTTTGCTTACTGTTGCGCCAAACGTGGCAATTGCGGGAATGCCCAAAGAGGCTAGATAGAGCACTGTAGGCACTGATTCTACAACCACAATCGGTTGATTTGCATTAGCGACTTGATCAAACCCATAGATAGTCGGCTTCTTGGGAAAGTCGCCAGTATTAGTGTATTTAGGTACCCACTTAGGGCGCTCGCCAATCCAACGATTTTGCCAACCTACCAATTTGCCTTGCCAAAAATGCGGCAAAACAATAGATGTAGATTCAAAAGTTTGATCTTTATTTGATCTTACTGTTTTGGTATTTACACCCAAATGATATTCAAGTCGAACATCGTCGGTAATACCTCTTTCGGTAAACCACTCATGATCTTGCCCCTCCCATTGCTTTAACACATTTTTATTAAACCAAGGCAGGCTAGGTTTTTCCTCCACTGCTTTATCAGTCAACATTCGACTAATTTCTTCAAGAAAACCCT